CGCACAGAAGCCCAATTTGAGGGCGGCTTGCGTCAAACACGCGTTGAATACGCTCTGTTGGGTTATAAGGGTCCGGAGTTCTATGACACCGGTATCATTTATTGCCCATACATTCCAGTAATGGTACAGCGTACAATTGGCCCGAACGACTTCAGTCCTCGTGTTGGCTTGCTAACACGTTATGGCGTTGTCGATAATATCTTCGGCGCTAATCTGTATTACCACACCATTCTGTTGAGTGGACTCGGTCAAGGATTTACACCTGCGACAACGTCGGTGTACTTCTAAGCGAATCTCGGTAGAGACAAAAAAATTTCCAGTATGTCCTGGTTTAAAAGAGGCCCGCAAGGGCCTCTTTTTTTGGTTAAAAATATAAAAAAAGACTAGTTTAACTAGCTGTGAACAGTGGAATATACAGTGTTTGCCCGTTCAATAACACAGGGATCCCTGAGGTTGATACCGTTAGAGTAAGCCCGGTTACCACTCCCGTTGCAGAATTAGGAAAGTTGTAGGTGGTATCAATCAAGTTGGCAAAATCTGAACCGGTGGGAGTGTCTCCGGATTCAAATGCTGCTTTCAAGGTGGATACAGGTATAATGGCCATATTGATTATTTATATATTTCATGCTAAGTAATACATTAATGATTATTGACTATATAGTAGCTCCCTACAAACATTTTTATAAAGACATCTTTTGTAATGAATTCAATGCAAAGCTCATCGATCCTTGTAAGAGTGATGAAATAAACAGTATGTCACCTGATGCAAACAAAATATTTTTATTTGCGGAACGTAATAGTTTACAATATATATTAAAAGCAAACGGCAAGGGAAAAAATATTATATTTTTCAGACGGCATGAACTTTATGATAATTTACAGTCACTAATTATTCAATCAAAACATAAGTTTACAAAAGTATATACTTTAAATAATTTTTTACAAAATAAATTAAAAATAAAATATAATATAGATTCAGAGATTGAAAAAAATTATATTGATGAACGCTTATGGGATTTTAAGACAAGGCAACCTGGAAATAAAATTGCGTGGGTTGGTGAGCTAAAAGATAGAAAAGCACCAGACTTCTTGATAGAGGTGGCAAATCATTTTAAAGCCTATGAGTTTCACTGCGCCATATCGCCTGGTCCTTCGAAAGAGCTTTATTTAGATTTTATAAAACACTATGATCTAAAGAATATAACTCTCCATGAAAACATTAAAACACAGGAACAAATGAATACTTTTTTAAACGATAAAAATTACTTGATAACAACATCAATATCTGAAGGTCTACCAAATTGTGTTTTAGAGGCACTAGTAAAAGGTATAAAACCTATTGTTAGAAATTACCCAGGCTGTGTTTTTGAGAAATTTTCATATAATTCTTTAAGAGAAATAGAAAAACATTTAAACTCCACTTATAATTCAAACTTATACCGAAAATTAATAGAAGAAAATTATGGATTGAACCAATTTTTATTATTTAAAAACAAAATATTGAGTTATGAAATTTAAAGATATATTTAAATTTGAAGAAGAAATATCAAAATTTACAGGAGCTCCATATGTAATTACGACATGCTCATGTACACAGGCCTTAGAACTATGTTTTAGAGTTTTAAATCCAAGTTTTGTTAAATTTACTTGTTTTACTTATGTTGGTATACCAATGTTATTAAAAAACTTAAATGTATCATTTAATCTAATATTCGAAAAATGGAGCGGAATGTATAAATTTCACAATACAAGCATATGGGATAGTGCTAGAAAATTTACTCCTAATATGTATATTCCTGATAGCTATATTTGCTTAAGTTTTGGCGAGAATAAACCGTTAGATTTAGGTCGAGGCGGGGCAATTTTGCTCGATAATGAGGAAAAATACAAACAGCTTAATAAATTAAGATTTGACGGTAGAAATATTAATAATAAAACAATAGAAAAAGAACAACAAATATATTTTGACATTGGATATCATTATAAACTTAATAATAGAGAATGTATAAATGGTCTTTTGAAGTTAAAAGAATATATCACAGTAGGTGAATACTACACCCCTATAGTTAATTATAGAGATTGCAGAAAAATGATAATTAAAGATATAAACCCACTATACAGAGAAATCATATGATTTATGTATTTTCATATCAAAAATATGAGGACAAGCGGTTTTAGTGCATTGAACTGGTCGATTATTAAGCTTAATTCTTAAATTTGGTGTCTCATGCAAATTACCAAAATACTTCATTCCACAACAGGCCCCATATATCGAGCCGCTTTCTTTTATATTTAAAGCGTTCTTACCAGCATGACAAAAAATTTTATTAAAGTTATGATAATTATTTACAAGTATTTCCTGAGCATCTAAATTGGTTTTTCTACCATCAAACCATTCTACCACTATATGATCAGTTTTTACAGCAAATTTTTTATTTGAAGGATTATTTTTTATAAAATTAATTTGATCTTCTGTGTATGTGTTGATAAAATATTTTTTATTAATATTAATATCTAAAATTCCTTTATTGTTAACGGTTATATTATCCATTTTAAAAAAATAATTAGAAGCCTCTACAGCTTTATCCCAATATTCCGGATCCATTAATACATGTAGTTCAACAAATTTATTTTTTTTAAGAAAAAGATTAATTATTTTCTCAAAATGATCTATGTTTGCATATCTAGGATGAAAACTTGGGTATAATATATCCATAGTATCTGATACTCTATCCCAAAAATCAAAATTATTTCCTAAATTGGTGTTCATAGCTACTAGAAAATTGAGAGATTTGAGACACTTAATAACATCTTCTACGCCTTTATAGAAACTGGGTTCACCGCCTGTTATAGTAATCTTTCTTTGTGCTTTTTGCTGAATTACAGGATTGTCTACTACAAGATTATTAAAAAAATTAATATAAGTTTCGGGTAAAATCCCAGGAAACCTACCTTCATAAAAGTTTGGATGACAGTATTTGCATCTCTGATTACATTTAGTATTAATAACAAAATTAATTCCAAATATATCATTAGATATACTTTTAATTACTGGAAAATTAGGCGGCTGTTGCATACTCACATTTCCAGCATAAAGTTTTAGCTGTATTATCTGACATTGATTTAATAATATATTTATATACATCAGAATTATGAAGATCTTCATAATCTTGAGTTAAAAGATTTCCCAATTTATACTCCAGCTTCCAATCCATACAACATAATACAACATCACCGTTTGGTAGTAAAACATTTTGTGTTGTTCTGTTTTTAGAGCATTTAATTTTTTCTAAATGAGTATGGTTAATTTTATGCTCATATTCTAAATGACCGGCTCTACCAGTCCATTTATTATAATCTAGGGAAAGATAACTTATATTTGCTAAATTTCTAGTAAATTTTAGTTTAGGATTTATTTTTTTACCAAAAATTACTATTGAATCACTAGGTATTAACGAGCTTATGACTCTCTCTACATTATTAATATAATTCTCATCAACAACTATATTCATATTGTTATTGTCTGCTGGTAGATGTAGTATTACTTTATCATACAGTCTTTTTCTTACAATAAGAGAATTAATATTATCGCTACTAGCTTTGTAGAGGGTGGTGGATATTTTTGTATAAAAATTTTTATCTTTTGCGTACGCGGCCATTTTATAGCAGTCTGTATTAAAAAAAGGTTCTGAAAACCCTGTAAAGTGAAGGTTAATATCTTTGGGAAGCTTATCTATTATATGCTTAAAGTTTTCAAATGATAATTTTTTTTGCTTAGAATTATAAGCTTTTACAAAAACGTCTTGCGGACAGTAAGAGCAGTTTATACCACACCCTGTAACTGTTGTTATTTCTAATCCTCGCATAAATTATTATTAATTATGGCTAAAGACGTTATAATGCTAGCTATTACCCGGAGATGTGGGTCGACAATGTTAAGATCTGTACTGCAACAAAATAACAATATAGTGGTTGAAAATGAAGTCTTTAGACCGTTTATTAATTTAAGTATAGACAAGAAAAAAGAGGCTTATACCAGTACTGTACAAAACATTATACTTCGTATCGACGAATTAGGTGAAAAAACTTGCTATCTCTATACAGTTAGTGCAGAAGATATAATTAATTTAGAAAATTTTAATTTAATTAATCTTATTTTACCTACTAAGATACTTTTTTTATATAGAGAAAATATTTTAGAGCAATACAGCTCAAATGAGTTAGCAAAAATCTTTAATTCTTTTAATGATACTAAAGAAATTAAAAAATTAAAGTCTAGTAAAAGACTTTTTTTTAACAATCTTTTGTTTAATAATTATATCTTTAATATGAGAAGAGCTATTATGACTATAATAAATTTTATTAAAAAACATAAAATAAATTATCAAGTATATGAGTATAACTCTATCAATAAAAATTTAAAAAAAATTTTTAATTTTATAGGTTTAGAGTATAAAAATGAAGTTCCAAAAACAATTAAAAGCGAAACAAGAAATTTAAAAGATATTTTTATAAACTTTAGTAATATAAAGACTGATTATAAGATAGACTTAACTAGAGCATTTCAAGATATTTTGTGATTATATTTTTATTATAGACAGCTGCGTCTTCTTTAAATTTTTTTACCTGTTTGCAGAAATTATTATAGTCAAAGCTATTTAAATCTAGTTTATTATCTAAACTTAAATGCGGCAAATTATAGGGTGTCATAAATTTTGAATAGCATATTAAAGGTATTTCTAAGGATATACTATGAGTATATGTCTCGCTAATTTTAGTATCAATATATTCATTATTAGTATAAGGTAATAATAAAAATTTTTGACGGCTCAGCAAATCAAACAGCTCTACATGAGACAAATCTTGATAAGAATTGTCAGATAAGTTTTTACTTCCTCTACCTATAAATGTCATCGGCAAAGAAAGCTTGTGCCTAAGATTTTCTACAAGATTTAAGTCAGCTCCTTTATTTAAGAAATTACAGGTTACTCCTATAGATTCCGTCTTAAGAGAATTTACTGCAAATGGATACTCAACTTGCAAAAAATAATTATCACTGTAGGGTGATTCATAGATACCGTTAGCTAAATTCAAGCTTTTAGGAAAAAACTTTTGTGTAATATTATTCGTTTTTAATGGTCGATGATTAATAAAAATTAATTTATTATTTTTAAGAGTAGGTGATGAGAAATTAGGTACATAATCCTGTTCTTTTTCTGTCACTACAAAACACATATCGTATTTTTCATAATCAGATACTTTAAGGTTATATTTTTCGCATAAGCCTCTAAAATTAAACCTATTATTAAGTATTTTAAAAGAGACATCTACCCCTAAATCATTTAATATTTTGTATAAACAGAGCCCGGTTGCGTTATGATAACCAGTATTAATAACAATACCAATCATTAAATAGTTTCCTTAAATTTAAGAAATGCCTCTGCATCTTTTTTTAGACTACTAAATTCAGGTTTTATTTTGAGTATATTGTTTTCTTTGAATAGCATTTGCTGGGGATCAAAATTATTTTGCTCATACAATTTATATCTATTAATATAGTTTCGTCTCCACAACTCCCCATGATATCTATGAATTACGGTTCCTTGGATAAAAGAACTTTTAAGATCTCTACACATTTTATAATATTCTTGAATAGTATTACAGTGACCTTGTGAAAAAGGGTAAAAAGGTAGTTTTCGTGTAGATGGCTCAATGTCTTGGAACAAAGGAATAGGTGATTGTGTAAAACAACTAGACATAACACCATCGCTTGTACCAAAAATATTATACTCATAAAGTCCTTTTAAATGTAAAAACGTTTTCTTTGTCATTCCCCATGCAAACCCGCAATGCCCATAAATTGTGTTGCAAGTTTTTTTTGTGGATACATACCCAGGCTGTTTCTGTATTAATATTGAGTGCTTATTTTCATGAAACGTCATATCAAAGGGCTGAATTATATCAAAACCTTCATTTAATTTATCTATAGCCTTGTTATACCAATCCTTATCAATAAACTCTACATCATAATCTACCCAAAAAACGTAATCTGTCTCTTCAATCCATTGACTAATTAAATTGTTAAGGAGGTTTTCCTTAATAAAAATTATATTATTAAGATCGCTATATTCTATAACCTTACATTTCGGGTAGGTTGATGTAAACTTATTTAGTAATTGCTCTCTGTAAGGGTTTTTAAAAAAATTAAAATGACATGTAAATATCATTAACCTTGAGCTTCAAGCCAGCTTATTTTAGCCAACGTTCTATTGCTTAAACTGCTAGTAAATGGTCTAGCAAAAACTGTTAATATGTCTGGACCATCAGGATAAACTCGATCTCCCCCAAGAATAGAATTTCCAAGATTTCTAATTATACTTATAGGATATTGTGTGACCTGGTTTCTTCCTACCTCTTGTTCTCCGGCGAGAAACCCGAATACCACAACTCCACCACTAATTGGAGCTACATTACTAGGCAAGGAGTGATCCATATATTGTGAAATACTACCGTTACCGGCCGGTAACCATTTTGAGGACTGTGCCCAAAGAGGTGAGTCTGCATTTACTTTCACGGTAATACTTACAGCTTGTCTGGTGACTATCTGAATATCATTTAATGTTATAATTGACCTGTTGATAAGGTTTCTTATGCCCAGTGGTGACCCCAACCCATAATCTGCTGCAGGTGCAAGTCTAATGGATACCAAAGGAACATCTATCAAGGTAGACTCGGGAAATGCAAACGCCGACATGGAAGCTGTAAACAAATAAGATTTATCCTCAGTAAATAATCCATCCATAATAACAGAAGTACCCCAATGAGAAAGAGCAGGGGAGCAGTTATTATTAATTGAAAAAATGTTTGTATATGTGTTGTTTGTGTAAAGGTTAATATCTCCAGGAGAAGCGAGACCCCCTACATTACGGTTTTTTATCTCAAGAACTTGTTCTCCTGAAGGTTTTGTGGCTACTTTAGAGTAATGAATATATTCAGATCCTAATAAAAGTCTCCCTGAACTGGGTATCATAAAAGTTGCAGAAGGACTAACTGATATGGTAGAAGCAGTACTTACTAAAGTTTGTATAGAAGGTATTTCCCTTACATAAGGAATACTGTTGTTAGGTAGAGTAAAAACTTTATAATAATCATTTTCTGTTTCTTTTATATCTTTTTGTATGGTATGGTTAAGATAAAAGGAAGAGACTGTAAATGTTGATGTAGTTAAGGATGATGTAGGTGGAGAAAATCCTTCAGGGTCATATACGGTAGCGCCAAATACACCTCTTATTTCATCTATAAGAACCATAGAATTACAAAAATTTTCACCGGAACTTCCGTACATGTAAGGGTACCCGCCAAAATTAATAGGGTTGTAACCGCTAAAAGTATAAACAGATATATCATTCGTTTTGGTTATTACAGGAACTCCATCTACAAAAACCTTAGATGTATTGTTGGATCTTTGTAGGGCTACATGGTGCCAGGTGTTAAGACTAAGACATTGAGTATTTGAAGTTAGTGCTTGCGAAAAAGAACTGACTGACTCACCAAAACTAGCTTTAATAAAAGTAGTACTTCCTGAGGTTCTATGTGCTCTAACATTAAGACCGTAGTTTTCTACGTCCCGATTACTGAAATAATTATAATCAAAAAGTCCAAATAATATTGGATCCAATATAGTAGCAGTATTAGCGTAAGGGTAATGAATATAAGTTGACGATCTAAAATCGGTGAAGTAGAAAAAACCTTCAATACAAAAATCACCTGCCATATAACTATTATTAAAAGCGCCCGTATAGTAAAAGTTACCGTAAATTCTTATTCCAGGTTTGAAGGTGGAATTGCTGCTAAATTGTAGTGCAGGGGTCATAGAGAGTGAAACGCTACCAGTACCAAATTTAGAAAAATTAGAATAAGTTGCCCCCGCGCCTATTGCAGCAACACTTCTAAAATCATTATTAGGTTTAATTTTACCGGTATTATTACCATTACCATCAAAATTATAAATAAACCCTGTATTAGCAGCTGGATTACTAAATGGAAGAAGACGGGCAGATACCGGGGGGGTCATATTAAAGAAAGGACCTTGTGGGGTTGATGCTTTTTTTACATTAACTAATATAGCAGAATTAGCAATAGTGTTGCTGGCTAGTATGTTTATTTTATTACCTTGAAGTAACTTGCCGGTTTGTGGTAAGTTAATTATCTCAAACCGAGCCGGTAAGTTACCCGATCTCATGTAAGCTTCTGTATTGACATTATTGTTGGGCATTTCGTGACAGTAAACGATACTACCATCGGTGGATCTAACCCCCCACCGAATTCTACCGGCTCCATACCAACTGTAATCAAAATAAATCATCTGCATTTTATTCAGATTAATAGTATAACCAGAAGGCCCGGTGCCATCTAACTTATCTAGATTAAAATTCTCTTGATTAACTACTTCGTCTATACGCTTGGTTATTTTTATCCCTGAATTTGTTTGAGCAGAATATTTAGGCGAAATATAAAGTAAGGTGTCACTAATAATACCGGTTACTATAAAGCTAATGCCTTTTATCGTGATATAATCATTTACCTGAAGCTGTGATAAAAACTTAGTACCTTGACCAGTAACAATATTACTATCAGCTGCTACAGATACTGTACCAGCTAAATTTAAAGTGCTAGTTCTCTTACCAACCTTGAGTCTTCTGCCATCACATTCAAAATATATTCCATTTTGCTCATCATACATACCAGATCTTACCGCGACATCGTTCCATTCAATTACATCAACCTTGGGGTTTCCTCCTGGAAAAAAGTCACTTGGAGCGGCATATCCCGGTGATGCGTAAAGTGATGAAAAAGAGCTAGATACTGGTATGCTTATAGTGAATATATACTCATTTACTATGCCCGTCACTCTGAACAAGTCGTTATATCTATTAATACCAGACCTTACAGAAAATTCTCTTGTTTGTATGAGTGGGCCTTCTAGATAAGAAGAATCAAGGGCAAAACCATGAGGTTGTTCAGTTTTGATTGTGAGATTAATAATTGGTGCTTGCTGATTTAAATATTGTGAAGCATCAACTGTAAAAGATTCAACATCATAACTAGGTTTAAATAGCAACCCTGTACTAAAGAGAATGCTTTTACCAGACTGATATCTAAAATAATTTCTTGTTTGTCTTATAATTTGTGTGTAAGGTGTATTATTGCCACTATTAATCTGTACACCACCATCGGTATATCTGTGACGAGCTATACCCTCTGGACGCACATACAGTTTAACTGTATTAAGATTTGTAAAAGTAGTTATTTCAGGAAACGCAGCAGTGTTTGTTTTGTAAGTGAAGCTATTTGTATCTTTTATGGTATCAACAGTAAAACCACCAATCCATGGAAACTGATCAAAATCTGATTTGGTAGGGTCCACAACAAAAAATGGCTGACCAAGATACATGTTATGTGGGTTTGGGGTTCTAATCATTACAGAATCTGTACCAGATATTGGTACAATTGAGGTGAAGGGTATACTGGAGTTAGTATATATGCCTGCGGGGTATATGTTTGTTAGAGTTGTTGCATAGTTTCTACGAACGCTTGTTGGTATAAATCTTTTTCTTGGAATAATAGTGTAATCTGTAAAAGATGGATTAGATGAAAGGCCTACAACAATACCGGTTCCGTCTACAGTGCTTTCTAAGGAATTATCAATAAAAATAGGTTGACCCACAGATAACGTCTGTGTTGCTGTATTTGATATTCGTAATAATACACCTCCCCCTGCTTTAATAGCACCGTAGTTTATCCTTTTAGCGCTTCCTTGTAGCTGGCTTGTTGTAGTAGAATGGTTTCCTTCATTGTAGAGAACATCTACACCATACGAAATACCAAACTGTGTAAACATGTTTCTGTTTAAAACCGGGCCACCGGGTTGTTCTGTCCAAGAATCTAAACCGGAAGTACCACTTATGGTGGTAATATCCACACGGGGTTGATTTCTGTATATTTCAACCACTTTGCGGCTTGGCTCTTTTCCATAATTAAGGAATCTGTTAGTTCTATTAAATGTAGTGTTTGGCCAGTACGTGAGACCCGGGCCAGTACAAAATACATAATAGACCTTTCTTTCGTTTGGTTGCCCTGCATCTAATGTTCTGAAATATACCCTCCTTAATGAGACTTGAAAAGGAGAAGTATAAATGCCGGCATCGTCTCCACCAAGACTTCCATCATTAATAATTGTTAAATTATCGGTGTTACTAACATAGTATGGGCCTAGAGGATTGGTGCCACCAGATACTTGCCGTTTAAAAACGGCAGATGCATCAAAAATATTTCCAGGAGGAGCAATTCCGTAGTCTATATTAGGAATGACGGATCCAGCAGAAAGAAACATGACTCTACCTGTCAAAGCACCTGAAACATTATTAGTATTTTCACCATAATCAGAATAATAACCAAGTGAATTGCCTGTACCAAAAACTATTGCACCGCCACCATGAAAGCCGACCCGATTAATACTTACATTATTAATATTAATATTAAAGCCAATAGGAGAATTGTAGAAGGTTCCATTACTAGCACTTTCATCTATATGGTGGACTTCCCGTGTCCAACCTGCGGCAATTGGACCGTTGTAGCTAGGCTGGGGATCAGGCCACAATGATATATTGGCCGGTACTGTTGAAACAGTCACATTTAAAGTAGATGTTGCGGACAAACCGATTATAGATTCAGCTGGTATTAGAATATCTTCAAATTTATTAAAGAATGATGGGATGTTATTCATTAATTCTAGAGTTTCCCATTTGGTAGGCTGTAAGCTGTATTCAAAATCTGTATCAATCATAGATTGAGGTGCAGATGTACGTAACCGCTCTACTGCATCGTTTTGAATAGGTTTAAAAATTCTGTTACCTATTGTATTGTTATTATAAGGAAAGCTCATCCTTGAGCCTCTGTCCAAGAAACTCTGCATCTAGCAGTCGCCTGAGATGCATTAGCACGTGCTAAAACTGTTAGTATATCTGGGCCGTCTGGGTAGGGTTTATCTCCACCAAGAATACTATTGCTGAGTTCTCTTATTGAATCAATATCTGCTACAGTAACTTGCTGCCTACCAGCAGTCTGTTCATTGGCATAAAAACTAAGAATAGTGTCTCCTCCTGTAGGCAGGGGAGTAGTACCAATTAAAGGGTTTGAATGATCTATGTATTGTGCAATACTACCGGTGCCAAGATTTACAAAGCTTGACAGTCGTTCAAATAATGAAGAGGAGCTATTTAACTTGACATTGACGTTTAAAGTATTGTTTGTAATAATTCCTATGCTTTTAAGTGATAGGTAAGAGCGGTTAATAAGATTTCTAATACCAACTATACTTGAGAGGCCAGAATCTACTGCAGGTGCAAGTCTTATAGAAATTAATGGAATTTCTTGGTTTGTTGGTATCGTTAGGTTGTTATTGTTGATGGCCGTAAATAAATACGACTTATCTACATCAAACTTACCATCCATAAGAACAGATGTACCCCAATGAGAAAGAGCGGGAGAGCAATTTTGATTTTGTGATAGTAAATTATATTTTCCTATATTAAATTTTGAAACCGTATTTAAATTGCCTGTGTTTCTATTGACACTAATTAGTTTGTTCTCTACTGGACTACTATTAGTACTAATAGTAGTATAAGTTAAAAACTCATCGGCTACATTAAGTCTACCTGCTAATGGTATATTTGTAAGAGAATTAATTCTAAAGAAATTGGAACCTGATAACCCATACGTGTCTATTGGTAAATCAATATTTCGGGTGTCAAAAAGTTTATAGTCGTAAAACGTATTAAGATTATTTGTTGATACTGTGAACGTTTGTGTGCTGCCCGGGGTAATAACTGCACTCACCGGTGGCGTCAAATTATAGTAGTTAATGTAATCGGTGGAACGTTTTAATGTGGCACTAACCGAAATATTTGTGGAGTTAGTATAATTAAATTCCATTGCATTGGTTTGAAAAATTTTACCTACTTTCGAATTAGTGGTTATCTCAAACCGAGCCGGTAAGTTACCCGATCTCATGTAAGCTTCTGTATTGATATTATTGTTGGGCATTTCGTGACAGTAAACGATACTACCATCGGTGGATCTAACCCCCCACCGAATTCTACCGGCTCCATACCAACTGTAATCAAAATAAATCATCTGCATTTTATTCAGATTAATAGTATAACCAGAAGGCCCGGTGCCATCTAACTTATCTAGATTAAAATTCTCTTGATTAACTACTTCGTCTATACGCTTGGTTATTTTTACCAGAGTGGTGGTCGGTCCCCGGTAGCTAGGTGAAACTTGAATAGATGTATCGCTATTGATTCTATCTATCAAATATGCCATTCCCTTTAAAATAATAAAATCACCAACAGAGAGTTGAGTAGTAAATTTTGTGTTGTTGCCAGTTATCAAAGTACTCGTATAAGTAGGATTAACCGTTCCTGTTAAGTTTGTTGTGCTAAATCTTCTTCCCACACCAAAAGAACTACCATCGTATTGAAAATAAATTCCATTTTGATCGTCAAACATTCCAGAACGAACTGTTCCATCATACCATGAAGAAACCTCTACTTTACCAACCCCTCCTGGGGATAAATCCACCGGTGCAACGTCTAAACTTGAAACCGGTAAGCTTACGGTAAAGCTCTTGTTTGAAAGTATTGACTGTACAATAAAATTACCATTATACGGGTTTGGTATGAGCGCTGTTTCTAGCCCTCTTATGCTAATAGAAGTACCAGAAATAAATGAATTTGTCCCTACAAATCCATGATCTTGGTCTGTAGTTACTGTCACAGTATAAAACGGGTTTGCAGAAGTGTAGAGCCCGGGCGATACCGTGACGCTTTGTATATCATAGGAGGGTTTGAACAGTAACCCAGTACTGAATAACATACTTTTACCTGATTGATATCTGAAATATTTTCTTGTCTGTCTTATTATCTGGCAATTCGGTGTTATATCTCCAGAGTTGATCTGAACACCCCCGTCTGTACTTCTGTGTAAGGCAACTCCTGTGGGTCTCACATAAAGTTTATTTGTCGATCTAAAGAGATTAGTATTAATCGGGTAAGTACTAATTGCATTAGCATTAGTATAGGTGAATGAGGTAGGTGAGGTGATATTGTTGATAAAAAAGGCACCATATTGTGTATCAATCGTTGCAAGATTAACAGTATCTAGTATGTAGATTGGTTGATTTAAATAAAATTTTTCTGGTGATTTAGTTGTAACTTCAATGCTAGTAGTATTAGCTAAACCTGAAAGAGCAATAATTGGAATTTCTGAATCAGTAAAAAAACCACCAGTATAGATGGTTGTGTATTGAGTTTTAAACCCGGAAGGCGATAGTGAGAGGCTGGTATTTGCCACCCGGGGCATCGATACAATAAAAGAGGCCGGGGTATTTGATCCGGCTGCACCTTGACTTAGAACTCTTAATAAAATTCCACTACCATCAATATTAGTTGGGTCAGTAGTTTCTCTTAGAACAATGGGTGTGCCGCTTGAAAGCAAATTAGTAGGAGTTACTGCTGTATTAATTCTTAGATTATTAGAATCTAAAACTGTTGCAAAATCGTAAACTCTTTTGTTAAAGTAAGGTGCATATGATGTTGGGGGGTAGACGTTATAAGTTATACTGTAAGGATAATTGGCTGTAACGTGTATGTTTTGCCCAGGATTATAACCAGAGAGTGTTTGAAAAGAGATTTTATTAGGAATATTTTTGTAAAATGTTATAGAAAATTTTAAATCCTCATAACCATAGTTTTCATTGCGGTTGGGAATACCAGCACTATAATTATTTGAAATATCACTGGTGAACCCGTACGCAAGGTATATTTGTCTCTCATTTACTGTACCTACATCTTCAACTCTTTTATAAATTCTCTTGAAAGGTGCATAAGACCCTCCACCGGTAGTTGTGCCAGATACCCCAGATGTTGTTATATATATTCCCTGATTAAGATTACTAGTAATACTAAGACCATAAAAAGTATAACCGGGCTCCCTAAGGTGTACCCCGGCCATTCCCCCTCCAAAAGTTATAGATGGAATATTACTACCAAAATAATTAACCGGAAATGCAAGGTTTGATGTAATAAAATTAAAATCTAGTGTTGCATCAATAGTTTCATAAGGAGTCCCGTAATTATCATAATTTGTTTGGTATCCACCCTCATACACCACACTCCAACCGGATGAAAGCGGACCAGTTCTTGTTTGACGGGGATCTGCATATACTACGACTGGATTAGAAGTGAGTGTAGTAACAAGAAGATCGGTAGAAGCAAATATTCCTCTGACTTGCTCGTTCGTAAAGCTTGGTTCATTAGAACGAATATATAAAGACGGTCTGTTGTTTAACGTTTGTAAGGTTTCCCACTTAGAAGATTGTAAGCTATATTCAAAGTCAGTATCAATGAGGGATTGAGGATCTGATACGCGAATTCTTTCCACTGCATCATTTTGTACGGGTTTGACAAAGTTACTAGGATTTAAAATACTAGCATCTACAATTAAATCATTATTAATCAAATAGCTGGTAAGGGTAGGCAAAGAATTAGTAGCCAGGCTTGCGGCTAAGGTTTGTCCAGATATTTTTTTATTAGTATTTGTTGGAAAAGAAACAATAGGCAGTACGTCTGAACTATTTAAAGAAGAAGCAGAAGGGAAATCAGTAATTTTTCTTTGAACAAACGCCATAATCTATTTATTTATGTATTTAATATGTTATTTCAAATATGGGTATACCATAAGATTTGTTATTTATTTTAAGTAAAAAAACATAGTTAGTTGCTATTAAAGAGGATGCTGAGACTACTCCATGAAGGGTTGCAGCGCTTAACCCAGTTACCCCTGCAGTGTTTACTGTCAGCGCGCTTACACTGATATTGTTATTATTTAAATATTGATTTGTGATCCAATTTGCACTAAGATTGTATAATGTTTCGGCTGTAGAATTCCAAATAGGATAACCATCTAAATTACTAGAAGCAAATAATAGATTATCTTCAGTAATAATCTCATCGCCTGTTTCGGTTATAAAATAAGTGAACAATTCATTTACCGCGGCATCATAAAATCCGCTATTAACACTAAAAGAAGTATATGCACCAGACCAATTGGCACTGTTAGCATTAGTAGTAGTCCAATTGCTATTCCATTGATTGCTATTACCGCCATCTGCGTGGATGACGCCTTTTGCACTCAAAGTAGCTGTTAATGTATCGGTTACGGTGAGCAGTATTCCTCTGTTACCTGCAACAGAAAAACGGGTAAGTGCGCTTGTAGCTTGAGCTAAACTGGAAACTACCAGACCGCCTGCGCCATCATATTGTATTTGAGAAGCGTTGGAAAGATTTGGAATTGTCGAGCTTCCTTGAGGATCATTACTAAAGGAAATGAATCCAGACGCTGGAACTATTAAGGTATTTGCCATATTAAATTTCTGTTTCTAATTTTTGTATGTCTTTTCTGATAGCTGTGAATGACCAGAAGAATTTATATTCACCTTTGTCAAATAATTTCTTCTCACATTTAACGGTAAAGGTATTGTTATTCACATTAATATCATCTACAAACAGTGTTTTGTTATGCTGGTAATTGGTCAATTGAATATTTACACCCTCTTGATGTACCAGGCTGAAAATATAATCAGGAAGCTGTACCACAACTGAATCGCCACATTTTACAGATGCAGTACCTGTCAAACGTACACCATGGTAAGGTGATTCTAGGCTTCCATATTGTAGGTGCATGCCAGATTTGATTGGGTGTGGAATATAGAATGATTTGGTTGCTGCTGCCACATGATTAAAATAACCCGTGGCATTACTGTAAATATCACGACTAGCACTAATATCACCAAATACAGTGAACTTGGGGGTGTTGGCTGTATCGCCGCTATCTAAAGCAAGGCTAGACGCCCCAATTCTCTTTAATCTCAAATCGCCACTGTTTTGCGGCAGTGTCCCAGTAGACCATCCTATAATTCTATCGTTGCGCATCCAAATACCCCCGTTACCCGGGGTTATATTTTCCGCAATAGATAATGTTCGAATACCATTACCTACACAAAGAGTAAGATCATTTTCTAGTTGTATGTAATGGGTGCTGAGTGCATTTTGTAGGCGTCCAGCGTTAGGTACTATAAAGATATTTGCCCTTGCGTTACCATTAACCGTTAATTGTTCCACAGGAGCAGTTGTACCGATACCTACTTGACCAGAGCTTAATATGGTGACTCTGCTAGTACCACTGGTGGCCAGAGTTAATGATTTATAACTACCAGTACCCGCAGATTCTTGTCCTAATAGTGCACCAGTATTGCTGGCAGACAGTACCAATCGCTCGTAGTTAGATGCGTCCGTGTAGGTGTTGTAAAGGCGAAAAGTCTGAGCATTAGTTCCTTTTCTTTGACCAAAAATATTTGCAGCATCCCTACACAAACGAACATCATCTGCTACATAGCTTGAACCTATACCAAACCCTGCAACGCCGCCTTGATCACCAATCATTAGTCCGTTTTGATCAAATCTAGCTATTGCACCTCCAAGCCTTCTAATAACTACTGCACTTCCAGTAGAGCCTTCTAAGCTAATACCTGAATCAGAGTCTACAGCTCTTAATACAGATGTGCCGTCATTTGCACGTTTAACAAAAATTGTTCCGGTTTTATCTATATTTAATTTTGTTGCTCCATTCACCTGTAAATCCATTAACTTACTGGATGCGTCGCTGGACGTATCTGTAGCATTAACAGACAAAGCAGTGTATGTAGTGTTTGAATTGTTCCATACCGGTGCAATTGAGAGGGCAGTTCTCTGAGAAGATAGTGAATTTACTAATAGTGATGCGGGTGCATTCAGTACAGTATCGGTGGGGGACAGCGTCAGAGAACCGGTCATGGTATCACCAGATAATTTTACATACTGGCTACCCAACGCATAACTAGCACTTACTGTGGACCAATTACTCCACAATGCTGAATTAGAATTAGTAGTTGTATAGTTACTGTTCCAGTTACCGCTGGTTACTGCTACATTTGTCAGACTATTCTGTAAAGCAGTAATATCGGCTGACTCCTCCCAACTAGCAGAAAACGCGCTTACGGTAGTATAAACAGATTGCCATAATCCGCTGTAGGTATTTGTAGTGGTGTAATTAGATTCCCATTTAGCTGAATTTGCATATACTGTGCTTTCTACACTCTCCCACCCCGCACTATTCGCTTGCATGGTATTATAGGTACTATTCCACTGATTGCTGTTACCCCCCAGAGCGCTAATGGTTCCATTAACTGTGAAGTCCCCATCTACAAAAAATCCAGATAATTCTACAACAATGTTGGAACTCAAAGAATCAATTTGGTTGGCATATATTCTATCCCACCGGTTTGACGGAGATCCTATCTCTCCATTGTTATTGTTGGGGTACAGGTTATTAACAGACAGGTTACCATCCATAGTACCGCCCTTGGCATATTGAACGGCCACACTACCGCCTCCCCCGCCTAATTCTAAAATTCTCCGAGCCCAATACTGAGCAGTCTTGGCAATATGTTCTCGCTGTGTTGCAGAGAAATCTTCCTTAGACAATTTAGTTTTCTCTTCAATTAATGTTTTTACTTTAGTCTCTAGGGTATTAATACTACTTGTAATTGTAGGTAAGCGCTTTGTATATTCAGAGATAATATTATCAAATTCAGTTTTTGAATTTGCAATTTTTTGCTCTAGTACTTTGGTAACTGTCTCTTCTTTTTCTGTTAAAATACTTTTAAATTTTTCTTCTGATTCCTGAAATGTAGCTTCTAATTCTTTTAAATGATCAGAAAATGCTTTAATTTCTTTACTAAAGACATCTATCTCTTGTCTCGTTTCATCTAATCTTTTATCATGATAATTTTTTATTTCTATTTGTCTCTTATCTATAACTTCGTCGATAGCTTGATAGATTGAATCGGTTTTAGATTGTAATGTATGCTCTACAATTTCTGATGAAAAGACTTTATATTCCTCAAATAATTTTTCTTTATACTGCTCTAATTCAAAAATTAATTTCTTTTGATAAGTCTCTTCAAGTAATACGGTTTTTTCAAATAATATCTCAATTAGTTTATCATGTTCAGTAATAAATTGATTTGAAATTATATCTGTGATTTCTGTTTTTGTCGCTATAGCATTTTCTTCTAATTTTTCTAATACTATTTGTATTTGCTCTTCTTTAGTTTTCTTGTTGTATTCACCTAACTGTAAATTCAAATCGTTAAATGTATTGGTAATTTTTTCATTCAGCTTTTCCTCAGCTGCAGTAATATCTTCCTTTATACTATTCTTCAGTATCTCGTTTTGCTCCTCTTTATACTGCTCTAATTCAAAAATTAATTTCTTTTGATAAGTCTCTTCCAGAAGTTTAATTTTTTCGTATAAAGTACCTACTAAGTTATCATGTTCGGTAATAAATCGATTTGAAATTATATCTGCGATTTCCGCCTTTGTTGAACTAGCAGTTTCATTGAGTTTTTTTAATACTACTTTTATTTGCTCTTCTTTAGTTCTCTCTCTATATTCTTCAAGCTGAAAGCCTAAATCGTTTAACGTATTGGTAATTTTTTCATTTAATTCGTATTCAGCCGTAGCGATACTATTTTTAATATTATTTTCGAGTAATTCAGTTTGTTTTTTTGTCGCATTAAAATAATCTTCTAACAATCCTTGCTTATACTCAGCAATTTTACGCTTAACAATATTTTGTTTCTCTAGTAATATCTTCTGTTTTCTTATCTCTTCTTTTTCCTCGTTAAGTTTTCTTTGTAGCTTTAATGCCTCATTAATAGTTTCGCTGTAATCCGGTGTTTCAATTAACGGTATGGATGTATATGCTGGTGCAGGCTCTTCTATAACTTCATCAGATTCTTCAATTATTTGTTTTTGTTGTATTGGTAATTCAACTCTAGTTATATCGACAGGCGAGTCAAAATTAATGGTGGAGTATGGCGTTTCGGTGTGCTCGTCAATAACAATTTTAAATTTAACATTGTTTAAGCATTCGCCATTTTCTAGTACTACATCTACAAATACATATTTTTCTTCACCTTCCGTGACATATTCTAATATAACTTCCTTAGTTTTAGTAACAAAAGTCCCAACATTGAACAGGTAATCTGAAAATGACTTACAGTATATAACATTTTCAGAATCATTATTTTCTAGCAATACAAACGGTATCTTATTGTTTAAGAGTACGTTATACAGGTTCACGTTTTATTTATTGATAAAATAGAAAGTATCAATAGAAACCAAATAAATAATCATATGCACGATGCGGTTAGAGACCTATTACAAATACAAAATCAATTGCGTATTTTTCATTGGCAGACAGAAAGTTACACACAACACAAGGCCCTAGGCAAAGCTTATGAGTCTTTGGACGGATTGATTGATACTTTTGTAGAAACAGCGTTAGGAAGAAAAGAGGCATGTTTTTCCAATGGTAATATCGATATAAAGCTATTTGATATTAAAGAATTAGATATTTGTACGGCTATGGACACGTACAAGACTTTCCTATCTGAACTTACTTGTAAATTAAACCCTCAAATTGATTCAGATTTATTGAATATCCGAGATGAGATGTTAAGTGTTTTAAACCAAACTTGTTATTTGTTAAAATTGCAATAACAGTTATTGTCTTACAGTTTTAGTAAAATACTTTGTTTCATCAATAAGGCATTTATCTAGAAGACTATAGTTACTAGCTCTTGTTGGGTTAATATCTATACCTCCACGCCTCACATACAAACACGAAACTAAGAGCTCCTCAGGATTAAACTTTTCAAATAAGCGCATGTAAATGGTCTCACAAATTTCTTCATGAAAATGACATTCATCACGGAAGGACACTATATATTGCAATAATGAGGTAGGGTTTATAGCATACTTACCTTTGTAATGAATATATATATCACCCCAATCAGGTTGGCTTGTCACCCGGCAGTTAGACTTTAATAAAGCTGAATGAAACCGCTGGACTGTCGACACGGTGCTTTCTACTGCACTTAATAGGCTTGGTGTTTCAGAATAATTGGGCGCGCCAATCATGGTCACATCAATATTACTCTCTAGAGTGGGATAGTCTTTATTAGAAAAAACAGGAGGGTAAAAAACACTATCAACAATCGTTCTTGTCGGTTTAACATGAACCTTAACCTCGGTTTCAAGCAAATTAGATAAGTCCTTTGCAATGGTACGCTGCAATTCCTCAACAATTTGTGACATTGATCCTTTAAACTTTTGCATATTGAATGAATTTAAGTATAGCTTGATTGATTTTGACTCAACAATATACCTGTTTCTACAAGGGTACACAATCTTAGCTATTGCTGCAATGGGCATACCTTCGTTTGTTAAGCACGAAACCTCATAAGCATTCCATATATCATAGCCGCAAAACGGTACCAGGCTATCTACGCTGTCATCTGTAATTCCTAGATGCTTTCTATTGTTAATTCTAGGTTCGCGAACTAATAACGACGGGTCATATGTGGATTTATACCCGGTTATTCTACCAAGATGCTTGGAAATATTGCTATTATCTAATACTGTGTTCATTGAGGACTATTTTAATCTGTTCCATTCGTTCTTCAACTGTTCCTTTTAAAATATGTACTTTATCTTTCCATTGAAACTGACTTAGATAATAATTTTCATACTTGTCAATAATTGCATTTCTAAACTTTACGTCAATACTTCTTTCACCATCATCCTCTAATTCAACATCATGCGGATTTGGATAGAATATAATATCATACTTCCCGAAAAACTTGTACCAATATCTCAACGCCTGATCCCATACCGGCTGACTAACTAGCTTATTGTCATAAAAGTATTCGGTAAAGACTAACCCGTCTAGCAAACACCTATCATGCACAGTGCCCCTACACCAATCTCCCATAGAACCACAATTAAACAAATTCTTTAGTTCCTCGTTTATAATTAACAATTGAGTTATATCATTTGCACCCTCTTCATTAATAGGTACGTTACATTCGTCCCTTATTTTTCTTGTAACTTCGTCAATATAATAAAACTTATCAAATATACCTCCACTATACCTCATCTTCTTAAGTAAAGTAGTTTTACCTGAACACTGCGGACCTGTGAAAGTTATATTCACCATATAACCAATTATAATATACGGTACGTTAAAGTCAATCCCTTTTAAAAAGTGATTTTACCTTCAATATAAAATACTTCCACCAACTAACATTAATAATACTAAGTTCTTTTGTCGGGTATCCTTTAAGAAGATGATTTTCATCATCAACCCAACGGTTTTTAATTTCTGTCCATTTCATTTGCACCACTTCTTTCGTTTAACTATTTCAGCAATAATACAATATACAGAAGTATCTGAAAATGCATCAAAAATAGGCTCATTAGCTGTCTCAAATGTCTTTTTTCTTAAAACTAAATTTATAAGTCTCTGTATCTTATCGTTAAGACGAACAACTATTGCAGAAACTGAAGCTTGAATGTCTTCTCTTTTGTGTAAATCTGACCCTAGACTAATATTATGCGGCCCGTAATCATATTGTTTCTTACAAAAAACTTCATATTGTTCTTTTTGTATTTTCTTAAATTCCTCGCAAGTCTCTGGATATGACCCCTCAACTACTTTTACTACATCATCAGGATTCACATTCTTACCCCGTATTGTACATTATATAGGTTTAGTGCTTTTAAATTGCAACCACCTGCATAGCTAATAGCGCTCTGTAGGTCTTGAGTAATTTCTAATAATTTTTCTTCGTATGTAAAGCTATCTGTATCCATAAGCTTCATTGTACCTTCGATGTTCTTTTTATCCATCTTATTGTGAATACTGGCTGAACCATAGTATTGCTTGTACCTTCTACCGGAAGAATCTTTGACTGTTGGTGCTGGACTATCTGTACATGCAGCAAATATTGAACCGCACATTACCATTGTTGCACCAGCGACTAAAGCCTTAGCAATATCACCGTTACATCGAATACCGCCATCAGCAATTATAGGTATATTCCTGTCCTTAGTGCACTCCAAGATACAGCTAAACATAGGATATGTGAACCCTGTCTTGTCCTTCGTCGTACATGCATAGCCGCCGCCTATACCAACTTTAATAGCGTCAGCCCCTGCATTATTTAAATATTCAACACCTCTAAACGTTGCTACATTACCAGCAATTATCTTCGCTGTTGGTAGAGTATTTTTTATATGTTCAATTTGCTTAGCAACTTTTGAATGATGTCCATGAGCAACATCGATAGTAATATAATCGACATGTAGTTTGCGTGAGGCTATATCAGTAACAATTTGAGCGTCTTTTTGTTGAATGCCTAGGCTAATAGAAACGGTTTTAAACTTATTCATCCAGGTGGTATCGTTGGCTTCCTCAACAAATTTTATAATATCTATATCAAACCTATGCATAATATAAAAATAGTTGTTTAGGTCTAAAAACTTACACACATCATAGTCAACACAGCATTTCATATTTGCTGGTATTACAGGCAAACTAAAAGTTTTTCCTAAAAAATTAATTTCAGTATCAATGCTAGATCGAGTACTAACTGTATTAAAATTAGGTTTTAAATAAACGTTTTCGTAGTGTAAGGAAATGTCCATATTATACTATTGCTATATCCTCAGTTAAGAAACTTTTCCATAATTTAAATGCTAATTTATGTAGGTCGCTATAGACCTCGGGTAGCGTTAAGTTGTCAATACTAATCTCTCCCTCTCTTACTATAGGGCCTTCGTCGACTCCAGGTGTAACTTTGTGAATAACACACCCTGCGGTATGATAGCCTTGCGTAAATGCACGTTCTTGTGGATTAAACCCTTTAAGCTCTGGGTATCTCGTAATTAATCCAGGGTGTAGGTTGTAGATCTCATATTTTTCACAAATTTCCTTTGGTATTATTCTTAAGTAGCCGTGCAACGTTATAATCGGGTTGCTAAATTTAGATAAGACCTCCATATAAGACTCGAGTACAGGCTTTTGCGGTAGTGTATGCCATATTGTTCGGTTAAGCTTGTGTGTTCTAAATGCTGTTGTATTAATTAAACCAGAGTTAACCCCGTTCGTGTCTTGACGATTAGTAATTATAGCTTCAGGGTATAGACCTAGCTCTCTTGAAAGATTGTTTATTTCTGTTCCTGTTTGTGAAAAAAAAGCTACCCAGGGTCTCATCTACGAATAATCTTTTTAAACATTGCTGTGTTGTATTTTACAAGTTCAAGCTGATCTTCTGTAAATTTATGTGTAATTAAATCAGCTAACTTAGTTGAAGGTTTGGTATCAAGACCGTAATCAGCATCATACTTTAATCCATGAATAGCGGCAACAATTGGATTGCTAGTATCACAAGACACAATATTGTAAATGTTTCTATCGACATAGAACCTAAATTCCTTTGCAAGCGAACACCCTAAAAGGTGATGCGGCTTATCCCACCTCCATACACCATTATTTATTAAATCTTCAATAAAACGCTGTCGACCGGAACACCATCTCTCTAGATGGTGCCAGCCTTGGCCAGTATGTTGGTAGTAACTAAAATCAAAGCTAATAGCTATCATATCAGCCCGTTCAGCCATAAACTTATAACATTCCCTTAATTCTTGCCAGTTCTTACCTTGAACAGCGCCTATAGCTTTAGTAAGAAACGTATTTTTTATATCGTTCTTCTTGGATTCAAAAGCTTTAAAGCTATCTACTGTACCGTACATATCCTCTAATACATCTGGAACTATAAACATATTTGGCTCTATGTCGAGAGTTGATTCATAGAACTGTTGTGAGTCAAATGCTTTTCCTAATTCAAATATAGAATTATCTAATAAAACTTCTCGATCGTACGCTGTACGTGCTGTTTCATAAAATTGTTTATATTCCGGATATTGGTCTAATAAATGTACCAAACAATAATCAAAATCATTGTACTGACGAGATACATCTAATAGTGAAATGGGAGTTTCGTGCGAAACTTTCATTATCATATTATATAACCGGCCAAATATATTCCAGATTATCCGGTACATTACTGAATTGAGGCCTGTAATGCTCAGGAAATTTTTGTATTAGATTGGATTTATGTGAAGTATGAAAGTCTTCTCTACCAAGCCAGTCAGGCATTTCATTAGTTAGATCTGATCTGTGATAGTTACTAATTTTCTCTAAACAAGTGTCCTTAAACCCTCTCGATCTCCACACTTCACATACAGCAATACCGTATTTTACTAAAGCGTTAGGGTGTTTAGACCACATTTTTGTACATGGATGGTTAGTCCAGCCTCTGCCTTTTGTAAAACCGTGTATTTTGTTTAGCATCTGTATGACTTCTACCCGCTGTTTTCCGAGTCTCTTATTATCCAATGATTTAGCCGATTTATGAAAATCACTATAAGGTAAAAACGTATTCACACCTTCATTATACGTGTTAAAACCGTATAATCCATTTAAATAATAATGTGAACTACCAAGCACAGGATTTAGCCGCAGCTACGCAAGCGCTACAAGAAAAATTACAAGGGTTGACTCAAGATGACGTTGCAAATTTAACTACAATTCCTAATTTTGATGACTTTAGCCAAAACTCGTACTCCCTTCTACCTGATAATTTTATTACTACAGACTCGTCGGGCAGCAAAGCACTAATCAATCCAACCAATTTTCAACAACAACTTAATTATGGTATAGGTCAGTTGAACGCGTCTGTAACAGAACAAGCAACAGGGTTAATTAATGCTGCGGCAGGTAAAACTTTAGGAAATTTTCCTAGCGCTAATGCGGTTGGTCAGCTAGCTCAAACATCACAGGATCTTTTTCAAACGGCTAATACGTTTTCTACTCAAGCATCAAATCAAATGGCTGGAATTTTTAGCGGTGTTACTCAAGGTGCTCAGTTTGGTTCCATTCAGCAAGCACTACAAGGATCTTTAGATAAAGCATTACAGTTAACACCAAAAAACATAAGAGATTTGAGAGACCCACAGGCGTTAGCTAGTAAAATATCTAATACTGTTGCAAGCGCTCAACAGAATATTGCCTCCACAGCAACACAGATGGCAAACGCCGAAGCCTTGAATGCTGCTTTTAATAATTCAGGTCAAGGGGCACTGCAACAACTTGGTTCACCTGCGTTCAGCGGGGGAAATAGCCAAGGTTTTGATCTGCCTGTTAGGCTGACAGCTTATTGGTCTGAGGGACCTGGTACAGATTTTTGGACAGCATTAGGTATGAGTTCGACAGGGCGTATACTTGCCGAGGGTATTAGTGCGGCGGTAGATCCGTGCATAATACCATATTTAAGTCGTATAATTATACCTAATCTTGGTACTAGATTAGCTGTCGACACGGGAGGTGCCGTCAAAGCTCGTAAAGCAAGCGGGGGTGGACGTCCGATTGTAGATGTATACTTTAGAACAAGGGAAGCGGCCAAGCGTTTTACTAATACTTTTCCACAAGAAACTATTGTTAAGGTATATCCTCCATCATCACCGTATAAATACGTAAAATACGCACCACCGACTTATGGGGCAGCCTAATTCACAAAAATTATATGGTAATTATCTTGGCATTTGTGTTGCCAATAATGACCCGCTAAAAAAAGGACGTGTAAAGGTCTTTGTACCGCATCTTTCGCCAAATGTCTATAGTAATTGGACAGAGACTTCAAAAGATAAAAAATTTAAGTTTTTAGGTAAAAATGTTGATAGTCCTCTTGATGATGTTGTTGAGGAAGTAAAAGATATCCTACCCTGGGCTGAATGTGCTTCACCTATTACTGGTGAAGTATCGTCAGGCCGGTACAACGCCTACAATCAATCATCAACAATAAGTGATAGTAATGATTTTAAATCATCGACACCGGTAAAAGACTTTACACCAACAAAATATAGCCAAAATGTTGATGGTACTGGAGAAAAACCAGCAAATCTTTTAGAGAAATCTGATTTTGCCCTTAGTGATGCTTTTGTTTCGCCTGGTGCGTCAGGTACAAACAAAGCTAATATATATGGTCAAAATTATAAACCTGCATCCTACAGTAATAAAGCGAAGGGATCATTTTCTATTCCCCCTGTAGGGTCGCATTTGTGGATATTTTTTATGGATGGTAACCCCATGTACCCGGTATACTTTGCTGCAAGTCATGGTTCAGAAGAGTGGCAGGGTGTTTATGAGTTTAGTGACTACCCGGACTCGTACGAGAATAAGAGCCAAGCACAAGGTCAAAGTGACCATAACGTCGAAACATATAGAAACAAATATCTCGTTAATCAAAAAGGTGGTACGCTTGAATTTACTAATACAGATAATAAAGAATCGCTTAAACTAACCCATTATAGTGGCAGTTCTATACAATTTACAAACCCAGCGACAATATATCTTGCAACAGCTAATGAACAGCATCTCATTTTGGGCGATAAATTCGAAACTGTTCGCGGAGCAGACAATTTTTACGTCGATGGGGATAGAGATACAATAATACGGGGTGATGTATATCGAAAAATTGGTAGTTTAGATTCATCAGCTATTCAAAACTGGAAAGATTCCATGCAAAGTATTGCTGACGCTAAGCAACGATTTGAATTACAGCGTACAGGTAGTGATAGCTTGTTTAGTAGCTCACAACAAAAAAAGAGCGGATCAGCTGGCAAATGTCCAGTCTGTCAAGGCGGGAAGACAATACCAACATTAAAAAATACCCCCTTTAAAAAAGTTGAAATATCAAATGTTTATGTTGGCGGGTATCCGGGTGGCGGGTCTAGCCCTAATAAAGGATTTTTCGAAACTGTTGATATTGATTTTCCTTTAAGACAAAGACCACCAAGAAGACGGCCTCGTGATTATCTATCCAGAAAAGGATACAATCTTAATTCGGAGGTATCAAAATACACTTATGTAGACCCTCGTGGCGTCTTTCAACCTGGTACACCTCAAAAAATAGCCTTCCCAACAACAAAAAGATGTCCTGCGTGTAACGGAACAGGGCTAAGTCCGAGTAGCATGGGTGGAAATTGGGGACCCGATCCTATAAAACAACAGCTAGCTTCGTTAATAACAAGCAAGGCAACAGATTTGGCGAAAAGCGAGGCTGGTCTAGGGCTTGGTGGCCACGAAATAGTTGATATAACCAAGCACAAAATTGAGACTATAGGTCTTATTATGAATGATTTTGGTAGTATTAGGGTAGATGATAAAGGTAAGATGTATAATGCGCAAGTACTTGTCGACGAGGAAGGTGTTTTTGAGAATCAAAAACCATCGCCGCTAATCGAATATGTCCACGTAGACGATTTGCCTGGGGGCAATTACACAGTTACAGCATGTAATAGGTATACTTTACAGGTCGGCGCAGGGGGATTAAGCTTGAAAACATTTGGACCTGTACAAATAGGTGGTAGTGTTGTTAATGTTGCTGGTGAGCAGTTAAATATCGGAAGTACTAATGAAGTTAACTTGGACGGCGGTAAGAGATTTACTTTAGTAGCTGATATTGTGTATATAAAGCAACGTCAAATGGCTCAGGTTATGATTGACAGTAGTTTAGGAGTTTCAAAAAATCTTATCGTCGCAGGCGGGGCACATATAGAAGGTGAACTTTCCATTAATCATATCACAGCTCCTGTAGAAATACAAGAGACAGAATTAACTAAAGTATATGGTATTAGTAATGATGAAACTATAAAGGTTATTGGGTTTAGAGGTAGCGGCGAGCCTATATACAGCTGCTTACCGGATAAAGATTGCTACCCTGATGATAATGGTGTTATAATTTACCCGCATAGCCATCATTTTAGAAACTTGCCTTTAACTCTGGTTGCAGATAATAAGGGCGTTAGACAAGCTGGTACAAAAAATAATAATATTGATAGAAATACTGCTAGCCCGCAAAATGATTGTAAGAAGGGTCCCTAGTTTTTTCGATCTTTATCCCAGGTTGCTTTATATTTGACTATCCAATCTACAAGAGCATATTCAAATCCAACATCTCGGTGTGCTTTTTCACTTTCACACCACTTATGCTTTAGAATCTCTTCTCTCACCCTTACAAAGTGTTTGTAGAGATCTGTATTGGTCATTTCAACCATACTGCCGCTCACCATAATATTTATTCAAATAGTCCCACTCTTCTAGCGGGCCCACCACCCACCCCTATTTGAATACTCCTTCATACTTACTTATTTCAATAAGGGTTATTTTTTTGTATAGTTTTTATATGGGTAAAAAAAGCTATCAATCATCTCTGGGCTTTTTTCTGGCATTATATCCGTATTGTACGTCTTAACAAATATCTTTTCTTTTTCAGTTTCTTTTACTGCTTCTTCCTCTGGTTTCTTCCGTGTACCGCGAACCATAAACACAATAATAGTATCAACCATTTCTAATAAAAATGCTAGAAGAAAACAAATAAGAGCGGTTATCTCGCCTCTTAATAAGGCTCCAAAAGATAATTGGATCACATCGTCAGTTGTATAGGAAACAAACTTTGGTTCAAGGCCCATCTTAGAGCTAATTGTAGAGATGCTATTGTTTACAACAATAATTACTTTTGACAGTTCATTAAAATTTGTTGCATTGTTTACTTGAAATAATAGTCCTTTTTGCTTAGCATCGCTCGATACTAATTCATTTATTTCTTGTAATCCTTGATCACACTGTTCAATTTGCTTAGCATATTCCTTAGTAATTCTCTCTTCCTCAATTTGTTGTTGTTGTGTAATACGTTTGGCTTCTAAATCATTAGCTGCTTGTGTTTTTCTTATTTCAGCTTGATATTCCTTAGCGCGTGGGCCAGAGCCTGGTTTACCAGTAGTATATTGGCCTTTAACCCCCTCGGTCTCGTCTATATAGGTTTGCTTTGCATCTGTTAGTCTTACATCTAGATCAGAAATTTTTTGCGCAGTAGTAGTTTTCATGTTTGCTAATTCTTGATCACGTTTTTTCTGTAAATCTATTTTTTCTTCTTCTAGTTTAGCTCTAGCCTCCGTATTAAAATAATTGATAGTCTCAACGATCTGAAACTTTGTTTGAACTAAAGTTTGCTTAATACTTGTTTCACTGTAAAAACCAACAAAATCAAATATAGCAGGTAAAACGCTTATCGCTAGACACAAGTAGGCGTGTTTAGGCTCAAATCTTTCATTACCAAACAGAACTATCTTAATACAGTATGGGAGTCCTACAACAGCAATACTCGCTAAAAATACAAATAGCTTATTCCAATCTGAAAGAATAATGCTCAAGGCATGATACGCAAAAGCCATTGCAACCACCATAACCACACCATATACATAATTAAGTAGATTGGCTGCTAATTTATTTTTTGTGCCAAATCCAAAGAGCGTAGGATGTAACTGGTTGTCTTTCACCCACCTTTTATCAAGTATTGGTATCATGTATTATTATTTATTATAATTCGACGTCCGCAAAAGAATCTTCTGTAATTGTTGTGTCGCGGGCTGCAATCTTATATGCGCCTATTTCAGCCTCTTGTGGCGCTACCTGTACTTTGCTACTATCTAAATAGCTATCTAACCAACCAGCAATAGGATTATCCTTTTGGTTAAAAATTTTCTTATAACCAAGTGAGCGCAACCTATTATCACATAACCATTTGGCATATCCACCTAAAACCTCAGCGTTCAGACCAAGTAATGATCCCTTACTAAACAAATATTGTGCCCATTCAATTTCATTTTTAGCTGCTTGTTCGTATATAGCGTATATTTTATCTTCGCTCCTTTTTGCTACGGTTGTAAAGCCTTCGACATCTTCTTCTCTTAAAATCTTAATAAGATTTTGTGTAATCGCGAAATGTTGTGCTTCATCGCGCTGAATAAACTTAATAATTTTTGAGTTGCCCTCCATTTTTCCACGATAACCAAAATAAAACGAACAAGCAAAAGATACATAAAACACTAATCCCTCCATTGCGTTAACAGCAAGAATACAATCAAAAACCTTTTCCTTTAAATCTTTTTTGTTGTCGTCACCTAAAATTTTATCGTAGTTTGATCTAATAAGTTCAGCTCTACTTACAATTTCTTTATCCTCCATTATACTATCAAAGAATGTTGAGGCGTGAGGATGTACATTGTTTAGAAGGTAGGAATAACTGTAGCTGTGAATACCTTCGAACCTCTGCCATGTATTCATGCAGATTTCTAGCTCAGGATTCGAAACATAGTCCTTAAGAGAATGTATTGACCGGGAAAGCATACTGTCTCCGAGTGTTTGAAACTTGAGATTGGTGTCAAAAACAAATCTCTCTTCACCTTTCAATTCGCGGTAATCGTGGCGATCTTTTTGCAGAGATATTTCATGAGGCCACCAAAAGAATTCCTCTTGTTTCTTAAACAACTCAAAAAATACTGGATATTTAAACCTATCATATCGTTGTAGGTTGAGATCTTCACCAAAAAAAAGTGGCTGTTTGGTATGATCAATATTTTTTAGGTTTAAGACAGACTTCATAAGCTATATTTATTATATACTAAAGTTTGCAAGCGCCACTACTGCAGGCATCTTCTTTTATTGACTGTTCCTTGTCGCCATCATCAGTATTGTTGTAGTATAAACTTATAAGACCTGTACTATATGCATACATTATCTCTTTCATAACTTTTGCATCAGGTAAAACATGGTTTGGATAGTGATTATAGTTGTAATATATGTTTGTAGAGATAGCCATATCAATATATTTTTGCAATATTGCATTTACATTGATAATACCTGTATTATCTTGCAAGTTAAATGCTAGTTCGTAATTTTGTTCGTATTTTCCTATTCCGGGTACCAATACAGGAAGCTTACCCATCTTAGACATTTTATATGTTATTAAGGATCTTATTGGCTCAACACCATTAGTGGAGTTTTGGACAACTGAGCTTGATTCACACGGCATTATAGCCGACATAGTGCTGTGTCTTAGACCATGTTCTTTTATATCTGTTCTCAATTGCTCCCAGTCTAATGTAAGCTTTCTACGTACTAGCTCATTAACCTTCTTTTTGTATGTGTCTATAGGTAAGATGCCTTTGGAATATTTTGTGTGATGGAATTTCTCGCATTTACCTTTTTCTTTTGCTATTTGAACGCTAGCTTTGAGTAGATAGTATTGAAAATGCTCCATCCATTCATCAAGCGCTGGTAATGTTTTACTGCCTGTATATCTTAGCTCATTTTTTGCTAAAAACGCAGCGAGGTTGGTTATGCCTACTCCTAAACTTCTACGCTTTTTAGCAAAATTTTCAGCCGCCTTGTTAAAGTAATCCTGGATATCTATTATTTCGTCTAAAAACCTAACAATTAACTCACAAACTCTTTCTAATTCGTTCCAATTTTTAATCTCTAACATGTTAACAGCCGATAATATACACATACCTATTTCTGCATCAGTATCGTGAAAATCTTTTAACGGTATGTAGGGGTGTATGACTTCTGTACACAAATTTGACATTGTGACCTGGTCAAGCCAAGCACCATGCTCATTAGCGCAGTCAACGTTAAGAATATATATTCTTCCTGTCTCAACTCTCTCCTTTACAATTAAAGAAAAAAGCTTTCTCGCAGATATTTTTTTCTTAAACTTAATTTTTCTATCGCTTTCACATTCTTCATAAATTTTACTAAATTTTGGTGTGCCCCACGCCTCCCAGAGGTGAGGCACCTCATGCGGTGAGAACAATGTTACTTGTTCATTTTTTATAACTCTATCATAAAACAACTTTGACATTCCAATCGTATAATCTAGCTTTCGTACTCTATTATCATCTGTACCGGCATTATTTTTTAGAACAACAATATCTTCAATTTCATAGTGCCACCATTGTACATTTATTGTTGCTGAACCCCCTCTAATAGAATTTTGCTGCCACGCTTTAACGGATGCCTCATATATCTTTAGGAACGGAATAACCCCTGTATGCACAACACTGCCCCCATTAACAGACGAACCAATCGCCCTTATTCGTGAAATATCAATGCCGATACCGCAGCGACTAGCTGTTGCAAGCGAAACTGCCGTGCCAGATGCAGTAATAGATTCTTTTGTATCATCAACACCTATTAAACAACAGCTAGCATAACCACGAGATACTGTTCTTACACCGGCCATAATTGGTGTAGGTAAATTAATTTTATGTTTTGAAATAGCGTCATAAAACCTACGAATATAGGTTGATCGACTAGCCTTTGGATAATTTGCAAAAGCGTACGCTGCAATAAGAACGTAGGCAAATTGCGGTGTTTCATGTATAATACCGGTTGTACGGTTTTTAATTAAGTATTTGTCACAAAGCTGCTTTATGCCAGCGTACGTAAAAATAAAATCACGCTCATGGTCAATAAACTCTCCAATCTTATTGATTTCATCTTCAGAATATTTTTCTATAATGACTGGGTCATATATTTTCTTTTTGATGCCGTTATGTATGGTGTCGATCAGGCGAGGCGGGTGCTTACCGCCCCAAACGTCTTTACGCAATTGATAATTTAACAAGCGACCTGCAACAAATTGATAATTTGGAGCAGTAACAGATATAAGATTTGCCGCAGCTTCAATAATACTCTGATGAATTTCACGGGTTGAAATATTTTCAACCATATTTAACTTAGCGTTAATTTCAATATCTGAAAGACTTACACCCTCGAGACCTTCGATTGCCCAAGAAATAACTTTATGAATTTTTTCTATGTTAAACTTTTCAGGGTTTCCGCTACGTTTCTTTACATAAATCTGAGTGCTCATTTCTTATTTTAATTTTATATTTATATTTGAAAAATAAAGTATTTCCTACGAGGAAACTTTATTTTTTTCTCTTATGATTTACAAGAGCGAAAAGATAAATATGACCCATGCGCTGAAACTTCGATATTTTTTTATTGCTATTAAAAATGGAAATATCTACGCCTGGAAAAAACTTCTCCGCATAACAGCTGTCTATAGGATAAAGCCCAGGACTAAAATGTAGAAAGCATGTGAAGCATGTTAACCCGCTTAAAGTAAGCTTAGAATTATATTCACCAATTGAAGCAGGTGGTGTCTTATCTAATTGCCTTACAAGCATATCATTGATAGGATTTTCATCTAACAACCCATATAGGTTGTATGGTTTGTTATTAGTTTCAAAGTAAATTCTTTTCGCACCAGAATAATTACTGATTGCCAATCTTTCCTCATCATATTTGTTTTTTATATTAAACCCATAAAAATAACCATAATGAAAAGTATCATCTAATACTCGATACGCTTCACTTACACTTTGCTCGGACAACTCAGGATTTAATATCATCTCCATGAGTACATAATATGAAATGTTTTTTAAATATCCAGGAATTATCCTCGAAAAGTAGAAGTTTGTAGGAAGGAAGGAAGCTTGAAAACTATACCGTAATTTGTATCTCCGCGGCGAATAACAACAGTAACTCTGTCACCAGTGACAATTGGACCAGAAACTATTGTTCCGTCAAATCTATGTGTGTTGTGCTGCATGCCTGTAGCTGCATCAACGCATTTTAACGTATTTCCTGATGCTATAACCGTGTAAATCTTTTCACCACTTACAAACATTATAGATTATTTATAAAATCTAACACCTCAGGATCCGTGTCTTTGTGTGTAAATGATGTAATTTCTGAAAACATTGTATTTCTCTGTAAACCGTATTCATTTGTTGTCAGCTCCTTAACAATATCAGCCGGTACATCTGCTATCTCACCTTCAGTACCTAACTGTTGACGGATATTTTCTATGGTATACCCTTTAACAAGTAAGTCTTTAGCTTCTTTACAAATATACGTGCGGTGTAGTTCTTTTTCTGTACCAGCTTTTTCTAGCTTTTTGGCATAGTAATCCGCGGTCGCGGTTAATACTCTACCTGTTATAATACATCTAAGTTTCTTTGTTTTCAAACGACTTCCTTATTTTTACATAAACAATGTTCATGATAGGGGCAAGGTTTACACCGACCATCCGCGTTATGCTCATAATCATAATAGATATCCGGTCTTATACACGTATCATTACCAGTAGCCCATTCAACCCACGACTTACTACACGTTTTTAATTTTTCTTGAAGTTCATAATATTTACGTTCATTTTCCTCTGTTAATACCCTTTTTGTCTCTAATTCCTCTGGTGTTAAAACACGTTTTTTATTCTTTTTGTATAGCTTTAATTTATATAGAACTTCTATATCTACTTTTTTATTAAATCCTTTAATATTAAGTTTTTCTCTTACTTCTTCAACTGTAAACCCCTTTTTAAGGAGTTTAGCCGCATCTTTATCAACATAATATTTTTGTACCATTTCTTCAGACCCAAACTTGTTGATTCTTCTCTGAAGTGTTGTCCCAGTTAGCGATTTTTCTCTATTTGTAACAATACAATTAACAGTAAACTTAGGCATATATTGCTATTATAAATACACCTGTAAATAAATCAAATTACTAAATATATAATAGATTATGCCTAATCCAGAACCAATTACAAGAATTATAATTAGACGCGGGACAGAGCAAGAGCGAAGCGGTGTGTTACTTTTACAGGCGGAACCAGGCTTTGCAATCGATTCGAGCCGGTTATATATAGGCGACGGTTCAACAATGGGCGGGGTCCCGGTAGGCTTAAAGTTTTTAGGGTTTACCTCGTTTAGCGGCATAGCATCGAATGTACCGGCGACAAATGCCCCGGCTATTAATGATTTTGTATTTGATAATACATCGAATATTCTTTATACGTTGACTGCATCTGATTATACTCTCGTTGCAAATTACCGACCTGTAGGTATTAACATTACAGCAGATAATGCAACCATACAGCGTGTAGGCACATCTATTTCTGTAAAGGAAAATTCTCTTAACGCCCGGTATTTAACAAGCACCACCATTGGTCGTGGTTTAGAAAGAATTAGCTCAAATCAAGTTTTACGTATTGCTTCGCCATCACCGGAGCTGACCTTTACTGACAATGCTCTCGGTATAACAAACGCAGGTGTACAGAATTCTAAGCTAGCTGTGATGGCACCAAATACAATTAAAGGTTGTCTTAACGTTGCAAGCACCCCAACAGACATTCCCATATCAACACTTGCTACTCTTATTAATGCACAATTAGGCGGCGGAACTAGCGGCGGTGGCAGCGGAGGTGGTAGTAGCACCACCATACCGACAGGAACTATTTTTGATTACGCTGGTTCAAATACAAATATACCTACAGGATATTTGTTATGTGATGGCAGTGCAGTAAGCAGAGCTACATACTCTGCATTATTTGCAATAATTGGAACAGCGTATGGTTCTGGTGACGGTGGTTCAACATTTAACTTGCCAGATTTTAGAGGTAGGGCGGCTGTTGGCGCAGGACAAGGGCCAGGGTTAAGTGTGCGTACGAGAGGTGACCAGGTAGGTGCGGAAACCCATACTCTAACAGTAGCACAAATACCTAGCCATGATCACGTCATTCCGAGAGATAACTCTACACCCGGTAGTATTGATTCTTATGGTTCTACTGAAAGCGGTGGTAATGCGGGTAATACTAGACCGTACAATACGCTGACTACAGGTGGTGGTCAGCCGCACAATAATATGCAGCCATCGTTAGTAATAAACAAGATTATTAAAATATGAAGTTTGATACGTATGTATCGAAATTGCTAGAAGATTTTAATGTATTTCCTAGCGTAAAGCACGTTGCGGGGTCGGGGCCTAATATTGATTTTCGCGGCGCTAGCCCGACTGGTTTTAAGGGCGCTAATCTACCAGGTATTGCGCCTAACCCAGGTCAACCCGTTCTTGTAACTCTACCACGCAAAAAGAAAAAGAAGAAATAATTATTTTATACCTGAATAAAATTGATGGTGACCAATTTTATTAGTTTTCTTGGTGGGATCGGCCCATCGCGGAGCCGATATTTTATTTGGCCCGGAAGCCGCATAATAATGGGTAGATTTAGATGTTATGTCTTGTAATTTGCCCTGTATAGCTCTTTGAACCATCTGCCTTGCTGCATTAAACGCTTGGTGGTTTTTCGTTACAGCTATTAGTTGATCCATTTGTTGTGGGGTCTTTATAGCATTAAACGCACTAAACTGTAATTTTCTTGTTGCTTCACGTACAAAATCTCTTGGATTTCCTCTAGCTCGGTTGTAAATGACATTCATCACACCAGCCATACCTGCAACATAATCTTTTTCACCACCAGCTTCTTTTACCAGTAAAGTAGCGAGTATGTTTTTATCTCTTTCTGAAAGATCATACTGTTGTATGTGTGCTGGTGGTATATCTGCTTGTTCTAATATCTTTTTGACGAGATTATTGAATTTCACCTATTATTTAGTTCAACACCGCGACCTTAACAACCTTGGGATATCTATTAGCAAACAATATAGCGTCTTTTTTATGCTCAAAAAACACATCTATAACAGGTAATTTTCCATCTGAAGCGCTTTTTGCAACAACAGCTGTACCCGTGTCTACTGCTTTTACTAAACCAACATTAGGAATAATTACTTCTTTACGGTAAGGAATAATCTTTGGATCAACAGCAATAGACTCACCTTGTTTAAGTGTATAACCGGTTGAACTCTTCTTTTTTGAGCTGTAATAGTCAGTTTCACCGCCCCTAGCCCAATATACGGTTAGGCGAACAGTCATAATACGAAATCCGCTATTATTTGTTTTTGGTATAAATTCATCTTTATACACTATTCCGTTATTTTTAATTTTTATCTCTTTAGCTATCTTTTTTTCTTCTTGCGGTGGCAGGCTTTTCAAATCTGCCCTTACATCCTTTACGGTAAGCTTCCGATCAACAAAATCTGTATAGCAAACAGATACTGTCGAAAGGATTATGCATATAATGATTGCTCCTAGCTTGTGTATTTTTTTGTTTGTTTTCATAAAAAGATTAGTTGCAGCAAACTGGCTGCGTTAAAACTATGTTACTAGTAGGTGAGTTATTTAGTCTCTTCCCAGGGAAAAACAACCCATCTTTCGTCCGAAAGTTCTGTACCAAAATAATTCGGTCTATAGCCTTCATTTGTCCGATATACAAGTGTAATTGAAATAGGTTTAATAGGCAAGAGATAATTTTCTAGAAACTTAAGTGTACCACCGGTATCGCATATATCATCAATGACATATACAACCTCCTTATGCTTAAGTGCATGCTTATCGGGATATTGAAACATAGTTTCAGCGGCTTTATTTTGATTGTCGTAGCTTCTGATTCCGCATGTATAAAAATCTTTTATATTCTTAATATGTGAAAATAATACAGCCGGGCAAAGACCGCCTCTTGTAAGACCTATAATTGCTGCATTACCACTTAAATTCTTAGTCTGCTCATGTATTTCTAGTAAGCTCTTGTTAATTTCATTCCACGATAGGTATAGTTTATCCATTCCTAATTTTATGAATAATAATGTAGAATCAAGCTTATTTTTTCTTTAACTTCGAAATCTCTTCAGGCACCACAAGCCACTCGTTTAAATGCTTGCTCAACATCTTTGCGGTATCAAGAAGTATTGCAGCTTCCTTGCCTTTTTTCTTCTTATATTCCGCATAAACGTCGAGAACATAATCCGCAGTAATCTTTTGTTTTATCTTACCGGTCATGTTAAAGTGTTTATGATTAACTAATTTAAAATCAACGCGTTTCGCGAGATTTCAAAAGTTTTATATGCTTACTATATTCTTTTACAAGGTTTTGTAATTCTGGCGCGCCAAATAGATTGTGCTCTATTTTCTGTACATCGGCTACTTCATCACTTTCCGCAGCAGTAACTAGATCATTTAAAATCTCAACAATCTTTTCCTTAATTTGCTTTATTGTCATATCTCCAAAACCGGTAATTTTTATTTTCATTTCTTCGCCTTCATTAGGAGCGTATGACTGGCTACCCGCATAATCGGAAATAGGCGGAGAATATTCGTAAGGTTGGGTAATTCTCTCCGTATTACCATCATAGCTCTCGGGAATCCATTTATCTATTTTTGGATGCCAACCAAATTTCATTATAATATATTTATATCAATTGACTAGCGATCTCGTCTGTCTACTAACGACTTATATAGATAAGCAATACATGGATACGTAAACCACGTCAAAAAAGGAAAATAGCATGGAAGATTGAAAATTAACAATAAACCTACACCAATTAAAAAAGACAGCCAAAAGCTACAGCATACATAGCAACTTAATAATTTGCCTAATAACGGGTATTTGACTAGCATTGCTGTTTCAAATTGATCATTTGTATATATATTTTTATCGAAAAAAATCTGACCAAGGGTTGCTTTAAGAGGGCCAAAAAACCATATAGTTAATGCTGTCAACGTTACCCCTAACCCGGTCAAATAAAACACTATCATGTCTTTATTATATACTTAAAAATGTATATTCAACTTGTTTTTGCAAAGTATTGATTATAATATTCATATGGATCGCGATATATCCACTATTAATAATTTCCTAGATACGCGTGAGAACTTAGATTGGTATATTTTTCAATGTGGCCTGCCATGGATAAAACTAGATCTCAAGGTTCCATATAAAGAAATGTATAGGGAGGCCTATGCATTGAAGAGCAAGTTCGTAGAATACAGGGAAAGTAATAGTAAGGGATGGAAGTCGTTGTGTATTCACGGGCTATCAAGCGATCAAATATATGACTACACGAGTTATCCAGAATATAAAAATATCGACCAGAATTTAGTACCGTATAAATGGACAGAAGTAAGTGAGGCATGTCCGGTAACAACATCTTTCTTAAAAAACTCCTTTTTTAACGCTAAATTTTTTCGTGTGCGATTTATGCTTTTAGAACCAGGTGGCTACATTTTACCGCATACTGATATGCCTAAAAAGATACTAGCACCTATTAATATTGCACTTAGTAACCCCCAAGGCTGTGAATTTAAGATGAAGGGGTACGGTATAGTTCCATTTAAACCAGGTAATGCGTTAATACTAGATACAAGTAATGAGCATGTTGTTTATAATAATTCAAGTGAACCAAGAATACACTTGATTCTTCATGTTAACTACCCAGTTTTGTCAAGCCGGGGTAGTGTCAAGTGGGCTAATCTTCTATATCAATCCTTTCAAAAAACTAATCAACCTTAAAACTTACACTAAAACTTATTTTTGGCTTTTTGCTAAAATTATATACTGAATGCATATTTGAAAGCGGAAAAATTACATAATCGCCTACATCCTTGACCTTCTTGTATTCGTTCTCGGATTCATATAAACACGTGCTATCAAGATCAAAGAGAAGATTGTGAAAGATAACAAAATTATCTTTATCATGTTTATGTCTGGGGAAAAAGCTTAACCCGTCAAGCTTGCAAAATTGTGCCGCATTAATAGTTACATGCTTTTGTAGTGTATAAATCATTTTTAAGGTTTCGGGGAAAAGCTCTACTGCTTGCTTTTCTATTTCTTTATTTACACCACAAAAAATAGGTAATGTCTTCCATGTACTCTTTTCTGACCCTACAGATCTAAAACTAGCAACATCGTCTTTATTGTTAACATAAATATACTTCTTTAAGTCATTTACCAGATCAATATCTTTATATTCTTTTATTATATTTTTAATATTGCTTTGAAAAAGATTTAAAAAATTAAAATCTTTTACGTCGTAAAAGCTCTTCATATACCCTTCCTAATTTTACTTTTTGAATATAACAATAGTGCATCTTTTTTTGTTTTAATAGAAGTGTCTTTTATAAACTCCAATATTACATATTCATTTATTTTATACGGAGATGCTTCATTATCATGTTGCTTTAAAATTACAGATTTTACTAAAAATTTATTTTTTTCTAGAGTTTTAAGAGGTATTTTTGTAATAAAGCAATCTTTTTCAGTACATGTACAGATGCTTTTTCCAACCAATATATTATTTTGAATAAAATATTCAAAATCAAACTGTTCATTCTTTTTGCCTATTTTGTAGGCTTTTTTTTTGGTACAGAACAAAAAGAATTCCCTGCCAATAAGATCTTCATTTTTAAGTTTTTTTGAAACTTTAACTACCTTTACCTTAAAAAACATTTTATTATCTTATATTGATAAACTTATTTATCCAGTTAAGTAAAAAGGTGAGAGCTGATAAACATTTTAAAGTAATGCACAGTTTTTACGATAAATTTACTTTTTGGCTTAGTAAAAACTGTAATTCCAAAGAAAGAATTGAAGGATATAAATTTAGAAAGACATATAAAGAGTGTAATTTTTTTATTGAGAATATATTAAACTTAAATAATAGTATAGAAACATTTTACGATTTTGGTTGCGGTATTGGTAAACCAACCCTTGATTTTGCAAAAAAATACAAAAAAATAAATTTTACACTTGTTAATTCTAACACTGAGCATTTAAAATATATTAAATCAAAATATAATCTTAATAATATAACACTTTTAAACGAGGATTACCATAAAACTACACTTAGAGATAATTCAGCTGATGTTATTATGTTTTCTGAGTCTTATTCTCATTCTTATAACAGGCCTTTATTACTAAAAGAATTAAAGCGTATATTAAAGCCAGGAGGCAGAGTGTTAATTATAGACTGGTTTGTTCAGGAAGACTACAATCAACAACAATGGGAAGCATTTGTTGATAGTATGAGCATGTATTTAGAAGAGCCTAAAGATACAGTTAATAACTTCAAAAATGCGGGATTTAAGTGCTTATATCAAGAAGTCAACAATAAAAACTTTTTAAAAATTACTAACAACAAATATGATAAAAATTATTTCTTCTTTAAAAACAAAGAAATTTCTGATTTTGGTAAAATGGTATATCAATTAGTGGAAACTAAGGCAGATATTTCAATACCTGCTATATTTTTATTTCAACTCCAAAAGTAATTCTATCTGTTAGTGATTTGTTTTTAGCACAGTGATATAAAAATGGATTAAAGATAACATAGTCTCCCTCTTTCTCCATATATTTTTTTTCAAAATAAGAAGAGTATTCTTCTACTGTATTAGGATCTCCATTCAAACTTTCATCTAAATATGTAAATGTTCTACCTTTTTTAAGAGGAAAAAGATTTATATGTATAATAACTGTTTTAGTATCGTGCTTGTGGTATGGTATACTCTGATTTGATTTTAAGCAAAAATATCCTGCAAAATTTAAACTTTTAATTTTCTTTAATAGTTTATTTGTTTCCTGAAACTCTTTTAAAAAACAGAACTTTCTTTTAAATAGAGGAATAACAATCCAATTATTTGCATTTTTTCCTTCCTGATAGTACGTTTCATCGTTTTTCTGTTGTTTTATCCATTCAATGGTTTTTAAATGCGCTTTTTTAAATTGTAAATTTCTACTAATGTATAAATTATTATTTAGAAAATTTAAATATTCTTCTTTAATTATATGAATATTATTCAAAAGATCTTTAAATTCAGGATATTCGTTTAATGATCTAAACAGCTTCATTTTAATTATATATTAATTTTTCTGGAAGCTTCCACGTCACAGCATTTGTAAAGTAATAACTGCTTACTGTTGAATGTAAATCTTTACCATAAGCTATTAACTGATTATTTGGAATTTCTAAATTAATAAAAGAAGAATTAAAGATTTTTAATTTTTGGTAATTACTCTTTTCATCTATAATTGCTATTTTATCACTACTTCCACTATTTCTGTAGCTATTTCCATTACAAATTTCAATACCATAAAAATTATTGTTTTGAATAGAATATTTTTTAAGTATTTTGCTTATAAAATTTTTATTTTTTGAATAATTATATTTTTTAAAGTAAATTTGATTTTCTTGTTTTTCAAAAGCATTTAAGCAGTAATCTTCGTATATATTATTCCCTATAACCGTTTCTTTATAATATACTGAAATATAGTTTTTATTTTTTAATGTTTTAAAACAAATACATGGCTGCTTTAAGCCCATTTCATTACTATGCGATTCATTATCAAGAGAAATATTTAAATTAAGCTCTCTTCTTACAAAAAAAAGAAAAAAATCTTCATTTACAGTAAAATACTTTTTAATAGATATTTGCTTAAAATTATTGTAATTATAACCAATAAAACTTACTGTACTATTATTAAAGACATCCTTTATATTCATAGATAATTAGCATTAGCAGGTACTTTACTATCTTTATAATATTTTATCTCATTTACTAAGTCTCTATACTTTGTAATGTTTCCTAACTGTACACGTGTAGGGTTTATAAGAAAAAATTTCTTTGATGACATTACCTTATAAACATTTTGTAAGGCCGTTTCATCGACACCTTCAAGAGAAAGCCTACGAGGAAACATTAGTTTGTGAAAATACACCTTTGCATTAAAATGATTAGCAATATTAACAATATTGTGAATATCTAAAATGTTATTGCCCATCACCACTGAACTTATAGACATTGTTTTTTTCTTTGCTGTAAGAATGTTGTTTATTTTTTCTATATTTTTTATAACCCTGTCAAACTTTGCATTTACTCTAATTTTTTCATACAACTCCTTGGTGCCAGCATCCATACTAATACCTACATCAATGTCCATTTCTGTTAAATATTTTTCTATCTTACTATTTAAAATAGTACCGTTAGTCTGAAGATAGAAATTAATATCTAGCTTATTTTCACTTGCAAAGTCTAGAATTTTAAAATACCCGGGAATAAGAAACGGTTCGCCTCCATAAAAGTCTATTCTCCTTACATGGGGCAATATAGTAAAAAGCTCCTTATAAAACTTGTCGTTATACGGGGTAATGTATTTTGGTAAGTTTTCTCTATTTTTTCGAATTGATGAGGAATGATTCCCGTTACACATAATACATTCTAGATTACAGGTATTATCTAGCTCTAAATCTAATCGTAGTGGATATTTTAAATTATCTGTGGTGTTTTTATAGTCGTAAAACGGAATCTTTAACGTTCCAAAATTACCACATTTTAAATTATGGCTACAATGGCCACAACCCACATTAAATTTCATTTTTTTCATCTCGTTTCTTATCTTTTGTAGTGGCTTTCCATTCCAAATTTCCATTATAGTTTGTTCAGGGTAAGTGCCTAGTTTATAAAATCTATTTGCGCAGCAAACAAAAAAATGACCTCTCTGTCCAATGTAAAGCGAGTTAAAGGGTGCACTACACAGTTGACCTATTTTTTCTCGTTGTTCTAGAAATTCTTCTTGTGTCATATATGATTAATTATGCTGTGGATTTCTTTTGAGGTAAAAACCCCGTTGTTATTGTCAAAATAAAACTCGAATAAACTATTTTTGCTTTTTGCTAAATGCTGCATACACTGCTTAAATTTTTCTTGTCTTTGTGAGGGTGTAAGAAAGCAGGATGTAACTTCAAAGTCAAAAATGTTACTCAGCGAATAGTAGCTACTTTGTGCTGTTTTAATTTTGTTAAAGTCTCTGGTTATATCTAAAACTACAATCTCTTTTTCGGTCTGTAAAAATTTTGCCCACGCACATATAAATTCTTTTTTGTTTTTATAATATTGTCTAAGCATTTCATAAAATTTTTTATCGTAAAACTTTAGAGGGGTATTAGTAATATCGGTTTTAAATATAGAATTTTTATAATTGTTTTTAAACTCTTTAATGAGACTTGACAGTTCTTTTCTACCATCCCAATTTTGTATTAAAAATGTATAAAAATGAATTTGAGCTGGGCTAATATCGTATAAAACTATTTTTTTAAACGCATATTTGTAGTTCAAATACACACCCTTAAATCCACAGCATGGCACGTATAGATTTTCTAGTTTTTTATCTTTATATAAAAAAGGTTCAGAATTAAAGACACGTACGTAGTTTAAATATTTTATATATTGTAAGCTATACGGGGTATTGCAATAATCTTTAAGTTGCATTAGATATTTTCTAAAATTTTTTTGTATTGTTCGTAGTCAATCTCTGTTGGCGAAATAATTTCATATTCTTCCTTAAATTTGTATTTTTTTTCAGGATTATAATTTAGCATTGTTTCTTCGTTAACAAAATATTTTTTTACTACGTCGTTTTCTTTAATATACAAAACATGCTTTTTTGAGCATGGTATAATACCTATTCCAATGGCGATCCTAGTATCATGATTATCAGATACAGGCAGTGACCCGTGAATCACGCGGGGATTCATCACTAACATATCGCCTGCATTAAAAGGTAATAGTGTTGTTGCTTTTGGAATTAGTTTATCTCGGTACTTATTGAGATTCAGTGTTACGCCGACGCCTCTAATAAAGTTTCTTAACGTATGGTGTGTGCGGGGTACTGCATAAAGTGGGCTTGATTTTGCATCTACTGTGTCGAGAGTAAACCATATTGTATAAGATGAAGATGTGTCGTCTTCTTCGATTAAAGAGATGTCTTGATGCACTTTGCATTCATTTTCACCACCAGGATACTTTATAATATAATTTGCAATAACAATTTTAAATTCTTCGAATAGCTCGTCTACTACTGGTTGGAGCTCTTTCCTAACAATTTTTAATACATTTTTTTTGTAAGTTTTGTTTGGACTCATTGCTGTATTGACATGATTAATGCCCTTGCCACAATATATATCAAATTTTGCTTGTTTAATATTTTGCTCGTAAAAAGCCCTAAGTCTTGATAGTATATTTTTATCTATAACACCTCGAAGAATAATATAGCCATCAGTATATAGCTTTCTATTGTCTATATTATTCTTAAGCATATAATTATATTATATTGAAAATATAGTTTTTCCATAAACTATACATAAATAATAGCGCTTATGGCGGTTAATTTTAACCTTTTAAATAGAAACTATATGTGGTATAGTACCTATTTTCATTGTCATAAAGACTTAGCTTTTTTTGAAAATTCTACAGATTTTAAATTACAATTAGTCAGAATAAAATATACAAAATTAAGTTTTAACCTAGAAAACAGAACAGCAGATTTTCGGTTAAAAATATTAGCGCCGCTTGATAATAGCCTTCAAGACCAAGATATTCGCGTTACACAGAATAATGACGGTATTTTTACAATTACAGCATTACAAGATGCTGATGCCTATGGTGCCCTCAATCTTCAAACAGCTGGAGGGGAAGCCAACTACGCGGGGTTTATTGGTAAAGATAGTTTTAAATTAATGAAGGTGAACATGATTGATCAAAACGCCTGGTTAGTTAAGTTTCTTATTATGGATAATGATGTAATAACCCCTGAAAACACTACAGGTGAAGAGGGGCGATTAATCTTAGCTGATAGCGATGTAGAGCCGCAATATGATACTGATGGTTATGTTTTGCCGAGCAATTCTTTGAATAATATGATATAAAAGTTTTTTATGTTTGTTACCTCACATGGAGTACAAACACCTAGCGATTCAACGAACTTTACCTTACTATAATACTCTTTTCTATATTCTTCACAATTCGGTATCTCTTTTGGACATGGAAGATTAAAGTTAAAAAAATCTAATGAAACCTTGTAAACATCATTCATTATAAAATTGTCTAGCCTCTAAAAAATATTTATTATAGATATTGTTTAGCTTGGCTTTTAAGAAATCTGATAAAAACTTATTTACATAGCTAGAAAAATAGAGCTTATTTTCATTGAAATTATATTTCTCAAGACCAATAAAATGTATTATTTTTGCTACCTCTAAATTTTCTACTGTCAATAAATCTGTTGTCGTGTTATACGATTGAGGTAAAAAATTAATATAATCTTTAAAATAGAGGTTTAGTGGTTCTTGATTACCGTTAAATTTAGTTTTTTTACATAGTTTAATTAAATCGCTCGCTATTTTAGCCTTCAAAAAAGCTTGTGGTATGAGCATTACACCAGCATTAAATCCTTGAAATTTATTCTCAAAATAATAATTGTTAGTCACACGATGTAAATTACATACGCTTAGTTTATCCATTTGAAAGATATCAAGAAAATTTGAAATAACAAGAATATCTGTATCCATGTAGAGTATGCTTTTGTATTTTTTGAGTTTAAAGATTTCGAACCTATATGCAGGTGAAAAGAGCCAGTCTCTTTGTTTAGCAAACTCTATAGTATCGTATTTCTTAGTATTAATTATATGAATAAACTTGTTTTTAAAATTAAACTTATCTAAGATCTTGGTAAAGAAAATCTCTTGGTCTGGCAACACAAATAAATTAATATCTATCGTCGAAATGTCGTTATTTTTCTGTATGCTATATAAAGCTATTTTAAATAGGTCTAAATAATAACTAGAATCTAACACGAAAACTAAGGAATGATCACTTCTTTTCACAAGAAAATCCTTTCTTTTCAGTCCAAAACGGAAATCGAGCTTTAGTTAATTTGTCCACAAAGCAATACTTATAATACCTATTTTTTACGGCGGGTGTTAGCCATAAAAACTCTTGAACCAGTTGCTTATCAAGGAAAGGATATCTGGTTTCTATACCAAAAGAACCGAGTATTTTTTCATCTTTTTCGAGATACTGGTCCATTGTACCACCATAAAAATTTTTCCACGGAAATATTGTTGCTAGATCCGCGGGATAGAGACCACCAAAGCAACTATTATCTGTAAACTTATAACCATTAAACCCGTAATCAGAATAAATTTCATCCGCGCCCGTACCAGATAAAAATACCTTTATATTGTTCTTATTGCAAAATTGTCCAATATAAGAAAGACAAAAAGATGAGGAATCTGTAAAATAATTATACCCTAAATAGGTTTCAGGTTCAGATTGCTGTAATAGAGTTTTAAATGCAGCAGTTTTAGCTCGCGTATCAAACGTATAGGTTGTTAGCTTGCCACCAATAATACTACTACGCTGAAAAATTATTTCTTTATTTTCGTTATTTAAAATAGAAATAAAATTTGAATTTTTACGCTTACAAGTTAAGAGAGCAATAGTACCGCTGTCAATACCGCTTGAAAGTCCAACACAAAATTTTTGTTTGGGCACCCGCTTGCGTACAGCATTCTTGAGAGCGGTATTAAAGTCTGATAAATCCGATTTTTTTTGATTAATGTCAAACTTATGTATGTTGTGTTTAATTGTTAACTTCTTATTACGTATATTATATATATAAATGGCATTTGGTAGCACGGTCTGAATGTTTTCAGTTAAATTATGAAGACCGCTCTTAAGAGAAGATAGAAGTAGTTTATTATTTGCGGTAGAGTAATATAATGGCTTTGTACCAAAAATATCTCTTAAGAAGTAGACCAATTCATTCTTTTTATCATAAAAAACTATTGCATATTCACCATCTACCACAGAATGAAACTTATCTATACTTTTAAAGAAATGTGGCAACGCTAAAGAATCATTTTTATACTTTTTTGGGTAATTATAAATTTCACCATTAAAAAACACGAGTAAGTCTTTACTTCGTACAGGCTGAACAGTTCGAATGCCTGTAATGTGTAATAAGTTATGTATAGCACAAATTCCATCTTGGTCAACTATGCTAGTATGGTCTGGGCCGCGCTTGCTAAGAAAGATATTATTAGATCTTAATACGTTTAAATCGTTGGAATTAGTTGAAAAGGAAAAACTACACATATTATATATTATCGTGTTTGAGACGTTATTAAAAGACCCTGAGGTTTCTAAATTTATTATAAACTATAGAAAAATAGATTCAAATAATAAATTTTGCAGAGGCAACATACTAGGAATAAACGTAGATCGTGACAAAAATATAATCTCGGAAAAATTTTACTTTACAACATCGTTTTTTCTTAGCAAACAGCAAGCTCTGCAATTTTTACCAACTGAAGAAGATTTGCTAAATGTATATAGATTTGCAGATTTCTCTGATAATCCGGTATGTAAGCGTGGAGTTACATTTGCTATTAAGAAAACAAACAGCGGGCTTGTAAGGCAGTTTCACTTCAAAGTACCGTCAATATTCTATTCAAGCCCCGCTATGGCAAAACATAAGACAGTTTTTTTGCCTGAGAGAATATTTACCGGTGATGAAATATACGGTATATCATACGAATACAGAGGACAATCTAAATTCTTAAAAAATTACATTTATTTCAAAAATAACATGGCCAAAGAGTATTTTAGTAGAAATCTTAATATAGATATTTCCTGTGATACTGTCGAATACACCGAAACAAATTTTGGTTCAAAGATAATAATGCTTAATTCTGATAAAAATTGTTTTCAAAAAAACTTTCCTAAATTACCTAAAAATTTGATTTATAAGAATTACGGTGCATACTTAACGAATATAGAGTATTCGGCCTACATATATCCGAAAGATTATTTAAAATTAGAAAAAGCAGGTGAAGTAGATACTATCTCGCATTTATGAATTTAGCTGAACATTATACTAAGGTAGGTATTTACTATAATACTACTACACGGGCTTGGATAGATACGTACAGAAGAACGCAATCGTTTAGATTCCACCAGTTTCTCGATGAACATGATAATATATTATATAAAAAGATTTTTAAGAAACCTGGGTCATACCTCGATGCTGGATGCGGTGATTTTTCTTTTTCCTTAAAAGCTAGTAAGAATAATAAGAATATAAACATAACTGGCGTGACGTTAAGTCAAAAGCAAGTAGACATTGCTGCTAGTAAATGCACAGACCGTTGCATTATATCCCTTCAAAATTTTGAAAATTTAGATTTTAGAGATAATTCCTTCGACGGGTGTTATTTTATAGAAAGCTTTTCACATGCACTAAACAAGGAGAAAGTATGTAAGGAAATACGCCGAGTTGTCAAGCCGGGCGGGCATATATACATCTTAGATTTAAATCTACATTCAAAAGCAAAAAAAGATAAAACATATTGGGGATGGTATAATATCTTCTTCTTTCTGCCAATAAAATACCGTCAAAGTTTGCAGCTATTCGAAAGATTTTTTCTCATTGATAAAACTACGACAAATTTAAGAAATTACCGCAAAGATTTATATAGAAAAATAAGACCTAATATTAATTTCGAAGATTGTGAGTGTACGTTTTTAGACAAAAAAACTCTCACCGAATATGGGAAGTATCATACGCAACAAAGTAAGTATAATTTACCTGTTGTCTGGTCAGAGTTTATTATGGTAAACAGAAAATGATTTACTTCCCTACAAAGACGTTGCTTCCAAATTATAGAGAGCTTCCCTCTCTTTATAATTGTTATAAATCGTTTAAAGGAAGAGATGTTTATTCTTCGTATGTATATTGGATATTGAAAAATAACGGCATTCAAAACATAGAGCTGGTTAGAGATTTAAGTAATACTCGAGCAAGCGATGCAATTTTTTTCCATTTTGATAACCTAGATGCATTTAACTTCAATACACCAGCAAAAAAGATACAATTTGTTTCGGATAAGCCGTTGATTGGTGGGTGTAATTTATATCTAACAGCCGATTTAACAGCATGTACGGGTTATTCAGGTAATATTAATCCCTCGTTAATTGTAGAGAAAAAATATTCAGTAGAGTTGTTATATTTTCCAGAGCCCCTGCCGGTTGGACTGAAGAAAACAACAGTATGCTTCCCACCTAAAGTGGCTACATGTATGGGATTGTATGAGAATATTGATAAAGATTTATTATATTTGATCGAGCAAAAAGAAGCTTTTATAAAAAAATACTGCAATACAAAAAAGAAAGTAGATATGATATCAAACATAGAGTTTAGGTTGAACTGTACGGCTAATAATAATAAAGGCGACGAGGATATATTTTTCTTTATTAGAAATAAGGAAATAGGCTATAATTATGCTGGCTATAAGCATCCAAACAGACTGTTTATGTCTTTCTATTGCAACATACCAGGTTTTTATAATAAAGAACCAGCACTATGTGCTGTTGGTACCCCTAGCAAAGATTTTATCGAAATAGATGGTGCATACGATTTTGTTGAAAAGCTAGTGAACTATTCAACAAGCGAACAATATTTTTTAGATATCTTACAAAATATTAAATCGCGAGAAAATGAGAACGACGAACAAAGTATAGTTTCTAGGTTTGTTGATATTACCCAACGATTAGGAATTTCTTAAGTCGGTCATTTATATCGTCGATTGTAATATTAACTGTATTGTCTTTAACAGCTTCAAATAGTAAGTTACCCGTGGCGTCTTTAATATAAATTGCTTCGTTATTCAATTCAATAGAATAGTTGACATTGCTCTCAACAAACTTTCCGTTAGCATCAATTTCAAAGAAAAGATGATGAATAGCATATGCATTAGTAAATACGCTAGTGTTAAGCGCCTCAATAGGTGTTTGTTCTGCAACATAATCACCTAATGGTATAGATAAAAGCTCTATTACATCATCTTCCTGTTTTATACCCAACAATTTTTCTTCTGTATTGTTGTTGTTTTTATTAGTAATGTTTACCTTGTAGAAGGAAGTAATATTTTTTGCAATATTAGTATAAAAATCAACAAAAGAGGCTTTATTGTATAATATACCACTCTTGTAATTATTAATACAACTGATTGTTACATCATCAGTAATTATCCAGTCCGGGGATGGTAGTAGACTCTTTGGCCAAGAAGTAATCATATCAAGAGGTATCAAATAATTTTCAAGTTTAATGCTTGTTTGTTCTTCTTTGGCCGAGATCTCAAGTGTCTCTAATGTTTTAAGTGAGTCAGCAGCAAATGGACATCCTTCGGTTAATCGTTTTTGTAAGGTTGTTCGCTCCTGGGTAAGCTCGGTAAGAAGAAATTTAAAATGTTTGTTTAGCTCTTTCTTGTAGTTGGCAAATGCTGTTTTGAGTATTGTTTTTTTGTTTGAAAGGGCCTCGCTGTTTGAAATGCCTAATATATCACATCCAGGTTTAACTTTTGTAAGAAAAGTGACTTTAGGAGTAAGAATAGCAGATTCTTTGTTTGAAATAATACTATGTTTTTTTAATTCAAAAATAGTTTTCTTTTGAATTTTTTGATAGGGAAATGTTTTGACTTTCTTTTCAAATCTTTCATTGAAAAGAAAGACTGGCGAAAATTCAAACGGAAGTTCAGGTATAGACACACAATCAATTTTGTCAAGATCAATAATTGTTTTTTTACCTTGCTTTAAATCAAAAGTTTCAAAACGATCATGCTTTTCAGTGTTAAACTCCAGATCAGTAATATCTAGATCTGGAAATACTCTTTTAATTGTCTTTTTATTATTAGTAAAGAGTGACCAAAACAGAAAATCATCGTTTTGATCATAGGCCGCCTTTATAATTACTTTGTCTAATATCTTGGAATAGACTGTAGTTGCAGCAAAATTACTTTCCATAGTATAATATATATAGCTACAAAATATTTTGAATCAAGTTACGGGTAGCTTACAGTTGCACTTATTTCTAAATTTGTACCGCAATTTTCACTATCTCTGACGTAGAAAACCCGTGCGCCGCGAGAAACATTGAAGGTTGCTTGGTTACTTCCGTTTGTCACATACCAGGCACCGTTATAATATACAGTATACGGTGCACCAGCGTCACTGCCACTGCATGTAACTCTAATCTGACCGTTATTACCAGCTGCATCGCCTGTAGGTACAGCAACACCAGCAATACTTGGCAGGCCATTATATGCAGCGTAGAATTCACTAATTCTTGTTGGGCGCCATCTTACCGTTGGTCCTGTGTATGTCCAAGTAACGTTAGACGTACCTGCAGGCCGTGGGGTATTACTCATTTCAGCTTGGTTAGGCATACAAACACCCGCTACTTGAGCATTAGCAGGTGTGTTACCGCCCATATATTGAAGTTCTCGTGCATCAAGAGATGTTGGCACATTACCTAACGCCTTTAGCGTGTTTATTTGTGATACAGAGAGCGGCCCAGACGCTGGCAGTTTCATTAAACTTCCCTACTGCATTTACCGTAATTGCTTTTAGAGGCTAATTCTTTAATAGCTTCTATTAATACAGGAATTAGTTTTTCATACCTTACTGCCTTATACTTTTCTTCACCAGGGCGAGTTGTTACTATCTCAGGTAGTACCGCTTCAACTTCATGTGCGAGTACTCCATAATCTGTACCTTCGTGTCCAGATTCCGGCTTCCAATCGAACTTAATTCCACTCAATTTTAAAATCTTATCTAATGCACTTTCAATTGTCGTAACATTAGTTTTTAATCTTACATCTGAGGTTGCATACGCGGTTATATCACCAGCTGCATTGATCGGGCCGCCTACACCTAATCCACCTGTAATAACAACTGCACCGTTAGAAGGAGAGCTTGAAGTAGTACCGTTTGTGAAGGTACTTACACCAGAAACAGTAAGAGTACCGTCAATAGAAGAGTTGCCTGTTGCAGCCACACCACCAGAATTAACTGTTAGCCCACCACCTATGGTTGCAACACCCGAGGTAATTGTCAAGCCGCCAGCAGCAATAGTAACATTATTATTAAACGTTGCACCATTAATGCTTATATTGTAAAAACTAGAGCCAGATTGTAGTGCATCTTTTAATACTGCTGGATTAATACTTGTACTATTAGATGAACCGTTTGCAGTGTCTGTTGAGTTTGCAAAGTTTACTGATATTGTAGCTACTGCCATATAATGTATTTATATGGCGCCTACTATTTTCTAGGCAATTTATAGTATTTCACACCATAAAAATCAAATACACTTTTTCCATAGATATCATGCTTATATTCTTCATTATAATAAACTATCGGTATATTCCATGTACATATTAATCGCGCACAATACGAACAGGGAAAAAGTGTCACAGCTATAAGCTCAGCCTGATTACGACCAAATAAACTTAGTAAATTTTGTTCAGCATGAATCATATATGGTCGTCTCTCATCTCTGTTTCGCCAAAATTTTTTCTTAACATTCTTACCAGAAGCTAATCCATTGTACGCTACCCCCAAAACTCTTTTATCATAACCTAAGGCACAAGCACCAACTTTGTTATAGGGGTCCTCACTACGCTTTGAGGCCTCTATAGCTAGCGCCATTGCATGTTCAGGCCAAGATCTTCTGCTTTTCATGCTTCAGGCAATTATGTATATCGTTTTCTAGATATGGTACATCAATAACTCTCCACTCACCTTCTAAATTACTATAGTCTTCTGGCTTCTTTCTTTCATACCAAAATATTTTAAGTCTCTTGGGCTCTAGACCTGACATTTGACTGTATAAGTACGCATACATACTTAATTGAAGAGAATATGAAAAATATTCGCATGCAGGATATTTCTGCAGTGGTTCGAGCATAAAATCATCAAAGCTCGAGGTGTATCTAAGTTTTTTGTTTGTCTTGAAGTCATACACATCAAACGTTTGACCATCGTCATTGTGTGCAATTATATCAGACATACCTGCAATACCGAGTTTTCGGTTAAAAACTAATTTTTCAAAAAAGGTTTTCTTATTAAAAGAAATGTTTAGTTTTTTAAATTTTGTTAGTACGGGAGATAGAGGACGATTAACAATTTTATTCTCCGTAAAATACATTTCTAGTAGTCTGTGAACAGCTGTGCCAAAGACTTTACTATCCTCTCTTTTTTTCTCCCATTCATCTAAAATCATTTGTATGGGAATTCCTTCACGAAGGGCAATTCGCGCCGCCGTGCCTCTTTCATCAAAAGGCTTTTTAAATCTCTCTACCCACCTTGTAACGCTTGTATAAACAAAATCATCTACTGGGTCTGTGTAGGTGTGAGCTTTGGCATTAAAAACAGGAACTCTAGATCTTGACACCCTTCTATAATATTATATAAAAAAGTATAATCAAGGCTTACAAAAAACGCAAGTGATCGACTTAGGCATTTCAGTTACATGTACGAGTTTATATCTTCTTTTCTCCATTCCTGTGACTAGTTGACTGAACCATTCATGATCAATATTCACAAGAATACTATGACGCCGAGCATCTTCATACACATGTGTGCTGAATTCTTCGCAGAAGAACTTGCCAACTGACTGCGTGAACTTCACACAATTATTTATTATTTTTTTTTGGAAAAAAATTAATTATTTTCGTCGAAATAATTTTCGTCGTCTTCTTCAAAAAAATCGAACGGATTTTCTACAGAAAAGGTTATTCCTTTGTCGTGAGCATTTTGCCTGAAAGAACTAACAAAAAAATCAAACTGTTTTTCAGTTAAATAAAAAATACCTGCTTCTTTTTCATCAACAAAAAGCTTGACGTGATAAGAGCCGCTTTTACTTTGTTCGACAACTTGAAGAGTGAGTGTATTCATCTACTTCAAGATAATAAATTCAAGAACTTTAATTGCATCTGTATATCTTTTTAAAGATATTTATTTTTGATTGCATCAGGATTCGAGAAGAAACCCTTTTTCTAGATTGTAAACTTCATTACCACGGCTATCTTTAATTGTAACTACGTCTTCTCTTAGTTGGTTATAATGCTCAGAGGTTAATTTGTGCGCTAGCCATGTATCCTCTGCTCTTACCTTGATGCTTCTTGATTTGTCAGAGGCATAAACATTTTTTATAATAGCCGTGAATGTTTCCATACCGATATAGTAAGAGATAGTTATAATAAATCAAGATAAATAATGTATGGATTTTGGAAAGCTTTCGGCACAAGTACTTCTCGAGAAAATTGAGAATAGTCCTATTTTTTATAAAAATAAAGTCAACCGACTAATTTCTTACTTACAAAAAAAGAATAACATACTTTTTATTACAACGTCTAATCGCTGGGAAGGGCATCCTGATGATAAGCCTAAGAGCACGCAGCTAGCACATTATATCAGAGAGCAGCTGCCTAGTAAAAATATCCGTATAGTTAACATACCTGAATTAAAGATTTTTCCATGTGAGGGTAATGTGTCATCTAGTAAGGGCAACTCTTGCGGTGTAAAGGCTGCATTACTTAAAGATAAGGATAAAGATCCTACCGGCTATCATAGGTGCTGGGCATCAATTAATAATAAGAACGACGAACTATGGAAAGTCTCTAAGCCGCTTTTTGAAAGTGATGCGGTTGTATTTTTTGTTTCAGTTCGTTGGGGGCAAACCAATATGTTTTACCAGAAGTTGATAGAGAGATTAACCTGGATAGAAAACAGGCATACCACCTTAGGAGAGAGTAATATTGTAAGTAACATTGATGCAGGTATAATATTGATTGGTCAGAATTATAATGGTAAAAATGTACTTAATAATCAGAAAAAAGTTTTAGAATTCTTTGGGTTTAAAACACCAGATATATTATCTTTTAATTGGCAGTATACGTCTGATATTAATGCAGAAGCATCAAGTGATTATAAAGCTGCCATAAAAGTATTTGCAAAAGTATTTGGCATATTTACAAAAAAATAACTATTTGATTTTTTCAACAAGATCAGTTATACTGAGAATGTGAAGAATATTCTGATTATCAACGGTGCTCTTGGTGGTCGCACTGGTAATACATCGATGCTTCTCAAAAAAATTAAAAAGATGATTTTAAAGGGGCAGGAAGGTGTAAAGGTCAAAACAATACATTTGCATCCTAGCTTTTGCTGGAATACAGTTAAGCGTAATATTAAGAAAGCCGATGGGTTAATTTTTTCTTCAGGTACTTACTGGGATAGCTGGGGTTCACCGATGCAGCAGCTATTTGAAAAAATGACAGTATTAGAGGGATCAAAATATTTGGTAGGAAAGCCTGCATGTGCAATAGTAACAATGCACTCTGTTGGTGGTAAAGAAATAGTTTCTAGAATTTTAGGTAATCTGGTAAGTCTGGGTTGTATGATCCCTCCTTTTGCAGGTTTTGCTTATTCGTACGCAGATCATGTTGCACATAAAACCAGAACGTCAGGTAGACGCTTATTAGATGATGTATGGCACATTCAAGACCTACAAAGCTTACTAAATAATCTTATAAAAGCAGCATGTATAGAGACAAAGCCTGAGTATGATGTTTGGGATTTTCTTGATACAACTGCTTTTGACCCGACCACTGTTTGGTTAAAATGATAATAAAATTTACCAGAAAATCATTGAGATGGTTAGATAAACAAAAAGTTTCTCTAAAAAAGCTTGAAGCTGGTATATTAACATTGTGTAAAAAAGAAGGTAAAACTAATCGCCGTATAAAGATTAATATTATGCCGCATGCTCTGGATAGTAATTATTATTACTGGGTAGATACATTGAATGTAGCGGTCGGTTCTAAGGGTAATGCACCGAGATACATAAAATTAAGAAGAGTTTGCAGAAATTTATTGCATGAGTTAAGACATTTTATCCAATATAGAATACATAAAAAACCATTTACCTTTAGTTACTCTATGAGAGATATGACTTTACTTAACCCTAAGTATTGGAATGACCCGGATGAAATCGATGCAAGAAACTATGAGAAAACAAAGCTTAACTATTTGTATAAAAAAATAATCTAACATAATAAGGCATAAATAATCGATATGCCTATCTCCGGTACAACAAAAATTACTCAAGGACTATTAGATAGAAACTCTGTCACAACCGTCAGTCTTTCAGCTCAATTAGTTACCACTGGTAAATATGCACTTTCTTCTATAAATTCTGATGCATTAGATAATAATATTTTGCAAACAAGACATTATGGCCTTTCATCGATAGTAGGTAGTAGGATAGGTTCAAATACTGTAGAAACACGGAGCTTGGTGGATATTGATACAATAACACCCGGTACATATGGAGGTAACTATTCGATTCCAATTATCGACATAAATCAAAAGGGTATTGCTACACGTGTAATAAACTCTGTACCTGTAAGTGGACAATTCTTAGGTGTAGATGTATATAGTTCGCCTGGGACGTTTACCTGGACAAGAGATGCAAATGTTAAAAATGTTTTTGTTATTGTAACAGGCGGGGGAGGTGGTACTTCAGTGGTAGAAGGTGGTGGTGGTGGAGGTGGTACTGCTATGGCATATGTAAATGTTGCAAACATAACTACAGCTACAGTGGAGGTTGGGCCTGGAGGCGATGTAACTCCCACGAATGGTGGTATTTCTGCTTTCGTATCATCGGCTGGAGTGTATGCATCAGCACTAGGTGGTTTTGCAAATAACAATACAATAGTCAACACAGGTAACGGCGGAGACGGTGGCTCAGGTATTGTTGGTCAAATACGACTTAACGGCGGTGGGGGTGGCTATGGCGGTGCAAATACAGTTGTTCGAACTGCAAATGGGGGTGCATCTTTTTGGGGTGGCGGTCAGAAATCAAGAAGTACAACTAATACAGCAAGAGTCCAAGCACCTGGCGGGGGAGGCGCAGCAACTGCAGGTGCACCTACCACTGGCGGTGAAGGTGCCACGGGAATTGTTGTGATATATAAATATTCTTAATATATGTACGCTGTAATTTATAAATCTGAAGTTGTCAATATAAGGGAAACGCCATTCGCAGGCGCGGATGGCGTTCATATAGAGTGTCGCGAGTGTGGTTCCGACGTTGAGGAGGGTTGGACTTATGAGGATGGAAAGTTTGTAGATAAGCGCTTGGATAACATTACATGGAATACTATTAGAGGTATGAGAAATCAGAAACTAGCAGATACCGATTGGGTAATATTAAAAGCGTATGATACTGGTGCTGGTATTATACCGGCGTGGGCGCAATATAGACAGGCATTGAGGGATATTACAAAGAATTTTGCTACACCAAAAGATGTAATTTGGCCAGAACAGCCATCTTCTTAATTAAGTTACAACCTCACCACCGGGAGCAGGCACCGGGCCGCCTGGTGCAGCAGCCTCAGGGCCTGGTGCACCGGCCTCTGGTGCACCTCCTGTTGGAGCTGGTCCGAATGCAGGCGGAATACCCGGAGCAGTACCGCCTCCCATGCCACCGCCACCAGGCATTTCCCCGCCAGCAGCGGGTGGTGCACCGGCTTGTAAATTTTCTCTCCAATTTGGACCACCGGCTTTAATTTGCTCAAGTTCCCACAAGAAGCCTATGTCTTTTCTCATAAATTCTCTGTTTGCTAGAAGCTCAATATCAGACCATCCCATATACTTCTTAAGAGCGTAGGTTTTACTCACAGCATCAGATTGAGTAATATTAACAAATGATGTTGTTTTTATTTCTTGCTTTTGTGCTTCACGCATTTCAAAGAAATTCACCGGCACATTAAATTCAATTTGTATATGATTCTCCTTGAGATCATACTCTTGCCAGAGTTTTCTTAGCTTTAAGTGTGTAATAAATCCATTTTTTAGTCCCTCTGAAAATTGCTGCTGCATCCTAACAATAAATTTAGCAAATTTTAATTCCTCTCTAAGAATGTTCATATCATCTTTATAGGCATCATCAACATTCAATCTCGATACTGGTACCTTGAGACTTTTATAAAGTTTCTTAAGAAAATAATCTAGATCTTCAAGCTTGCCGAGATTTTCACCTCCAGCGAGCCTATCAATTTTTGTGCCTTCACTACCGGCTCGCTTGGCAAACCAAAAATTGTCTAAAATTGATTGAGGGTTAAACTTTTTAACTGCACCACCACCTTGATCTTTGTCATATGTTTTTGAAGACCAATATTGGTTCATTAGCTTCTTTAAGTAGGCTTCAGCTTTTGGTGGGGGCATATTACCAACATCTACATTAAAGACCAGTCTTTCCGGTGCACGGGCCAATCTATATATTACCACTGCATCCTCAATAAGACTTAACTGCCTATAAGCGCGTCTTGCATTTTCTATAAAGGGTAATCTTATTGTTTTGTTTTCATTCCATATACCAGAGTTAATATATGTGACCTGGTTTTTATCCAGCGGTATTAGTTCATAATCTAATATCTTTGAGGGGTTTGTTTTATCGAATACAGGTTTACGTAGTAAAAACCCCTTTATCATCATATTCTGTACATTACCGAAAATAGGGTCAATAAATTCTGTTGGAACAGTAACAGTTCCGAGAATACCTTCGTCTTCATATTGTTTGTGGACAACATGTTCAAAGTAAAGCTCTCCGTCCACTAGAAGACTTCTGAAATATTCCCATCCTTTATTTTCTAGATCAAAGTGATTGATATATTTCTGAAACTCCTTTTCCAATATCTCCAAGTCTTCAGCTTTCATCTCTAAATCAGGGAATTTTACCTTTACAATTTTACCATCCCTATCTTTGTTGATTGCTTCATCACAAATTTCATCCAACGCATCAGCTACTTCAGCAAAAGCTGCCATGACTCTATAATCGCGAAGCCTAGAGATTTTGTCATGCTGTATATTAGCATACATGTACTGTGTGAAATTATTATCTAGACCTATAATGCCTGCAGGATCAATATTATTAAACCCTGTGTTTGAACTTATGCTCTGCCTAGCTAGCGCTTCAGTTCGCTTACTACCTGTATCTTGAAACAGCTTAAATTTGGGGTTAAGCTTATTTAAAGTATCTATAACAGTATAGCTCTGATAAGGTAAGCGTGAATTAACATAATTCATTAGTGAGCGGCCAAAGGTACTTTCTCTACCGCTATCTGAATTTCCGTATTCGGGCATACCTTATTTATAATAAAAAATATAGATTCAAATAACTTTTACCACTTGATTTTTTAATCCTTTTCATTATAATAGATTGTGGGTTTCAGAAAGTAATCTTTTTATATGGAAAAAATAAATGGAAAGAATTTTTTGATTGCGTGCCAGAATTGCGTTTCACCATCTAATGATTTTATCTTCTATGCAGGATTCGAAAATCATCAATTCACTAGTACCTTATCAACTTGCGCGCGCGCCAAAATTATAACCTATGACACCGATTATTGATTTCCTTTTTCCAAAAATCCTTTTTCATAAAAAAACAGAGGATGGTTTCGAATGCGGACCCTATATAACAAATCTAGATACCGGCGTCTATTACTCCGAATATGATTATGGTAAAATATTCCGAGTGACAGTACTTGGAATAGGTATTAGTATAACGTGGATTTACTTATAACCAGCTTTATAATCATTTCATGATCATTGAAGATATTAAGGTATATGATGGTGTTATATTACATAATCGCTTTGCTTACAAATATTTTCGAAAGAAGTGTCTCCCTATAGGTAACATAATTGCTTTTCGTGCACCTGCAAAAGTTGAGACCGCAGGTTTAATCGATCAAGAGGATTCACTTAGTAATGATTTTATCTACAGTGAAGATATGATACATTTCCTATATGAGATACCTTTGATTACAGAAAGTTTTGGTGCGATTGCCTACCAGCGATTATTCAATACGATTGTGGCGAATATCTTAAGTTCTAAGTATCTTAATGCACCTATCGAGGTTGATGGTGATGATCTTATGGTACATAAAGAGTTTACGCAAGGTGGGGTTGTACAAACAAAAGGTAAATGTAGTGTTAGCATCGTTCATGTCAAGGATGCGGCCGCACTCGGCCATACCGGTATTAACGTTGTCGCAGGAAAGAAGGCACCTGCATTTGCTTATAGTACAAATTTGTCCGATCTTGATATACGTAATTTTATGGGAGATGTTATTAATTCCTTTTACGCAATGAACGATGACATCTTTATTGCATCAACAAAGATTATTTCACATTGAATATATTTGATATATTAGACGGTATTTGTTTTTCTAAGAAAAAAGATATACTTGACAATGTTGAAAAAGAAAAAGAATATTCACCCTTTATTGTCAATCGCTGGATTTCTATGTTAGATCCCTCCGCGGCAAAAATTGTTAACGACACGGTCAATCGGTTCGGTCACGTCTTTACAAACCAAGAGCAATATAAACTATTGACAGAAATATTACCTAGATATAAAAGACAAAAAATTAACTATATTAAGAAACCTACAAAAACTTGATTTCCAAGCGCTTATGTGATAAGTGCTTGTATGAGTAAGCCAAGTGTAGATCAACTACCGACACAAAAAAGTTTAATCGATCTAAGCTCGCATTCACGCAATTCCTTGAATAGTGTTTTTGTGGGATATGATCTATCTCATCTTTTAGATGATATTCTATTGGTTGAATTTGTTGATGAAGGTGGAAGCAATAATACTATCGTAAGAAATGGTATATTAGTTCCTGTGAATGCGGAGACTAATGCCTGGCGCATCGGTAAGGTGATTCTCTGTGGTGCCAGTTGTCGCTTAGTTAAGGTGGGTGACCATGTGTGCTTCCCAAATAATATGGGGGTACCAATTGCTAACATAGAGGTAGTTAATCATGGACCTGTAAAGCATGGAATCTTTTTAAATGAACAAAGAATCTTTGGTGTAGTGCAGCCCCGCAAAGAAGAAATTAACAATGTTAGTATCGATAACAAACCTAAGAGCCGTTCTACAAAACAGCGCGTGTGAGATAAAGTTTCTCCGCCGGAGACCTAAAGCGGGGAGACCACCGTACCGTAGGATGCTCTGTACTACAGCAAATAGTATTTTAAATACAGTTGATGGTAGGATAACCTTAAACTATAAACCTGCATCAAAAAGTCCTCGATATAATCCCATGCAAAAAAATCTTATTATTGTGTGGGATATTTTTATGCAAGATTATAGGTGTGTAAATTGTGATAGCTGTGACCTAATCACAACAGTGCCTGCTGCTTCTTTTTGGGAATATTTTAAGAAAAATTTAATGAAACTAAACACATCTCAAAAAATGATGTATATGGACTCATGATTGCAGAAAAAATAGAAAAAGCTATTAATCAATTTTTGCAGCAAAAGGTTTACTTTACTGTAAATGGTAAAACTATTAAAGCCGGTAAGTTGGTTCTATTTTGTATAAAGGATTTTTATCTTGTTTTTACATTACATATACAACAAACAAAAAAAATATTTGAAATACCTTATCCATACGCATTTTTAATCAGAGACAATAAAATTATATTAGACTATACTTTAGAAACATTCTGTCACAATGTAAGCGATATTCGTAACTATGCAAAGTTGCTCATACCGAAAAAAACTGGTAAATTTCATAATTGCCAAGCAGAAATAACTATAGTAGAAAATTGATTTTTAATAGTAAATACATTATGCAAATTAACTGTGAAGTAAAGCTTGATACAAAAAAAGCCTCAAACAAGCTATATTTCGACAAAAAATTAAAACAATTCTCAAATGCAGTAAAGAGGTGTGGTATAATAGATGAATTAAGGCTATTACGTAACTATATGAAACCTTCGGTTAGACGGAAGTTATCAAAGCAGATATCTGCACAAAAGTGGAAGTATTATTAATTTTACGATAAAGGTTTATTCATAAATAATAAACCGTGAGAGCGTATACCTATTACTTTGAGGTCAAAGACCTCATACTACAGTTTCTGGCTGCTTTTGACAATGTAGTTATAAAGCGATATAATAGAAACAGAGTAGCTGAAGCCACACAGCAAGTTCGCTACATTTATGCACCCAAACAAAGGGTATTATTTGATCTCGTTAATGCTGCGCAGAATATTACTCTACCTGTAGTCAGTATTACCATCTCTGATATCTCGCGCGATAATAATAGAGTCTTTAATAAGAATGCCGGTTTTTTTGCTTACGGTTCTGTTGAGGATCGGTCTCCCTCAAGCAAGACTTTTCATTATAAGACACCTGTTCCAGTAAACATAGGTGTCAATATGAGTGTTATTGCCAGGTATCAATCCGATATGGATCAAATCTTATCAAATTTTGTACCATTTAATAATCCTTATATAGTATTGAGCTGGACAGTTCCAAAAGATTTCAATCTGCCTTATACACAAGAAATACGTACAGAAGTTTTATGGAGCGGTAATATCGATTTAGAGTATCCGCAAGACATGAATGGCAATCAGAAAGCCCAGATAGTAGCAAATACAAAATTTACAATTAAAGGGTGGTTATTTCCCGATCCACAAAATCCAATTAATAATATTTTCCGTATTGATGTAAGCATGACCGCAGTAAGTGGTGGTACAAGCTTACAGTTCGGTAATTATAATGTACTTAAATCACAAGTTGTGACAGCAGATTCTGCTGCTTTATCATCTTTTTATAATACCGATACATTCTCTGTTTCCGGACGACCAATTATAACCGGGGTACAATTGTTTACCGAAATATGAGCAAAAAACAACCATCTTTTCGAATAAAAACTAACACACCTGGTAAAATAATTGTACTTGAAGGTGATATGTTTAGTTTTTCTACAGGCAATGGATTGTATTTAAGCTCAAATAAATTTGACGGCAGCCAACAATATTGTGATTTTTACTCTCTTATTCAAAGTGTAAGTGCAGGCAATCCTCCTTTTAGCGCTTACCCAGTAAAGGAATTTACCGTTAATACAAACAATACACTGCACTTTGAATTAAGTTCTTTTTCCTCACCGCAAAAAATTGACATAATATATGCAAACGAAGCTGGTTATAGATTAGCTTCGAGCGGAAAACGGTTTACTTATATAGAAATAGTTTCAGCATATAGTTGATTATAGTAATAAAAAATATAAATCTCTTATATGTCAACAAGCGAAAAAGATATCAAGCTTCTTGAAGTAAAGAAGCAAATCGAGGAAATTTTGCAGCAAAACAAAGCCGCACTTGTCCCGGTTACGTTAATCAGTGGAGACAAAGTATTTAGCCGTGTTGATGTTGTCTCTGTTGATTCGCAAAATACTGAAAATAACAGTTAATTAGCATCTAATTACAGCGACATAGAACTAAATAATTCTATGCCTTATCGTTCGTTTGCGGATTTTAGTGAAATTTCTCCTATTGCATCCGACTATATTGTCGGTTTTAGACCTCTGCAAGGTGAATTTAAAGTAAATTTCTATACACTCTCAAAAATTATTACTGGTGGTTTAACAACAACACCAAACGTTTTATATGTTACGACAAGCGGTAGTGATACCAATTTTAGAGGTATTGGTGAAGACGAACCATTTAAAACTATTAAAAAAGCTTGTTCGTTTGCCTCATTTAACCCAGGTAGAAATTATACCATCTTTGTAAGGTCAGGAAATTATATTGAGCAAAATCCTATTTATGTCCCGCCTAATACAACCTTAATTGGTGACAATTTGAGACGAACTAATATATACCCGGCAAATAGATATTATGATATACTCTGGGTATCAAACGCAACTTATGTCTGGGGGTTCACTTTTAGAAATCATTTAGCCCCCTCTGCTGCGGTGGCTTTTCCAAATATAGACACAAATCAAATACCCATTGATCCATATCAAATTGCCTTTAATTATCCTGGGCTTTCTGCTCAAAAACCTGCTTTAAAACCTTTTATTACAACCAGTCCATATATACAAGGTTGTAGTTCTATTACCCAATCAACAACACCTGGTGCAGATAACGCAGGCTGCGGTATGAGAATAGACGGAAAATTAGTAAGAGGGTATTTGAGAAGTATGGTCATGGATTCATACACACAATTTAACGAAGGTGGCATAGGTATTAATATTATTAATAATGGTTATGCACAGCTAGTTAGTACCTTTACTATTGCCTGTACATATGGTGTTCTAGTTAGCGCAGGCGGTGGGTGTGACATTAATACTTCTAACTGCTCATTTGGTAATTACGGTCTAGCTGCATATGGAAAATCACCTTATCCAATTCTTTCAGGTGCCACAACTAATCAAATTTCACCAGGGCAAAATCAAGTTATTGTAAACGGTGTAACACCAACTGCACTTGCTTCGACACCAGGGCAAAATTTAATATGTTCATTTGAAACTGACCCCTCAACTTTTTATGTACTGGCTTCGGCCGGTCAACTCGGTAGTGAGACATTTACGCTTGTTATTGAGGAGCCAACGACATTTAACAGCATTATACCAGCAGGGAGTAAAGTAGACTTTTATATACGCAGTAATATTTTAGCTAGTGCTATAACGTTTGAATATGTAGGTTCAGGGACCACTCTTTCACGGTCCCTTCCAACATTAGGCGGTCAAACAATTCGTGAAAATGAAGCTGTTTTTGACGACAACGGTGTAGTGTTCTTTACCGCAACAAATGAAAGCGGTGATTTTAGAGTTGGCAGTGATTTTACAATAAAACAAGCTACTGGTACGATAGAAGGACGTACTTTCCAAAGATCTATATTTTCTCTGGTCACCCCATTTGTACTCTCAATCGAATAAATAAAATATTATGGCTACAGTACCTCTTAATCTATTTAAAAATGTAACGTTGCCGTTGTCTACGTATGATCCATCTATAAGTACTTACACTGCACCGTTTTCGCGTGCTGCAATTATATTAGCCACACAAATTGCCAATATTACACATGAAAATCAAACTGTTACAGTACAGCTCTCTAGTGCAGCATTTGGTACAACTACATTCTTAATAAGTGGATTCACCGTTCCTGCGTATGATGCAGCTAATATTGCTATGGGTAAAATAGTATTAACCGAAGGTGATAAGCTACTTGTTTGGAGCGGTGCTAACAAAAGCATGCATGCAACCCTTTCAATATTAGAAACTATTAACACCCCAGCGTAATGAGCAATCTTCGCCCGACCTACTTTAGTGAACGGGTCAAGGTTGTACCCCCGATCAGCGCAGATATTCTGCGTTATTCTTTTTTAAATTTACAGAATGCTGAGCCTAACCTCGGTGTTCCTGCGATACCAGCGCCAATGGCGTTTGATACATACGTACTGACAACAAACGCTGCCGGTCAAAGAGTTTTTGCAAGAACAGAAAACTGGGATAGTACATATACAACACTTCACATTAACAGTGCTTCCTGGATAACAGTACCACAAGCAAATGCTTTATACTTTAAAGCATCAGGCGGTGCATTGTACGGAGATTTAGATCTATATGGAAACCTACTCATTCAAGGTAATTTTACAGTCAATGGTACTTTTTCGGCATTAAGTGCAAGCTTTCTCACAACACAACAAACCTCGGTGTCCTCTTTAAGTGTTATTGCAGCAGGCATTTCACCAGCATTGTATGTTGCAACTTCTTTTGGCGCTTATGATATAGCGATATTTAAAGACATAGACAATAATCGTGAGGTTATGCGTATAACGGATGCTGCTTGGCCTAATGGGCTAGGTCGTGTCGGTATTAACATATACCCAAATGAAGAATTTACAGTATTGGGTGATATTAGTGCAAGTGATAATATTTACGCAAATAAGTTCGTTGGTGATAATAGTGCCTTTGTAACACCTGATGGTTCAAGCGCATTATGGAATTCTGTTTACAACTACACAAATACTATAAGCAGCTTTTTACTCACTACAGTTACATCATCAGCTATTAATGTAATTGTTCAAACTTTAAGTGCACGTTCAAATATCTTTACAGATGGTAACATTATAAGTGGCGGGCGAGATATAGCTCAATTTTTATTATTAGAGCCTGGTTTAAATGTAAGAGCACTCATTGAATATCTATCATCAAACAATATTTTACTAAGCAGCGCAACATTTGAAGCACCAGTAGATTTTACAAAAGGAATTTATGTTAGTGGTGGTGCATCTGTGGTGGGCGGTCTTACAGCTGATTTTATATATGGTCAAATACAAAATATTGCTAATTTTCCTGTAGATAGCTTTACCGGGACAGGTAGTCAACAAACATTTTATCTTACTCAAGAAATTTCTAGCGGTAATGATATTATGGTTTATGTCTCTGGTATTTACCAGGACAAGCTAACATATAACTTTACATCAGGCCCGGGGAGCTCAATTACATTTGTTGAAGCACCACCCGTACCGGATACTGTAGGAGATAAAAATATTGAAGTGGTGTATGTAAAGGCTAACCCACTACCTATCGGTATCGTTTCTGATAACTCTATAACTACCCAAAAATTAGCTAATTATGCAGTAACTATAGAGAAGACTAGAACAGGAGCATTCATTACTTCCGCAGGCGGGACAATTTATGGTAACCTTTCTGTTGTTGGTACAGTTTCTGCAAGTAATTTTGTATTAGTTGATGGTGTACTTCTTAATCAAGCTTTTGATGTTGGCCCCGGTCAAACAACTTTTCAACTACCGAGCGCAGTCTACAGTAAGGATGATTTAGTTGTTTTTGTATCAGGTATATATCAAAGGAAAGATACCTATTCTTTAACCACACCAAAAACCTTAGAATTAAGTTCACCTCCACCAGAAGGTAATAAAGTTGTAGAGGTTCAATACCTACGGTACTTCCCATATACACTCTCTGTACCAGCACCAAATTCAGTTATTAATTCTTCTATTGCTGATAATGCTATAAGCTATAGAAAATTAAGCGGTGTTATGGTTCGGATTGAACCACAAACATACACCGGCGACGGAGTTACAACACAATATAATTTGGTGTGCGCTGTTGCAACATCGCACGATCTAGATGTATACTTTTCAGGTGTATATCAAAATAAAGATTCATATTCTATTGTACCAAACAACTATACTTTAACCTTTGTACAAGCACCACCTTCCGCTGCACTTATTGAAATTAATTACAGAACTGTACAATTTTATAGTCAATTTTTTACTGTACCGAATCTATCAATTACCACACCAAAGATAGCCAATTTAGCCGTTACTTCAGATAAATTAGACTCTAATATTAGTATTATAAACGACTTAGCAGTCGGTGGTAGCATTACTGCTGGTAGAGACATTACTACAGGTCGTAATTTAAATGCGGTAGATATTTTCGCTACTGGTAATGTAACAATATATGGTAACTTAACCGCGCTTGGTTCGACTACCGTAATAGATACCTTCCTAACTACCACTAGTGCTCTGTCTGTAATTAATGCCGGCTCCGGTCCTGCATTAGTGGTAAGACAGCAGGGTGCGCAACCAATTGCTGAGTTTATTGATAAGGAATCTGGTACATCTTTATATGTCGGGGATAATATTAAAGTTGGTATCGGTACAAATAACCCCGTACATGAACTTCAAGTTCAAGGAACATTATCCGCAATTAATATTGGTGCTGTACAAACTGTTTCTGCAACCGACATTTGGACTAGAAATAAAATATTTTCCGGTGGTGAAGATCTAGCTGATAGATTAGGTGATGTGCCTTCCGTATATGCAAAGTTTCACGGTATACAGCAAGCCAGATTATTATACACAAACACTAATCCTTTCTCTGCAAATTGGAATTTAAGAGACAATCAAATTGCAAACTTATACCTGTCCGCTGGCGGCAATACATTACTTTCTAACCCGACAAATCAAATTGCAGGCGGTACATATATTCTTATGGTACGTACATTATCTGGTAATGTACAGCTATTCTTTGATTCTTTATATAGATTCCCCGATGGTGTAACACCCACACTTACTCAGGGTGCTAGTGCTATGGACATCTTCACGTTTATTAGTGATGGGAGATTTATGTACGGTACATCTGTACAAAATTATAGCTGGGTACCGTAATATATGGCTTTTCCTGTCTCACCGCTAGGTTTTCTCGGTAGCGGGCAACCTAATCTTTATAGAATATCTAAATCTTTAAGATTTAGTAGAGACCCTACAACACAAGCTAGTTATCTCTATAGAACACCACACCACGAAGGGTCGAGGAAACAATTTACTTGGAGCGGGTGGTATAAGAATCTTAATTTTAGATCTAATTCGCAAATTACAAGTAATGCTTTCTTTCATACCGCTCCTCTAGGTACAGGTGTAAACTCTGCCAGCTATATCTATCTACAAGATGGAAGGCTAGTATATTGGGATTGGCGAGTAGGGGCGTGGGGAAGAGTAGCACAGACTACTGGTGCATTTCGCGATCCAACCGCGTGGTATCATTTTATAGTTGCTGTAAATTATACTGCACCGTTATCTTCTGACCGTGTCGCTTTTTATGTAAATGGTGTACGGGCTGATTTAGATGTTTCAACCACTACCTATCCCAATACCGGCGAAGAAACCGCGTTTAATGATCCGTCTAGACCACACTACATTTCCGATACAGGTAATAATGTCCCGCTCAACGGATATCTTACTGAAGTCAATTATATAGACGGTCAAACGCTTGATCCGTCAAATTTTGGCTATTTTGATACGTATAGTGGTGTCTGGGTACCAAGAAAATATATCGGTACATATGGCACTAATGGGTTTTATTTAAATTATAGTGACACTACAAGCCCGTATACCTTAGGGTATGATTTCTCTTACCATCCCACGCCTGGGTCATTTCCTGACCCGTACTGGGATTCAACAATGTTGCTACTACATTGTAACGGTTCGCTTAGTGCTACAAACAATACTTTTGTTGATGACTCCGTAAATCGTCTGACTATTGTTGCTACACCTAGCGCCACACAAGGCTCAGAAAGTCCATTTAAACTACCTGTAAATGTTTCTTACTCTATTGATTACGGTGGTTCTGTATACCTAGCAGATGGTGAATATTTACAATTACCGTCAAATAATGCGTTAAATCTTGGAACCGGTGATTGGACTATAGAATTTTGGATTAAAGTTCAAGATAATAAAAATTTAATAGGTATTTTGAATATAGATTTTGATCAATTTGAATTTGATCGTCAGGATACAGGTAACGGGTCACAATACTTTGTAAGTATTCGAAATAACTTCGCCCCAGGCGGTGATAAGAGTCTAACTAGCATTGCGAGTGCGTCTAATGTAAGAGGTAGATGGGAGCATGTCGCTTTAGTTAAATCTGGCACTACAGGTGTGTTATATGTAAACGGTATAAATGTAACTAACGGTGGATCTGCTGACTTTTCAAATACTGATATTAATGTAACTAATTTTAGTTACACCCCGTGGATTGGTAGACATGCAACTAATGGCGGTACACTAGCTAGTTATTTTATGCGTGGGTGGTTATCGAATTTTAGAATTACTAAATCTGCGGTATACACAGGTAACTTTATACCATCACCAACACCCCTACCAGCTATAACTAATACAAGCTTATTATTAAATTTTGCAAGCGGTGGTGTGGTAGATAGCACAGGAACAAATACAGTTAACTTACAAAACGGGGCGAGAATTAATACCTTTGTCAAGCAATATAATACGGGTAGTTTGGCCTTATCAAGTGCGACTATTGCAGGAAGCTATGGTGCTTTTGCCTGGGTTTATCCTAGTCCAACTTTAAATCTTAACGATACTGATTTTACTATTGAATGTTGGTTCAGAACAAGCTCCTTTAGTCCGGCATCACCTATTATCTCTTCTGCAAAATATTATACGGTGGGTGCTAATGGTAATTGGATAGTTCGTATTAATAGCTCCACACAAATAGGATTTTTTAGCTTTGATGGACAGTCTACACAATTAGGTGCAGACTTTACAGTATCAACCATGTCACCGAATACATGGTATCATTTAGCCGTTATCAGATACAATGGTAACGTTAGATTATATTTAAACGGTGTACATTCTTCCACCGGTGCGACTGCGGTTTCCAGAACTCTTAATGATGGTGGTAATAACGGTATTTACATTGGTCGAACAAATCAAACTGGAACATATGCTGGTTTTAATGGTGAAGTTGCGGATATAAGAATTTCACGTATTGCAAGATACTCTACTGATAGCACTTCATTTACTCCACCGACTACACAACTTCCGGATACCGGTAATTATGTATATTTTGGCCCCTCACAAGGGTTGTCAGTTTCTACTTCAACTAATTACGGTACTAGCAACGACTCATGCTTTGATGTGCCTACACCTTATACCGATGTAAACCCGCGGGGTAATTATCCTGTAATGAGTCCCTTTAATGCCAACGATAATACGTATGTAGATCGGTGTGGGTTAAGATCTAGAGGATATGGTGGCAATGCATGGTATGGTGCAAGCACAACAGTGGGTGTAAGATCAGGTAAGTGGTACTGGGAAGATATAAATGTGAATGGCAGTACTTATATAATTACGGGAGTTACACGCGTTACTACTACAGGCCTCGATAATAATGCGCAGTGGCACCCCGGATATAACGAACAAGGTGGTTCAAATAAAAGTTTTGGTTATTATGCATCTAACGGTCATATACAATATAATAATACTTCAACTCCATACGGAAATACATGGACTGCAGCCGGTGATGTAATTTCACATGCATTAGATTTAGATAATAAAAAATATTTTGTTGCCAAAAATGGAGTTTGGCAAGGTAGTGGTGACCCTGTTGGGGGTGCAAACCCCGCACCAGGTGCAACAACAATACTTACAACTTATAATGGAGATTATTTTCAACCTGCTGCTGGGTATTATGGAGGGGCTATATGCCATCATAATTACGGTCAGCGGCCTTTTTTGTATCAAATACCTATCGGTTACAAAGCGCTTTGTTATACAAATTTACCCGCAACAATTATTAGAAAACCAGGAGATTTTTTTAGCAACACACATTATGTAGGGACCGGTTCAACTCGTACCGTAACAACTTCAGGGTTATCGGGAATTCCTGTAAAAACCTTAGGGACAACAATACCTGATTTAATATGGATAAAAGGTATAGCTAATACATCACATGTATTGATCGATACAACGCGTGGTGCTACTGTTTCTTTATCTGCACAAAGTACAGCTGGTCAAACAGCTGAACCTGCCGGTTTACAAGCATTTTTACCCACCGGGTTTATAGTTGGTCCACACAACACCTATAATGCATTAAATGCTAATTATAGTTCATGGAGTTGGAGAAAAAATAGAGCTGCGGGGTTTGATATAGCACAAATTACAAAAACTGCTAGTAGTAATCAAACATTCTTACATCAACTAGGTCAAAAACCAGCAATGATGATTGTCAAAGCAATGTCCCCGCAAACCGGGCAAAATTGGGGTATTTTTCATCAATACGGTACCAGTGATGGTATAGCAGGACAAGGAGGATATTTTACGTTTGGTACTGCAGGGTATACTGCAGATACATCTGTATGGAACAATACCGCCCCTACAAATACTCAATTTACACTAGGAACGTTTTGGTCTGCTGGTGAATATGTTGCATATTTGTTTGCGGAAATTCCAGGATTTAGTAGGTTTGGTGTATACTGGTCGAATAATCTCACAAACGGTCCATTTTGTTTTTGTGGATTTAAACCTGCATTTTTAATGTATAAACGGGCCGATGCTGCAGATACAGTGGGGTGGCTTATTTTTGATCCATCTATTTCACAAAATAAATATAATCCAGCCACTTATTATTTGAGCCCTGCGAATTCAAATGCATTAACTTTTGGAGGAACGGTAGATATAACTTCAAACGGATTTAAACTTAATTATGCCGGTGCAGATGGCAATGTAGCTTCCGGGCGATACGTTTTCGCTGCTTTTGCAGAATCACCATTTAAAATCGCGCGAGCAAGGTAATAAATACATTATATGCCCCTAGTTACTATTATCCAAGGAATGCTTGATAATGATGCAGTTACATCTTCAAGCATTTCCGCTAATGCAGTAACAACAAATAAAATTGCTGATGGTGCTGTTACGAATAGTAAATTAAATTTAGCTTCTCCTCTAGGCACCGCAAATATTGCAGACGGTGCAATAACCTCAGCAAAAACAAATTTTGCTGATTTATCGCTTTCTGGTAACGCCACTGTAGGCGGTAATCTTACAGTGTTAGGTAGCATTACAGCATTAGGGGATTTTACTTACCTAGATACTATAGTATCGGTAACTAGCTCATTGTCTGTTATTAATAACGGCACGGGGCCTGCTATTTTAGTTAGACAAAGAGGTACTGAACCCCTTGCACAATTTATTGATAATGAATCAGGTGTCGCATTTCATATTTCTGATGTGGGTAGAGTAGGGATTAATACAGATTGTCCTCAAGCCAGCTTTACTGTGGTTGGTACAACATCTGCTGTTGGTACATTAACAGTACAACAAACTATAGAAAAAACTAATATTGCGCAAAATATAGTAGATAATATTGATTTTGATGTATTATCACAAACCGTACTTTTTCAATCTGCTCCGACTATAAGAAGTTGGTCTGTTAATTTTAGAGGGAATAATGCAGCAACATTAGATAGTGTTTTATACCCTGGACAAACTGTTACCTGCGTACACTTAGTATCAACAAGTACTGTGTCAGTTTTTTGCAGTGCGGTAAGGGTCGATGGTACTCAAGTTATACCCTATTGGCAAGGTAACGCTGGTGCTCCTGCCGGAGGAAACTTGAATAGCTTAGATACATACACCTACACTATTATTAAAGTTGCCCCTGCAACCTTTAGAGTACTTGCCTCTCAAACACAATTTGCCTAATGCCTCGTATATCTACAGCTAGTTCAACAGCTGCACGTGGTTACGGTTTTAGTAATACACAGCCTACGACCTTTACTCCCTATCAAATTACTAAGTCATTAAGAAATGTACCTACACGTAATCAGTTTCTTTATCGACTTCCAGGCGGAGCCATAGACGGTAACCGCAGAACATATACAGAATCATTTTGGTTCCGGCAAATGGCAGTAAATACGGGTGCAGCTGAATCTACTGGAAATTGGATTGGTGCAGTGGCATTTCCGGGTATGGGAGGGAACCATGGTGTTTATAATTATGGTAACGGGACAATAGCAACATTTTGCTATTACAATATGGACGGTATAAATGCCGCCCCAGGACAATGGCAAGGATTTTTATACACACTGCCGGGGTTTCGGGATAATTCAGCGTGGTATCATTTTGTGTGGGCTGTTGATACAACCCAACCACAACCTGAAAACAGACAAAAGCTATATATTAACGGACAACTACAGACTAGTTTTAAGACTTATGAATCACCCGGTACAGGCAATTTCATAAATCGCACCCCTACCTATCCTAACTTAAATCAAGTAACTGAATTTGGTAATACTAGTGGTTCTGGTTTATATATAAATTCAGATTATAGCGGGAGCTCAAGATTTAATGGTTATTTAGCGGAACTTCATTGGGTAGACGGGCAAGCGTTAGATGCTTCGGCGTTTGGATATTATGATAATAATGGAGAGTGGCAACCTAAACCGTACGCAGGTACATACGGTAAGTTTGGTTTTTACTTACCATTCATAGACGACTCTACACATACAAGTATTGGTAAAGATTATTCTCGTGCACTAAAACCAAGCTTAACTTATCCAGAAAATAGTGATGAATATTTTGGAGCAGTATCTCTATTAACTCAAACTCTATCATCTCGTTCACTAAGCGGTAATAATATAGTTTTTAGAGATTATTCATCTCTGAATAATCCTATAAGTAGCTTTAGTACAGCATGTCAAGGATCTCCTTCACCTTTCTACTTACCTGGGGAAACTTATGATGTAAACAAATATGATGGTAGCTTATACTTAAGAGGTATTAATGACTGTCTAAGAATTCCTTATAACCCTGCATTTAGTCTTGGTAATAAGGATTTTACAATAGAGTGTTGGGTAAAGACAGACGGTGTAAATCGAAATAATGGTAATTCTCCAGTATTAAATCAATCTACTGGTAATGCGTCAGATTATAATAGTGCTTTCTTTTTTGGTATTGGAAGCGATGTTGGCATTTACTTATCAGAGGGAAGAGGAACATGGGATCAATTTACACAATCTACAGGCAGAACTATTGCTGATGGTTGCTGGCATCACGTTGCTGCTGTTCGGTCTGGCGATCGTTTATTAATTTTTATTGACGGTGTACAATGTGCGTCACAACTCTTACCAACCGGTTATACTGTGAGCTTTAGTGATAGACCTATTGAGGTAGGTACGCAAGCTGGTCAAATATATTTTACAGGAGGTTTAATTTATAACCTACGCATGGTGGTCGGAACCGCGGTATATACTAGTAGCTTTACCCCACCAACCTCACCACTTACAAATATACCAAATACAGTACTTTTATTAAAATTTAGAGACGCTGCCATAGTTGATGCTACGAGTAAATTTGTATTTTATACAGATACGTACGGGTCTGGAACAGGTACTAATGCATTGTGTGCAAAATATAGTAGAGGTATTGAGACGCATGATAGTGCTGTTACTGTTTTCAATGCTTATAATAAATTTTGGTCAAACCCAGGTACAGATTTTACTGTAGAAACATGGTATGTTTGTATCTCTGGTAGCGATGTCAACATATTCAATATTCCTGCTAGAGACCTTACAAGCTTTTTTGCACTCAATTATAATCACAGTAGTAAAGCAATAACTGGATATACAAATTCAGGTGTACAATTTACTTCTAATAATAGAATACTAACAGCGTGGACACACATAGCATGGGTTAGAAGTAAGAATGTTTTAACTCTATACTTAAATGGTAGCGCGGTAGACACTAGATCATTTGCAGGTAATTTAGGATATAATATACCTGCATACCTAAGACTTGGCACACAAGGGTCTTTACATAGATCATTCTACGATCAATTTAGATTTACTCAAGGTGTAGCAAGATATACTACTAATTTTATTCCACCTACAGCTGCATTTGCCGTTAACGGTAGTGCAACCTTCTTTCAGCCTATTAGCTTCTTAACAAATGAGGTCAATGCACTTACATATAGTGACAAAGCTAGTTATAATGAATCTCCTACCGATTTTGTTTATTCAACCTCTAATTCTATTGTATCATCTTATAACATAAAAACATATATACTTTCAAGAAATAGTAATTTAACAGTTTCAAATAGTGGGTTAACAGTGAACACTGGCGCCGCCGCCGCCCAGCATCGTATGGCTGCAGCAAAAACAACACTTTCTGCTGGCAAATATTATTGGGAAGTAACTGCAGGCACCGAAGCCGGCTCCGTTAACATATTTGGAATGGCACCGCTTAGCTCACATTATACCGATGGAATTTATACTGGTCTTATTGAGGGGTTCGGTTATGGTTATAGTACAACAGCAGGTCTACCTTACGCGGGGCCAGGGTATCAAACTAATATTGCAGCTGGAAATTTCGGATCTATAGCAAACCAATCAGTATTAGGCTTTGCTTATGATGCGCAAACCGGCAATGCATGGGTAAGAAATTCTACCGGTTGGCTTGGAGGTGGTGACCCTGCAGCAGGTACAACTCCTGCTTGGACAAGACTTGGAACAAACACAACACTTCTTCCCTTAGCACCAGCTGTATCTTTATATAACACAACAGCTGCAACCGGTACCACATTTAACTTTGGCCTACGTCCATATACCTTTACACCGCCCGCGGGGTTTTCAGATATTGTTGATATTACATATGACCCTGGTGTAAGAGGTACATTTTGTACTATTAACCCAGTAGGGCCGCGGGTAGGGCAACAGCCTACAGTTACCGGTTATGCAGCTGCAGGCGAATTAGATTGCGGAATGGCAGCTGCAAATATTGGCGGATCCACCTCCCAAATGTGGATAGGTACTACACAGGGATTACAGACAGGTAAATGGTATTTTGAAGCCACATACATACCTACCGCAGTTAACACTGCTGATGCCATAGGATTAAAGGAAAGCAATATACAGCAAAACGCAACAAATTATTGGATGAATAATACTATTACAGATTTCTTTATGCTTCGTCAGGATGGTAATAAGAAAACAGGTAGCACATCTTCAGTATTACATAGACAAGCTATACAAAGAAATGATATAATAGGAGTTGCGTATGATGCAGATGCAGGAAACTTATGGTTTTCTGTTAACGGCACATTTTTAGCAAATGGCAACCCGGTGTCTGGTATTAACGCGGCTTTCACCTCATTAGATGGCTTATCGACGTCTAAGGCTTATGTCCCGGTATTTTCATGTTATGGAAGCGGTGGTGCAAACACCCGCACTTGGGATTGTAATTTTGGTGCCCGTCCTTACGCTTTTAGACCACCTACAGGATTTAGACCGCTTTGTACAGCTGTATTACCCCTTACAAGTAATACAGGATTAAGATTGAATCAAATTAACCGCGCATTTAATGTTACAGCTTATACTGGAGGCAATGTAATTTACAATACAGATCCCCTGGCAGGAGGATTAGAATTAGCGCTACCTTTAAACGGTTATCAATTAATGCCTACTTTTTGGAACTACGATGCTTGTAATATTATTTCTAACGGTCAACGACCTAGAAAACCACTCGTAAACAACAATGTTACAATTTCTGCAAATCCCGATACTTCTTTCTTATATGCAAGCGCAGCATTCTTCAATGGTAGTACTGCAAATCTTGTATACAATAATGTTGCGTTTAATGAGTTTGTTCTTGGTGTACAAAATTTCTGTGTTGAAGGGTGGGTTTACCCAATAGAGCATAGAGGGCCTGCAGGAAACGCACAAGCTATAGTATATACAAGTAACACCACTGACGCAAACGGTATATGGTTTGGAATTAACTCTGGGGTAAATAATTGGTATTGGCTTGCTGGTACCAGCGGTACATGGAGTTGGTCTAGGGATACAGGGGTTCTTGCTACCTCAGGTATGTGGCATCATTTTGCTTACGTAAGAGAGAATAGTGAATTTAGATTATATATAGATGGTAGGTTAATTGATACTGTAACTGGTAGGACCGAAAGCTTAACTAATGCAGATGGTGTTATTACAATAGGTGGCCGTGTAGTTGCATCACAATATTATAGAGGTTATATACAAGATATAAGAGTATATAAAAACTTTACTAAGTATGTATCTAATTTTACCCCGCCCTCTGCTATAACTTCTCGCATTATTAACACAGAAAATGCTTTTGAAAGTCCAGTCAAGCAAATACAAAATATATCGTTTCAACCTGATTTGGTGTGGATAAAGAGTAGAGGAACTCAATCAACTCAACCACACGGTTTACACGATGTAGTTCGCGGAGCGGATAATTTATTATCAACTGTTTATTCTAATAATTCTTCTAACACTACATTCTATCTAAGCTCATATAATATAAATGGATTTACAGTACGTGAAACTATTTCAGCCAATACTCCAGGATTAGATTACGTGGCTTGGAGTTGGAAGGCTGGCCAATCAACCGAGCTGAATACAAACGGTTCTATACCAACCCGGGTAAACGTAAATAAACAAACAGGATTAAGTATTTTTAGATACACCGGTAATAGCACATTTGGCGCTACTATCGGCCACGGACTCGACACCCCACCATCTTTTATTATAGTTAAAGGATTAAGCGCAAATCTTGGATTTGCTAATAATAATTGGTGGGTACAGCATATTGCTTTTGCTAACAATGAAGTTGCAAAGTTTAATCTAACAGACGCTGTTTCCGTTGAAACAACTGGCACCGGGTCGACATGGAACACAACAAAAGCCAATAGTAATGTAATTACCTTAGGCGATCAAGCCGGTGTAAACAGATTGAACGGACAATATATTGGATATGCTTGGTGTGAAGTTACAGGCTATTCTAAGTTTGGTTCATATGTTGGAAATGGAAATACAGATGGTCCTTTTGTGTATTGTGGATTTAAACCAAGATTAATAATACTTAAAAGCCGTGCAGCCGGGCGACTTTGGGTTATCAAGGATACTGCAAGAACTACCTCTAACGGCTACGATTATGAGATATATAACACCTCAATTACAGAAAATTCTTACTATACAAACCCTCAAGGCCCCGTAATTGACTTCTACGGAAACGGATTTAAGATTAGATCTACAGCTTCTGAGACTAATACTAATGCAGAAACATTCATATATTGCGCTTTTGCAGAAATACCATACAGATTCGCGCGAGGGTGTTAATAAATAAGTAATATATGGGATCGATCGGCAAAGTACGGCAAGGGCTTATTGATGGTGAAGCAGTTACAACTAATTCATTGTCTGCAGGTTGTGTCACCACTATAAAGATTGCAGATCTAAATGTAACGACACCCAAGATTGCTCTATCTGCAGTTACTGTAAACAATTTAGCTTTAACTGCAGTCCAGACCCGACATTTAGGACCCCTTGTTGTTACAACACCAAAAATTGCACCAGTCTCAATAACAACCGATAAAATTGCTTTGTCCGCGATAACAACCGAATTAATGGCATTAACTGCAATTCAAACCCGACATATTGATGTAAGTGCTGTGACGTGGGAAAAAATGGCTGCAGATTCCGTACGAACAATTAATATACAGCTTTCCGCTATTACAAATGACTTAATGGCTTTATCTTCTGTACAAACACGGCATATAGAAATAAGTGCTGTGACTCAAGAAAAACTAGCCGTTGAAGCAGTAGCTATACAAAATGTACACCCTACAACAAGTGTTCTTTTTAGCTTTAGAAATGCTATAATAAATGGCGCTATGAATGTAGCTCAACGCGCTGTGTCAGCAGCAGTAGGTAGCAATTATCCACGCTACACTACAGTTGATAGATTTTTCTCTTTCCAGGAAGGGCAAGTTGATGTTACAACTCGTCGGGAAAGTGTATCGACATGGCAGCCAGGCCTTTCTGGGTTTCAAAGCTGCTTGCGATGGGGCAGGGTACCCGGAGGCACCGCATCAGGCCGGCTAGTCTTAGGTCAAGTCGTTGAATCTATACATTCAGTACCTTTTCAAAATTCTCCAGCATGCTTATCATTTTTTGCTAGGTGTGGTACCACATTTAGTTCTGAAAACTCTGCATTAAATGTAAAGCTGTATACTGGAGCTGGTGAAGATCAGCTCGCGACTAGCATGCTTAGTGCTAGCTGGACAAACGGGCTTACAGCTATTAATGCAAATGCTATCCTAGAACCAACATGGAAAAGGTATAGCTTTAACACATATATTAGACCGGATGTTACACAACTAGGAATTACATTTTCTTGGACACCATCAGCGACATCTCTCCGCCCGCCTGGCGGCCCAGTTGGTGGATCATTTAATGACGATTTCGTCTACATAACAGGTATTCAACTTGAGCGAAGCTGGACACCAACTCCCTACGAACACAGACCACTATCATTAGAGCTTGAAATGTGTCAAAGATATTATGAGAAAAGCTATAATTTAAATACACCTGTTCCAACGAACACCACACAAGGGGCAGTATATAATGCTATAGATGGCATTTCTAATGCAGCGCATACCGGTTCCTTACCTATACGATTTATGACACAAAAACGAGCTATACCTGCTTTACCTACTGTAGGTGGTTCAGTTGCTGTATACAGTACAAATACCTCTGCAATAAACAGAATATATGATGCACAAAATGCAACAGATTATGTTGCCTCATACATCTATGTAGGAAGAAATGGATTTACCGCAACATGCACAACAAGCGTTGCAGCAGCCTACACTCTATTAGGACATTATGTTGCTGAGTGTGAATTTATTTAAAACGAAATATTTCGAAAGATTTTTTGCTGGTCGATATAGTAAACACTCTTAAAATGTAACCTTTTCAACATATCCATACAACCCGCGCACGGCTTACTTAGGTCAAGCTGGTTGTTTCGATTAACTCTAGTATTAATCATAGTCAAACCCGTACAATCCGACTCTCCAAATTTTATTACTGCGTCCATTTCTGAATGAATTCCAATTTCTGTACTCATGGACTCGCCTTTACGGTTACAATAGTTGTACAATAAATTTCTAGGATGAGTTTTACTCCTGTTAAATCCAATTTTTAAAATTTTCGATCCATCTAAAATAAAACTAAAATGCCTACACCGATGGTCAGCGGGATGCTCTTGAAGAAGAGCAAAGCTTACTTCTTTTACCTTGTTAAAGATTTTCAAATGATATGAAACAACTTTAGTAAGACAACAGACGAACAAACAGCAGCTATTAAACTAGTGAACGTTCTGAGCAATTCGAGCTTGTGATTGTGTTGGTCAACCCAAATTTCAACGTGATCGCGTAAACGGCCTTCTTTTTCTAATTTTCTTTTTTCTTTTTTACTGAGTTTTCGTATGCTCATTTTTTTCATTATAAAGAAAAAATTTTAAAATTCAAGTCAAATATCTTCTAATTCAAAATATTTAAATAAATCTATGCCATATTTTTTTCTGAAATATTCCCGGCTGTCCCTTATAATTTTATTATATGTTATTCTATCTCTATTATGTCTATTTTCCAATTCAATAAATTTATCTCTTAGAACATTTACCGCATTCATATCACCAACATCCATAGCTTTATTAATCTGACTAAGAATTTTTTCTCCCTCTTTAATAATCCAGAGATAGTTTTGGTTTAATAACTCTAATTGCTCTAAAAGCTTATCAACGGTAGATGTCATTACGGGTATTTGTAAATCTTCTTGCCTTTTTTAACTTTATAATTTTTTATTTCTTGGCCTTGCTTTGTAGCCCAGTCTATATCTTCAAAATTCTTTTTAAATTTTTCGCTAAAACAGTTCCGTGGTTTGCTGCCTTTACCCGCCATAAAGAAATAATATTATACTATTTTCAGAAATCCACCGTCTTGATATATAGCGCCTGCAGGTAGACCAGTATTTGATGTTGGTAAATTTGCAAACACAATAAGATCACCAATTACGCTTAGACTCTTAACTATAGTTACAGCGCTTACAGTCACATTTGCCGTAGACAGGGAATTGTATGTAACATATGTTGCACTGGTAGTCTGGAAAACCGCCTGAGTGTTTGTCAGCGCGCTTACTGCAGGTATAGCCGCCTGTGAAAATAGATATGCTAAATCCCATCCTGCAGAATTAGTAGTAACAACACTCCAGTAATGATCATATGTTGCACTGTTTGCAGTCCAGAGACTATAGCTTGCATCCCAGCCAGCAGAATTTGTTTGCAGCCTAGTTACACTAGCGCTTACCGCATTTGCAACTGTGTACGCGCCTTCATATCGCGCACTACTTGTTTGAAATACAGCCTGAGTTGCATTTAATGCGCTAATTGCAGGCACAGCACTCACAGCTATAAAATATCCATAATCCCAATTAGCTGAGACATTTTCCAGAACAGTAATTATTGATTTGGTATAAGTAAGCGTACCATCTATATCAGCTGATGTTGAATTAACATAATTATAAGTGTTATTCCAATTACCGCTCGTAGTATTTACTGTTAAATACGTGTTGCTATACAATACACTTAATTGATTGAAAGAACTATACACACTATTGTAAGAACTTGCCAAATTTGTAAGGGTTGCTATTCTATTAAAAAACGGTACATTTAAACTGGTTATAGAATTAATAGTTGTCCGTATTTCAGAAGTGCCTCTATAACCTACAAGAAAATCACTAAATCTTGGCGTTGCCAGTGTAAAGTTACTAAAATTAATAGCCGCCATATTTCATATTTATAGTTCTTTTCAATATTTAACAACAATTTTATAAATGAAAACATAGAACATAAATAATCTGTATGCCTCTACGTAGAATCCAATCGGGTATGGTTAGCCGTTTTGCTAACATTAATTTTGATACAGGCACAATATTTGGCAATCTCTCTGTATCAGGTTCTATTTCAGCAAGTAATATATCTGGTATCTCTGGAACTGGAGGAGCAAGCGGTTTAATCCAAGCATATTATCCTTACCAAACTTTTAATACGACTGGTGTAGCTGGTCCAAATGGCACAATATTTACGCTTCTATCTGCAGTAGCTACAACAAACGATATAATGGTCTTCGTTTCAGGGGTTTATCAAAATAAAAGTCTTTACTATCTTTCCGATAATTATACGCTTGTTTTAACCGAAATCCCCCCTGCAGGAACTGGCATGCTAGAGGTTCAATATGTGAAGGGCTCTCTTTATAATCTACAAACAACTATTCCAGCAGACAACAGCGTTATACAATCTAAAATAGCATCTAACTCTGTATCTAATGACAAGATACAGGACGGAGCCGTTACTTACGAAAAATTAAGCGCAATATATGCATTTATCCCAGTACAACAAATACAAGCAGGTGACAATGTTACTGCATACGCCCTTCTTTCTGCAGTTGCAGATACTAACGAGATTATGGTCTATATTGATGGTGCCTATCAAAATAAGAACACCTACTCAATAATGCCTGATAATTATACTATAACATTTTCAGAGGCACCCCCTAGCGGTGCAGCAATAGAAATCTCTTACCTAAGATCTGTACCTTATACAACATTTATACCTGAGGTTTTTTCTGTTAATACTAGTCATATTATAAACGGCGCTGTAACAACTTCAAAATTAGCCGATGGTGCAGTAACTTCACAAAAAACTAATTTCTCTGATTTATATGTGGGTGGTGGTTTAACCGTTATGGGTAATATAACCGCGTATGGTGATTTACTTTATATAGATACATCTATTACTGTGACAAGCGCCCTCTCAGTAGTAAATTTCGGAACTAGTCCAGGATTAGTAGTCGATCAAAGAAGGCCCGATCTACAGCCTTCAGCGCGTTTTAACGGGGATGTTATGGTAAGGGGCTCTCTTAGTGCCTCGGGTGGTGTAATTTATAGTGGCGGTATTCTTGATGTAGTAAAACCAAATAATTTAACCACAGGTGGCTCACCGGGGGTATTACCCGCTCCTAGTGCAGGTGATATGAATAAGCTTTTTGGAAGTGATGGCACGTGGGCACCTGTAGAATATTTTCAAAATAATAAAGTTCGTTCTTACGGTCAAGTATTAGGATTCGCTATTCTTTCAGGGGGCAGAAACTACACAACTCCTCCGAGAGTAACAATTGACCCACCTACCGGTGATGCTATAATGGCAGATGATCAAGGTAACATTCTTTATACCTATAGAATTACTGCTTCGGCTGAAGCCATTCTTTCAGGCGGACAAGTAGTAGATTTTAGACTTATTCACCCCGGTGCAGGTTATACACATTATAGCGATGTAAGTGGTCGTTTTGGTTCTACAGACCCTATGGGTAAAGCTCCGCCTTGTAGAATGACGTTAACCGGGGGAGGCGGCACCGGTGCAATAGTTTATCCCTTAATTAGTAATAACGGACTACCAAACACTGATTTAACAAGTATTTTAGGTGGCACAGAATACAATTATGTAATGTTTGTAACGAGAAATCATGAAATCTGGGCTCATGGTAGAGGTTCTAATGCCAGTGGTACAGGTGAGCCTGATGGTTATAGAGTGTGTCAATATATACCTATACAATATGACGATTGTAATTATTACCCGGTAATACCGGTAAGACTTTATACCGCAAATCAAAACGCAGCATTTATAGATCAAAAAGGCGGTTTATGGGTACAAGGGTATGGTGGTGTTGGTTTATTAAGTCAAGGACAAACCGATCGAGGAACCAATACATCAAACTCTACATCATTTAGAAAAATATCTGGTGCATGGCTAGGCAATTCACCTATTGTTAAATTCAAGATGATGCCAGCGGTGGCCAACGCTACTTCATTTGCTGGTGCTTTGAATGCAGAGGGTAGATTTTACATGTGGGGAAGAGGCTATGCTAGTAATAGCACGGTGAATAATGCGACTCCATTAGGTGATGGCAATGCTGCTACCGATCGCACTATTCCTGTGGATTTATATACTGTGGGAGGTAGCCCTTTTGGGCCTATACCGCAATCAATACTCTTACAAAACCCCGAAGCGTTGGGATACACAAATGTTGTTGATTTTCTACCGTATGGTACGGTATATAGCTACTATTATTATGCAACTATTGCTCTTCGTGGAGACGGTACAGTATGGCATTCTGGTTCAAATTATTCTGGTAATATGTCAGATGCAACCGGCAGTACAAGCACATCTTACTCTACGTTTACTCAATCTTATGCAGCCGCTGGTGTACCTCTTACCAATATTACCTGGATTAGCGGATTAGTAGATGGTATAGGTGATGCCGGTACCACTTCATATGTTTTATGTGCAAACGGTAGATTTTTAGCTGCAGGGGCAAACAACGGATCTCAATTATTAGACGGCACATCAACAAATCGCTCTCGATATGTACCTCAACAAGGATTGCCTCTACCATTTAATGTACCAGGTACACACCCAAATGTTTTCTATGCAAGATCACAACTATATTATCCATCAAGGTTTTTTACATCGTTGTTTACTAGATTAGATGATGGTAGATGGTTTGTTGGAGGCAGAAATAGTAGAGGAGAGCTAGGGCTTGGTACGACAACTAATGCATCAGCTTGGACTAACTTATATCCCAATATTTCAGCTCGTATTGGAGCTCGATCAGTTAATGCAATTGGTGTGCCAACTGACATTACAATTAAGAATATTTTTCATAATCGTAGGAATGAGACCGGTAGTACTATATTCTGGTTATCTAATAATCGGTTATATGGTTGTGGATTTAACGGGTATGGTAATCTAGGCCTTGGTACTACCCTTAGGGATACTGATGTCATAACAATTAGACCTATACCTTTTAACAGACAGGATATAGTAGATATAAGGGTGGGAGGCGGCCATGACGTAAATACAGGCAATCTCAGTACAAATAACTTCCTTATTTTAACCTCAGACGGTAACGTATGGACCGCAGGCAGAATGACCGAGCTTCAAAATGGGTATTGGAATCAACAAACGGATGCAACTGCTAGTTTTGATAGATTCCACAAAATATTAATGCCTACGTAAAATAGGGTTTTAGCTTTTCAGCAAGAGGATAACCCTAAACCTCACGGGTTCTTTTTAGCAGGACGGCTTTCACCGCCTCCACCACTTCCAATAGGAAGACTGTTTTTATGTTTGTAAATTTTGTACTGTATATAACAGTATGCACTAAGACCACCGACAACCCCTAGCATAAACAAATATACTAAAATCTCTCTCATTTTTATTAATCTAACCGATAGTTAAAAATAATCAAGAATATTTCTCTATTATCTCGTAGTCTCTTTCCAATCTATCTATACTACCGTAAGCCCGTACAAAATAGCGAAATATTTCAAACGACATTTTTATCTGACAACTCTGCATAATATTATTTTTTGTTTTTACAGATACCTCAAACATCTTATCCTTTATATCGTATTGTCTAATAGCTTGGGCAACGGTTTCTTCTATAAGAAGAATAGTCTCGGGTGAGTATTTTCCAGGTGTTTTTTCTTCCATCTTTAATCGAAGAATGACATACGTTGGTATCATCGGAAAAATATAAGCAAAACAAAAACAGCAACCGCGAGCATCACAATTAATACCGCTGGAATACTAATTGTTTCTTTATTAAATTTTTTTTTCTCTAAATAAAGAGTTGCTGCATTGAAACTACATCTCCTTAAGCACGGCTTCCAATTTCTTTTTAGCCTCATAATTAAAGTTTACAGCACTAATTTATTTTTGCAAGCTGTCATCTCTAACCAAATACCCGCCCAAAATTCGTGATTCGATAATAAGACTTTCTACTAATTCGCGACTAAACTGAGCTTCACTAGTAATCCGTTCCATTACTATAAAGCCTAGAAATTTTTTTCTCAAACATTTAATTGCAGAAATATGAAACCCCTTTACACCGCGATCAGCCCAAAAAGATTTTAGATTCATTCCATCATCTGGAGCATTATTAATATCGTTTACACCATAATGCCCGTCTTCCTTTATTTTTTTTAATAAACCTGCAAATACAGATACCGGTATATTTTGTATAACGCTCAAATCGCTTGCTACCCCAACCTTACACGCCTCATATGTTAAACTAAATTTTTGAAATTTAAATATACTATCAGCTGGGTAAAACGACCCACCATTATGGAACTGTGCAATCCAAACCCTGTCTAAATTATGTTCGCTTCGAAAATTTTCTATTTTGTTATCTACAACTTCATTTGTTTTTAAGAGCTTTAAAATCTCATCAGTCTCCTCTTCTTCTAAATGCACATTTTTTCTAGAAAACTTTTCTTTAGCCCAACCAGCTACAATAGGGCTTAAGACACCAGAAATAAAAGCTATTGTTATTGCAACTAAATAATCGGCAAAGATTTTATTAGTCCATATCTCACCGATATCTATCATACATATATTTATATAAAAAAATATACTATTAGGCAGTTATTGCAGTAATTGGAGCAGCGTTTGTAACTACACGTAACGCCCATTGATCGTATATAGAAATAGAAGTAAGGGCTTCACACGTTGTACAATTCTCAGGTCTGTCTATACGTATAGAGGTAACAGCAGGATACTGGGTGCTATTATATTTTGTCAAATTTACAAAAGATTGGAAAAATCTAGTTTGAAAAGTATCAATTCTATTAAGTTCAAGTGCCATATCTGCATTATTTATATCTTTTGCCAATAAATAATATGAAAATAATGTAATTGATTACGGTGGATGTCAAATTAACTTTTACGCGTAGCTTTTTTCTTTTCCATCATACCAGTAAGTAAATTATATTCCCATCCATCTTTACCGTGGTGTGTATCATATAAGTCTTGCATTTTTCTTATATCTTCCATGTAAGACTTCCCACCATAGTAATCTCCGTAAATAGCTTCAAATAAAGCCTTATAATAGTCGAAAGTCTTCTTCGACTTCTTCACTATATTATTTAGTAAGTTGCTTTATTATTTGGACGGAACGCAATTTGGGACGGTCTTACCGCTCTTCTTTTTTGTACCTACGGGCTTATAACCTTTCCAGCAAGGATTACTATTTTTAAGAGTTTTCTTTTTCTTTTCTAAGATAAATTGTTTAAATGTTTTCATTACCAGTTTTTACAAGAAAAATATTTTGCGGTTCCCGGTTTAGCTGAGGAGCATTTGTGACGAGCTCTAAAGGACTTACGGCGCTTGGGATTAGACTTTTTTATACGGCGCTTAGGATCACCGTAGTGCACTCGTTTTAATTTACCACCAACTCTTGTACACCTCATATATTTCTTATCCGAACGTGTTGAGGATTGTTGACCGGTTACCTTTGTACAACGTGATCCTTTCTTTTCAGCTATGAGAGCTGTGTCTAATTGAGAAATTTCTTCCGATAATAGATGTGAATATATCTTATCGAACATGATAAGATATTTATGTAATCTTAAGTTATTTTAGAGAAGTTCTTAACACAACTACGTGCGCCGTTGGGTATGAAGTATTTCTTATTACTATCCCAACATTCTTTAGTCATAACTTCAATAGCGCCCGCAGTTTTATGGCCATAAACCATTCGACCATATCGATTACGCTGTTTTTCAGCAGGAAGTGCTATTTTAGGTTTCTTTACACCAATAGGAAAAGGAGGCGATGATCTTACTTCAGTCATTTTGAAAGATATGAATAAAAGGCTATACCTGCAAATAATAAAGACATCATTAGTACCCAGAACAATCTATCCTTAAGTTCATCTGACATACCTATAATATATATGAACCTGTCAAAGTATCAACATAAAAAATATAGTTGACTATTTTCTAACTTCATGTACACTATTAGTATATGAAAGAACAACCTGTTTGGTACTATACTAATGAACCAACAGCCAGAAGAGTACTGGAACGAGTACGGTAGAGTAGATGAGAGTAAGTTGGCTTTCAAGATGTTAAAAGCCACAAAAAAGAACTTGACCAAGTCATAAAGTTCACATATACTATAAACAATGAAGATGACGCTTAATACAACGGAGTTTACTCCAGCACAAGAAATTAAGATACCTACTATCTACTTTCACCGGTTAAAAACTGGTCTAGAAGAGGTAGATGAGTTTTTTGGAGGCAGTAAAGACGAAGCTGGTGGTATTTTAAGAGGTGGTGTTTATATGCTCGCCGCTGGTGCCGGTTCTGGTAAAAGTACGTTTTGCTTGCAAGTGGCTGATGCTCTTAGTAGAAGTGGTGCCCGGGTAGCTTATGCTTCCGGTGAAGAAGGTATCGAGCAGCTAGCATTTACTTGTCGTCGCCTTGGTGTAAAGTCTTTACCGGTTGCAGTTCAGACCAATATTGATGCTCTAACCCGCAAGATGGAAGAATTAGATTTAATTGTCATCGATAGCTTCCAGACACTATCAACTAATAAACCGATGTCTCCACGTAAGAAAGAACAATATTGCGTAAGACAGCTCTGTGCTGCAGCTAAGCGCACGCATTGTACCGTATTAACTCTATGTCATCTTACTAAGGCAGGTGTGTATAAGGGGTCTACCACCGTATTACACGCTGTTGATGCGTTAATGAATCTTCACGTAGATGAAGACGATAATACCCTGCGTATCTTTACTTGGAGTAAGAACCGCTTCGGACCTACTGACAAGGAAATGCTCGTAGGTATCGGCAAGCACGGTTATAACTGGACTAAGTCAAATGAGGTACCAGTAATTACTACGACCGAAATCTTATTGAAGAGCAAGAGTCTATAATTATTTTGTAAAAAATAACTTGACTTCATCTCAATTTCATCCATAATAATAGGAACATTAAACATGAAAGGAGGTAATACAATGACGACAGCCACAGCCACAAAGCGTGAGGTCACCCCGAAGCTTACCTGTATCATCACCGGTAAGTCTCGTCTGACGAATCAGGCTTACTTGGAGTCCAAGGCGGGTAAAGCGGGTTCTGTCGAAGAGTATCTTCGGCTTTACATCTCGCGTCCGGCTCTCAAGCTTCTCCGTGCGGGTAAATCCGTCCAGGAGACGCGGCAGATCCTCGGTGTCACAGACTTTAACCAGTCGGTGAGCACGGAGACCCTGCAGAGCGCCATCGCCGCAAACGGTAAGCACCGCTCCGAGTAATAGGTTCTTACCTACGATAGATAGGGTAAAGTCAAAAGCTTTGCCCTATTTATTTGTTCCTCAAACAACAGTTAACCAAACTTTTTATACCCAGATCTTATAATCTGGAATTCCAAACAAGCTAAGAACGTATTATTCTTTTGTTCCAGCCGATCCACTAAAAGCGATAGTGGAAGCTTTCTGGGAGCTTGTCTTAGAGAAGTTAAGGTTAAGAGCAAAGGGCTGTACCTTTAGCTTGTGGTCAAAATTTCTCACAAAGGTTTGAGCCTTGTGAGGAAGATAAGCCACATAGCTGGAGATTTTACCAGCAGCGTTAACCTTTTTGAGAATGCAAACGTCATGAAATACGCTTACGCTCTTAAGGTTAACTTTCTTATTTCTCTTTACGGAACGAGCTATTGCACAATTACTAGGATTGGAACGCTCGCCATCCTTAATGTCTTTTTTTGTGATTCTGAAGTTTAACTTCACATAATTATTTAGTCGACATGGATTAATAAATCTCGTATGATATAATATCAACATGTCCGAGCCCACTAAAGAAAAAGTTAAAGTTAAAAAGCTTCCTTGCGGAGGTTACGCTATTTACGGTATAGATATAAAATCTAAGCAAGAGGTGCAAGTAGGTTATATTGGTGCTAATCTTAACGTAGAAGCGTTTCTACCTAAAGATCATATATTAGTTAAGTAAAATAGGGTACTAGCCATATAAATATAGTATATGGCTAATGATATTAAGCTAATAGCAGAAGCTTATTCAAAAATTAAAGAACAGTTTTACCCTAAAACTGTTGACGTAGAAACACAGCAAATTCAACAACGTCTAAAAAATATAGATGACCAGATAGCCATTTATCAATCTGGTAAGACTGGTCACAGATTTCCTGAACAAGTAGTTGCAAATCTACAAAAACAAAAAGAACCTTTTTTGACAAGACTTACGACAATTAATCCTCAAGCTGCTGAGACCTACACAAAAGCCTCTACCCCTGCTGTAGCGACCGCAACAGCGTCAACAGCGACGCAAGCCCCTGCTGGTAAAGGTAGCCTACCCGGTGCCATACCTACAGAAGTTGGAGGTACTACCACCCCTACCGCTACACAACAACAAGACGCATCTGCTCTTTTAAAAGCGACTACCCCAAGAGCCCCTGAGTTTGGTGAGCCATCTGATGAACCGGCACAACCCGGTACGTTTGCGCCATCGGCCGCGCCACAAGTACCTTCAATTGCAGCTGCACAGTCGTTACCAGGTGCAACGCCTGTAGCTGCAGCACCTCAAGGCGTGGCTAAAGCTTCTGGTGCCACACAACAAGCTGCACCATCTACTGCTCGCTATATACCTCGGGCGCGCATGGGAGGCGGCGGCAGACTGCCAGGGCGTAAGCCTGATTGGGCTTCGAAATAATTAATAGATATTAACGACCTTGCCAACTAGGGTTTTTTCATTTACAAACTTAACATCTCTCAGAGGATTGTTATCGCCTTTTGTATACCAGGTATTATTCTCCCAAAAAAACCTATGTACAACGTAATCATTATTAGCAATAAAAACAACTATATCCCCGTTTTTTAAATCGCTGAATTTAATTTTATTGTCGATAACTATCTTGCTACCTGGTTTAATACTAGGTAACATTGAGTCGCCCTCTACTTTAAATTCAATAGGATGAGCTATTGCTAAGCTAGCTGTTACAATGAGTAACCATAAAGCTTTCTTCATAATGATATTATGTATGTAAAATTAATAATGTCAAGAAAAGAATGATGTTGAATATAAATATATTATATGGCCAAATTTGATGTAGCTTTCAAGCAATTGGTAGAAAAACTCGATCCGGTTGGCAAAGAAGATAAAGATCTCAATAACGACGGTAAGGTTGATTCCACCGACGAATATTTAAAGAATAGACGTGATGCAATCTCTTCAGCTATAATGAAAGGCAAGCAAGAGGAAGAAGAAGGCGTTAAGTCAGCACATAATAACAAATGGAAAGATGCATTAGAAATTTGGGATCATCTCTTAAACAAGAAAAGATATTCCCCTACAGAAGCTGTACAAATACTAAATCTCGCAAAGACTGCCTTTGAACACTTGGTCTAATCGGGTAACTATCGAAAAAGACCCAACTACAAAAAAACTGGAAGCTGAATTATTTCAGCAAATGGCTGAAATACTGAAACCTGTTGATCCTAAGCCTATTGAATCAAAGAATGAGATAAAAAGTGTTAGTGTTGAGGATGCAATAAAAGAATTACTAGAATTAGAAAAAACAAGCCAGCGGGATTGAACCGTTGGCTTGTTATTGATTACTTGGAGAAATCTCCAAGATCACGGACGAAGGTATACTCAGCAGGCTGCTTTACGAGCGTGTTGAATACGTCCTCTGTCCCGTCGGCCATGGCCGCGAAGGGGGACGCAACGGCGAACAGACCAAAGCCACCGACTGTCGCGGCGGCTCCTAGAGGTCTGACAACCAGAAGGTCACCCACAGCGGCAAAGCCGCGCTCTACCGTCCAATCACCGTCGTCAGAGGCGGTGCCGGAATCAGCCAGAGCAAATGTGGCTAACACAAGGCTAGCCACGATTGAGGCGGTTAATTTCTTCATAGCTCTATTTATAAAGGAAATAATACAAAAATCAATAAATATAATGTGGACACGAAAAGCTATTTCGTAGTTGAAAAGAAAATAAAGGATATCTGGGAAGACTGGATTGTATTCAATGAGAGTATTGAATTAGACGAGGTAATGAAAATATATGATACTAAAAAGGATAAAGAGCAGTATCGTGTAATTAAGCGAACTGATAAAGTTTTGCACTTGCCTAGTCAAGCTTAATAGTCATTTCAGCATTAACTTTATAGACAAACAATTGGTCAACAGATATAACTTCTTTCTTTGTATCGGTAAATACCGATGCTTCTCCAGTATCTAGATTGATTACATCTAGCGAGGATGAATAGTTCTTACCTGGCTTTATCTTCATAAATGTTGTTACCTTAGAAGCTCTTGGATCAGCTATTGTAAATATGTCACCTACCTTTAAATCATTAAACGAAAACTTATTATCTTTCTTATCCGGCTGTACAAACGTAACTTTCATATAGGTATTATATTCATAATATATATATTTCCACTCTTAGCTTGAAATATTATATGTTGCATATATAATATTAATATGGGCTTATATGATACAGTTATTATAGAAAATTTAAAGCTGAAGACACCTCCTGAGGTGAAGCAATATCTTAAGGCTGCAGAGAGAGAGCTTCCTAATGACTTTCAAACCAAGGATCTCGACAGCAGCATGATAACATATTATATTGATGGTGACCAAATGTATATGGATCATTACGTTGAAACAGGTAAAAGAGTTAAGCAAGATAATTTCTGGGAAAAATGGAAAGATAACCGTTCATTTGTTGAACGAATGTACTTTAAGTACAAAACTAAATCGCTGTTTAACAAGCCACTCTCACGAACCATACCAGAGTTAAAGAAAATTAAGCAGAAATATAACGGTACACATACCTTTAATTTCTATACTTACGAAGAAATTGGTGGGAGATATTTAGATTTAGAGTATAAAGCAGAAGTAGTAAGCGGTAAAGTAAAGAAGATTGAGCCGGTGAAATTCGAAATAGAAGGTGTATCCGCAGCTAAAAAGAGAAAAGCTGATCGAGAAATTTTTGATAAAAAAATGCAAGAATCCTTTGAAGCTAGAAAGAGATTTACCTCTACATGGTACTATCCCATCTTACGCGAAGTTTATAATCCCCTTGTATTTGTTGCAAAAAATACTATACAATGGATATGTCAGCGAATTATTAGTTGGTCTTATAGATGGCACGGGGTATGACCTATACGCTTAAAGTACAGGAAGACAAAAAGACAAAAAATCTTTTTATAAAGCTTCCTTCAAGGCTCATGAAAAAAATGAATTGGAAAATTGGAGATCCTCTAGAGTGGTTGGACAACAAAGACGGGTCGTATACTTTACAGAGGTATGAACAAAGAAATAGACAAAAAAATAGCTGAATTAATGTCTAGTTATGGCCATCCATGGAGTAAGCATGTTTATTCTAAATATAGATTGATAGAAGAGTTTTGTTTATTTGTATCACGTTGGAAATATAAATTAACAGAGGGTCTGTATTTTAAGATAAAATACTTCTTACAACGCCACATTCGTGGATATGATGATTTAGATAAATGGAATGCTGCATGGTATATTGCCCGTAAGGCAATCCCCGTACTCTCTGCAATGAAAGACAATTGCGTTGGTACTAGTGTTAAATGGCATAGAGAGGATAGATTTGGAAATATAGTAGAGCTTAGTAAGGAAGAGGTGTTTGTTAATGATGGCGCGCCTGCTAGTTTTACGGAAGAAGAGTGGAACGCAATTCTAGATGATATAATTTACGCATTTCAGTTTACTCTAGATAGTGACAGTGATACATTTTACGAAGGCGAAGGTCTTTTTATTAACTATAGTCAGGAAAAATATGAAGCTGCTTTTAAAAGACATAAGCGTGGATTAAAATTATTTTCCATATATTATATGAACTTGTGGGATTAAAATGAGTATTATAATTGGAACACCTAAAGATCTAATTCCTAACACACACTATAGTGAGAGGGTGTTTGTTAGCCAGCCACATTATAAAATTGTTTTTGAGGATGGTTTAGGGCTTTATATTTTAAATAGTTATAAATTTTCTTATTTTCCAAAATTTTATGGAACGTTTAAAAAGGACTTCTGGGAAGTTGGCTTCTATTTTGCAGGGTGGATATTTGAAATAATGTGGAATAAGGCATTTAAAAAAGATGATACTTGACTACAAACTCAATTATAATCATATAGGGGAAAAAAGAAAATATAAACTCCCTAAAAAGAAAAGATTAAAAATTATTGACAATTCTTCTTGGAGCGAAAATGATTTGAAAAATCAATGGTATTTTAAGGATTATAAAAGTTTTTATATTGTTATATCAAAATTTTCCGATCAACAATACAAAGTATCATGCTCAGGTGCAAATGCAGGAGAATATAAAGATTTAGACGCAGCTAAAGTTGCAGCTATTGACTTTTGTGATAAAATAATATTATGACTATAAGCTCAGTTTTAATATGTGTAGCGGTATTTGTTTACGTACTTTATTTACGCGAAAGATTTAAAGATTAAGCATTTTCTCGATCAAGATACTTCTTAATATTACCTTTTAATATCTCTCTTCTTTTTCTTGCTGCACGCTCAAGAGAAGTAACATACGCGGCTACAGACAGAGGGAAGAAAAATCTAAGAAAAAATTGTAAGTGATCCTGTTTGGTTAACTGATCAAAGTATGCTGTGTATAGTTCATGTATACCATATAAGCACCAAAACATAGCTGGACCAAATAATACCCAGAACACTAAATTATAGCTTTTGCTAAAATGGTCTTTAATCTTTTCTAGCATATAATTACTTAGCTGTTGCATTCTTCTCTCTATCATTTATACTAAAAATAATTCCCATGATAAAGTTTGATTGGTTGACACGGTGATTGTGGGATTACCCCTGTCCATATATCAAACTACGTTTTGCGGTATCGTTAAAACCGCTTTTTTTCTTGACTTTATTATATATCCATTCATAATAGTGATATGAGATTATACGTGCTCATATTAATGCCACTAGTACTTTGCTCGTGTACAACAGTTAAGGAAACTAATAACTACGGTTTTTTCCCTAAACCAGGAATGGACGAGGATTCACAAGATAGAAATAACACAAAGTATAATATAATGGATAGTTCAGACGGTAGTAGAGATCCTAATGCAAATATTAAGGTGTGGGGGGCTACATATTAATGAGTGCTAGAATTACACCTAAATGGACTAAAACTACTAAAGCGGCTTTTGGCAATACGGCCGAAACCCAAAAAGGATTGTATGCAGAAAAACTCATTCTAGAATATCTTGAAAGCATTTATGATGAAGTTATCTGGTATGAAGATAATAGAGAAAAACAGGTAGCAGGTATTGATTTTGAATTCAAAAAAAACAGCTGGGTAAATTATTATACTGTTGATGTAAAGGGCAACTTAAAGAAGGGTTATTTTTACATTTACCCAGATGAAATGAAGAAAAAGAAGAATCATCGAATGATACATGTAGATGTGAATACGGGATGGGCTATTGAATATGATAGATCTTCAATGATTAGATATGCAGAAAAACAAACAGGATTTCCGCTTATGAAAGCTATGCAAATGGATAAAAATGGTAAGCCCTATCTAAAATTAGATGTATGGTCTGTAAGAAAAAGTAGTACTGTTGAGTATTTTAGAATTTTTCAATTAAAAAACTTTAAACCGAATAGAGAATATTTATCTAAAGTTCTAGACAAGTACGAGATTCCCGGTATATAAAAAAGAACCCGCCAGGACATACTAGCGGGTTCTAGCTAACTACCGATATGTTATTTGATATCGATAATCTTAGCTTTAGTTTCAACTGGCTTGACTTTTGCAATGTCAACAACCAATACTCCATCTTGGAATTGTGCATTAACATTATTATGATCTAGGCTATCACCAAGCACAAAAGAACGACGAAACGAGCTACGTTTTAGTTCTCTACGAACATAAGTACCCTCTTCAACTTCTTCTTTTTTTGCTTGTTTTTGACCAGAGACAGTCAACACACCATCCTTTACGTCAACAGTAATTTGATCTTTCTTAAGACCAGGAATCTCTGCTTCAATAGAGACACGGTCCTTATGATCAATAATGTCAACTTTAGGATAAGATTCCTTTTCAAACAAACCAACACCAAACTCTTTAGACAAGCTAGGGAATAGGTCATTGGTTAGTTTATCAAATACCCTATCAAAGGGTGTTAGGAATTCATCTCTTAGCGATGGCCAGGTATTAAAACCTGGAACTATACGGCCTGTATAAGCTTTACCGCTTTCCACAGGCAGGTCTCCATTATTTCCCATATAATTACCTCCTTTCTTTGTTTATGGCCTTTCGGTCCAATGTTAGCCACTATGTGCACTAACATCTATATTTATATACTAGATTATTTAGACATCCACTTTTTTTTATAAATAATATAGATTTTGTCACATGATAACGTTTAAACAATTTATCAATGAAGCTTTAGCAGGTGTTGAGCCTGATCAAGAAAAAGATGTTATAGATAGATCTTTCAAGCAAAATGTACTTTCTGATGTTCTTGCGGGCGCCTCTACACAATCTTCTACTAATTTTAAGTGGGGAGATTGTAAAGACTGTCCTTTTGGTAATGTATGTAATAAAGCTACTAAAGGCGATTTGATCGACACAAGCTTAATATTAAGAAATTTGCAAAATAGAGTGCCTTCGATAGATTTTAAAAAATATATAACTGTTGATCCTAAGGTTAATAGAGTTATGATTAAATTTACAGCTTCTGGTGAAGGTGGTAACATACATGTACCAGCAAAACTTAATAAAGTGCTTGGGCCTATTATTATATTACATGAAATTGCACATAAGTTATATTCAATAGACATTTTAACCAAAGAAATAGTAAATCATAAACTTGCTGCTGAAATCTTTACTCTTGCAAGAACAATTGAAGATGCAAGAGTAGAAAAATTAATGGAAGAACAGTATCCAGAAACTGCTAATATTTTTAAAGAGAGAGCTCAATATATAATACCTCTTTATAAATCTCATACCCCTTCTAATTTTGCTAAAATTGTAGATGATTTATTTTTATTCTTGAGAGGGTATAAAAATAGTTTTCCTCACAATAAAGCATTTCTTAATTTAGGAGAGCAGTTTATTGCAGCAGGTAACAATAGAGAAAAGAAAGTAGCTGCTGTAATTAAGCTTGCGGAGCTTATCAATGAAAACGTTTAAAGAATATCTTTTAACAGAATTATTTCAGTCTATTCCTAATATAGATACTACATCTAATTGGGAAATATTAGATATAGATGATTATGACCCAGAGGGTGGTCTTAAAGCAACTGAAGTAAAATATTATGTTGAAATACCTAATAAAAATGGGCAGAACGTTACTTATGAATTTGCAGCGTCTATAGGATCTAGAAAGCCCGGAAAAGAGCTATCTGATAATGAAAAAACCTCTCTATCAAAAATGCATATTGAACATTTACCTGCTGCAGAAGTAGTATTTAAAACCTTGAATCATCCTACATTTGGAGATTCAATTTCTATGGTAGGAGATGCCAATGTTTCTCAAGTATTAAATCATGCCATGGCGTTTATAAAAGATATAATTAATAAATTTAAGCTTAATTTAGTTTCTTTTTCTGCAGCAGGTAAAAGAGTAAAGCCACAGGTTGAATTTAATCCTAATGCTAATTTCTCTGATGATCTAGAGTCAGCTAGTAGAGCTAAAGTTTATGAGAGATTAATAAAAAAATTTGTAGATCAATTAGGGTTTACTTATAAGCGAGTAGATACCCCCGGAACAGGATATGGAATGAATATATTTGACTCTACCGATTTTATTTTAATAAGAAAACAACCAATATGAAAACGTTTAAACAATTTTTTACTGAATCCAGACAACCTATAGATTGGGATTCTAATTATGGTAAGACTTTTAAAATAGTTCATACACCTGAAGGAAGACAGTCTACAGGTGCTACTTGGTCTCCTGATTTAGTTTCAGTTGTAACGCCTGAAAATGGTGAAGCATGGACATCTTGGAAAGAAGTTGATAAAGATATATTATCTAATTGGAAGAACAATTGGAATAAAATACAAAAATCTTTAGGTGATCATAAATATGAACAGATTATTAGATCTATGAATTCTAGTTTAAATGAAAAAAGCATTCATGACCCTGTTAGGCCGGGTATTCTTAAGAGGCAGACCAAAGGTAAAATGACTTGTGCGAAAGCAAGATCGTTAAAATCAAAACAAAAGAATAAAGGCAACCATACTGCTAAAGCCGCTCAACGCTATCTTAACTATCATTGCTAATATAAATAATAAACATGAACAACGATATACATCAAATATTTGAAAGTTATGTTGACGGTATAACTCAAAAGAAAAGAGAATTAACTGGAAATATTATGGATATAATTCGTTACGGGTTACCTAAAGAAGAAGAAATACCAGGATTAAAGAATAGGTTGATAGAAATTTTTAAAAATATTAAAGCACACGGTAACAAGCCAACTGAACAGGAGGTTATTGAAGCTAAACAAATTATGGGTCAACTGAGGGCAAGCGGTATGAATAAAGCAGAGCTTGTAAGTATGTATAAGCAGAGTGATAATGAGGCAAAGCCGGAAGGTGAAGAAATGCCTTATCCTGAATTTGCAAAGCTATCTAAGCATGTATCACCAAAAAGCTCGAAAGAAAAAGAGGAGACAGACCAAGAAATACACGACTTAGCTAAGTCAGATTCGCGCGAAGAACACGAAAACAAAAATGAAGATGAGGAAAGTGGTCTTCCTTCATTATATCAATTTCATAAAATGCTGCAGGCACACGACTGGGAATATCAGTATTCAGATGACGGTTCGGTATATAGGAGAGGCGCGCAGCAGGAAAGAGATATTGCCAGAGCTATAGAAAAGGGTGGTAAGCCATATGAAGATTTGTATAGGGAATACGGGAAAAATATAGGCAATAACGAGTTTAAAGGCCCTGAAAAAACTAGAGATGAGATTGACCAAGACGCAGACTTGTTGAGAGCTATGGCCGCAAGAATGAAGGAAGTTTCACAACATTTAATTCATGATATTGATGCAAATAGCATTACACACCCGCAGCAATTATGGGACTTATATTACCCTGCATATTACATATTGAGTCAAATTAAAGATATAGCCGAAGCTAAAAACTTTAAACATGTGTTAAATTCAATTAACAAGCATAATATATAGGGTGAAGTTCTGCCCCAGACAAGTACTTACATACACTTCTTTAAGTCAGAGAGAAACAACTGTAAATTACGTTTCCTATGAAAACGTGCTTTTTTTCCATGGAGTAGATTTTGCCAAACAGTGGTTTCAATTTATTAAAAACAAACCAAAAATTATTATAAATGGTGAGGAATGCTTTTATTACGCTGATTATAAGCATTTTGCTATAGCCACCGATATGTATATAAATAGCGCCTAAATAATAAGGTGAATAAAGACATACATTCAATATTCGAACAATATGAAGATGTTCTACAAACTATATCTTCTCTTCCTAAGCCAAAGAGCAAGATACAAGCTGTAACTCAATGGGATAAAAACGATTTAGATAAATCCCATGTTCAAATACCAGGCTATGGTATATTGACTCTAGGCCAGCTCAAAGAAAACACTGCAGCAAAGCTAGAAGATCTTGCAGGTAGAATAAGAAAGAATGAACCGAAGTTTGTTGCAACTAAACTTTACGAGCGTCACGGAGTATTATTAACGTTTATAAAGACTTTAGTGCAGGTAGAAAAAGATATAGAATATATGCGCCGAGCTGGCCAGCTTCCTGGTCTTATAAAACGTGAGCTCTAAACAATTTATAATTTAGTCAAAAATTTAGTTGCACGGAATTCAGATTTCTGCTATACTTGAAGTATGAACAATAAAACAAACACCGACGCTCTGCCCAAGCTAACTTGCTTGGTGACAGGCAAAACCCGTAATTCCAACATTAAGTACCTCGATGCTAAAGCTATTCGTCTTGGTGTTGATGTAGATACGATTATTAGTAGTTATGTTTCGCGAGATGCGCTTAAGCTTCTCCGTCAAGGCAAAACCTTTGAGCAAGTTCGCCAAGAGCTGGGTACTGTTGATGGGTTTACCCCCTCTACGCTCACCACTACGCTTGAGGATTTGCTTCGGTTGAACAGCAAGGGTAAGCACGCTTAATTCCTGCTGGCCCAGTAGTCCAATGGCAGAGACAAACGACTTAAAATCGTTCAAGTATCGGTTCGAATCCGATTTGGGCCAAATTTTCTCGGGCGTATAGCTCAGCGGTCAGAGCAGGGCACTCATAATGCCTCGGTCCAAGGTTCAAATCCTTGTACGCCCAAGTATTTTCTTGCAATATATAAATAAGCATTCATAATATTCATATGTACACATTCTTCTTCAGTGTTATATTTGTTACTAGCGTTATTGGTGCGGTATATTTCTTTAATCTTTCCAAGAAGAAGAATCGTCGAATACGATAGGAGGCCATTGCCTCCGTCGTCTAGCGGTTAAGACACACGGCTTATACCCGTGCACGGCGCCAGATTAGCGCAAAACGTTGGTTCGAATCCAACCGGAGGTATCAGGCTATATTTTTAATTGGTTTTTGATTACTTGTTAAAAATACCATTCTTCTGGCCAACTCTTTTATAATTGTATTCTGCTCTTCAGCAGTTTTTCCTCGCTGTATGGCTCTTAAAAGCATAGCGCTAGCTTTATCATGCATTCTTGGGTAATCTGTATTTTTCATATCTGTGAACCATCGTATAAATTTTTCTGCCTCTTTCTCATTTCCCGGTACTATCAATTTATTAAATTTAACAGCTACTACTCTGTTTAATTCTCCTAACGCCGTATCCATCTCCACAGGCTCAGCAGTATAGCTTACATAATCACCCGCAAGTGTATTAGATGAATAACCCGCTTTGTGCATATCCTCAGGCTGTACAGAGTGTAACAATTCATGTAAAATAGAGCGCCAAATTAAATTTAGATTATTTAATGCGGGATTTATATACACAGTATTATTGTCAAGGTCATAATAAGCTCTTGTTGTACCTCCAGGCACGCTTACAGAACCACCCTTCCAGTTTTGCGGATGGCCTAGAGTGGCTGTTCTATTATTAAAACCAGCTTGCTGACTAGCTAATTGTTTTTTAGATAGCATGTTTTCAATTTCTTTATCGGAAAATTGTGTGTTGTTTTGATACCATTTACGGGCCATTTCCCAAAAATTATATTGTTTGCCTGGGTACATGTCTATGCCAGCCAGTAATCTATAAGCTGGAGATGCAGAGGGTGACAGACTATTTATTGAGGCCCGGGGAACAGAGGTTGTTGATGTACGGGGCATGGCGTTTACAGGAGGTGCTGATGACACAGGCAAGGGGGTATAATTATAAGGCGTTGTTGTCTTACTTTTATTCTGTATGTAGCTATCTACATAGGAAGAAACTTGCTCATTGTATAGTTCAGCTATCTTGTATGTGTCATTATTCACTATTACTCTGTAGGTATCCCGTTTGGATAAGCAGCACGCATAAGATCAGCCAACCCCTGTGTCCAGCTGTAATTATTATATACATTCTGTGGTTGTTGACCATACTGTTGTGAAGATGTTTGTGCCGGTCGCTGTCCATATTGTTGTTGTAATTTTTGTTGTGTTTGTTGAAATACATTTTGTAAAATTTTCAAAAACTTTGGATCGTTTTCAACTTGTTGCATAATTTGATCTTTGTTCATACCATGCATTTGTGACATTATACCTGATTGCTGAATTGCCTGCGACATGCTTGGTCTTACAATTTGTGCTAATTGCGCTGGTTGAATACCTACAGACTGAGCATATTTAAATAAATCCATCATGGCTTTATTATGAGGCCGGTTTAAATTATTTTCTGGACGACTTGGATCAGCTAATTCAGGTCCAGATAATGCCGTAGCATATTGTCTAAATACTTCAGATTCATCTGGAGAGCTAATCGATTGTTGACCTTGATTCAGCTGCTGTCTATGGCCATAGACAGCTTGCAACGCAGGCACCAAATTAGGATTATTAAGCAAATTGTTTGCATTACTAGCCAAACTATTAGTCATATTATTAAACATTGAATTAATTTGATGAGGGTTATATTCTTTAAGCAGTTGCTTACTATACGCTTCAAATATAAGATGATTATCTTGATGCATACATTATTTATATATTTAAATCTGGATATTGTAATGACGATACGCTATTCTATATATTCTTGAAACGCCAGAGTAGCACAACGGTAGTGCGCCTCATTTGTAATGAGGGGGTTATCGGTTCAAATCCGATCTCTGGCTCCATTTGCCGTGTAGATCAATTGGTAGATCACCTGACTTTGGATCAGGCAGTTCTAGGTTCGAGCCCTAGCGCGGCAGAGTATTTAGTGCACCTGTAGCTCATCTGGATAGAGCAACGGATTTCTAATCCGTTGGTAGCAGGTTCGAGTCCTGCCAGGTGCGCGACAAAAAAATAAAAAAAAAGATAAAAACTAGTTGCATCTTCTATAGGATCACATATAATAATAATAAGTTCATTGACATTTTATCTGTAGCAAGTAGAGGTTGGGACCTCGAAGGCACGCTGAATAGTCCAACGCCGTGACCCACAGGCGAGTATAGATGGATACATCTATATATGACAAGGTATATGATTGGTAGCATTCGGGAAGAGATGTAAGTCTACCGTGATTAAGAATCACTAGAAGTCATATTAAATTATAAGTTCAATCATATGAACGAAGCCTTAGACTAGTATTACCTATCTTAAAGCAAGCGTCGTATAGACGCAGTTACGTACGCTAATTACACTTAACTTAGCTGGTAAGTTACAGCAATTAAAATTCGAATCCAGTGTAATTGATAGGGCAGATGAAATGTATTTCTATTTTTTCTTGACTTTATTCTAAATTCTGCCATACTATATGTATGAACATTGAACTACCTAAGTTACATAGAGTAACTAGGGAAACAGGCGAGAGATTTTATGTTACCCCTGAAGGTAACAAATATCCTTCAGTAACAACTATTCTTTCTGAGTGGAAAAAGAAAGAACTGGCGAAATGGAGAAAATGGATAGGAGACGAAGAAGCTGATAGAATTAAGAATTTTGCTGCAAAAAGAGGTACCCAGTTTCATACTTTATGTGAAAATTATTTAAGCGGTGGGTCAGAAATTAATGATAATATTGGTGGAATGTTCGATCAATTTAAACCAATCTTAAAGAGAATAAAAAATATTCAATGTATGGAGCAACATTTATATTGTGATAAGCTTAAAGTAGCAGGACAAGTAGATTGCGTTGCAGAATTTGATAGATGTATATCTATTATTGATTTTAAAACTAGCTCAAAACCTAAGAAGCAGGAAAATATATGGGATTATTTTATGCAAGCTAGTGCATATAGTTATATGTACGAGGATAGAACAGGTATTCCTATTCAAGATATTACTATTCTGATTAGCTGTCAAACCGGTGAAAATCAAATATTTTTCGCCCATCGTGATGAATGGATTAACCAGTTCAGAACTTATAGAAGTCTTTATAACGATAAAGTTATTGAAAATAATGTTGCATAATTACAATATTCATTCATAATAATAATATGAAGACAGTCGATGAGCCAGCAACAAAACCTTTCGTCGGGCAGCATGTAACAGAGTTTCATTACACTGATCGTGATGCATGGGAAGTAATCGAGGTTATCAGCCCCCGACGTATTAAAATTCGCGAGCTTAATGCTGAATGTACGCGTAAACCCAAAGATTTTCACCCCGGTGGCTTCTGTGGACACTATTCTGATAATCATTCTCAGGAATATAACTTGACCTCTAACCCTGAAAATAAGGTTAAAGTTCTTAGCTGGAGATCTAAAGCCAAGCGGTGGTGCGAAGTAGGCCAACAAACCAGATATAGTATGTTCGGCCTTCATAAAAAAGGAGAGCAAGCTACAAAATTTTATGACTATAATTTCTAAAATTCAAAAAGATGTCGAGGCTGGGGTGGACAAATATAAGATAGCAAACTGGCTTATTAATCTGGAAATAGCAAAACACATACCTGTAAGTTTGGAGGATTTACCTGACACTGAAGTAACAGGTAGTGAGGTAGAAGCTGTAGTCGAAGCCCTGGAGGAAAAGGATTATCAAGGCGCAATCAATATTGCTATTGACGGTGCTATAAATATTCTTGAGGAAGAGGGATTTGACATTGAGGAAAATAGCTGAATTTTTTGTTGTTAGTATTATTTTTGTACTTGTAATTATATTTAAATTATATAATTCTTACCAGACATGGAGCTATGAGCGAAGTTACAAAAGAGCACAAAGAAATACATCAGCTAACTGATAGGCTTTTTATTTCACAATACCAAGCTTTATTTAACAAATATCTAAGTCAACTTGACGATAATACTAAACATATTATTCGTAACAATAGACAGCTTAATAGTTTATACGATTTGTTTTTAGATTTTATTATTGATTCCTCACAGCATCTAGACTATATTAATGCAAGAGAGGAAGCCAAAAAAATTGCAACAGAAGTATAAAATTTTAATCGTCGGACACGGCTATGTTGGCTCTGCTATATCAAATGCTTTTAGTACAGATGACTTAATAATAGTTGACCCAAAATTTAATAATAACAAATTATCTGATTATAAAAATAATAAGTTTGATATGATTTTTGTTTGCGTTGATACACCTAAAAAAGAAAATTTTAAGACCTTAAGACTTGTATTGAATCAGATCAACACCTATCTACCTAATAACATAGTATGCTGTAAATCTACCGCGACCCCTAAATTCTATCATTCTATAACTAACTCGTGTAAAGATATTTCTATTATTCATAGTCCAGAATATCTGTCTCACTGGAATAATAAGCAAGATTTTATCAATCAAACGTTTTTAATTCTTGGAGGAAAGCAGACTGAATGCAAGGTGGTTGCGGAGATATTTCTTAACCGTCTCAGAAAAATTAAAACAGTTCGTATTACTGATATAAAGACCGCTGCACTCATAAAATATAGCGAGAATGCTTTTCTCGCACTAAAGGTAACCTATGCAAATGAATTATACAAAATACATAGAGCATTAAAATGCCCTTCATCCTTTGAAGATTTTACCGAGATGCTTGGCTTAGATCCACGAATAACCAATTCACAAATGCAAGTGCCAGGGAGAGATGGAAAGTTTGGATGGGGCGGGCATTGCTTTGTAAAAGATCTACACGAGATGGAGCGCTTTTCTAATAGTTCTATTATAAAGTTTGTACAGAAACTTAATAAAATACATAGAAGACAACAAGTTACATAAAAAGCTTGCCAATTACCGTAATTCAGCCATAATAATAATATGAAGAATAAGTTCAAGGTAAGCTTGTTAGTGTATGTAAAAAATAAATTTAAGTATAGTCAGCAAGAAGAGAAGCTCGGTATCCTCGCAGATGCGCTAGGAGGTAAAGAAGTAGGTGGTGGTACTTGCCTGGCTACTGGTAAGCGCGACAAACAATACTACTTTAAATCCCAAGAAGATGCTAAAACGTTTTTATCTTATCCGACTGTTAAGAATATTATTCTTAAAGAATACGACTTGATAGACATTTAAAGAGGAGGAAGAGCAGACAACATTTGCGTTGGCTGAATAGGTTAGACCTCTTGCGCGCTAGGCACATAGCATAGAAGGCGAAGACCTAAGTTTCTAATCGTCCTCAACCTCTTCTTGATTTTATAGTTGAATAATTTTCTACTTCACATATAATATAAACATGAAAAATGCTAAGACGTTGCCAGAAATTAAAATTGGACCATTTAAACCTGTAAAGTATTACCAGGCCGATATTACCGGACCAGACAAATATATTGCTGAGATTACTGATCTTGGACGTAAAGTTGTAACTAATGACCAGCTTTTTAATATTGGTATTAACTATGTTATTACTAATGCAGTAAATGGTCAATTTGAGCTTACCTCTGTGGATAAAAAGAAGAAAAGGAAAAAGTGAGATTAAAGAAGAGGCTTTTAATTGATCCGCCTTCAGGGTGGATGTATGGGTTTCCTGATTACTGGATTGAAGAGGACCACGGATCTATGAAAGACTTTCTTCGTTTAAAAAAGTATCCAGAAAAAGATATTGAATTTGCATTACAACATATGAGAATACTTGGAGAGGAAAAAGAAGATGGCAGTTAAATTTACATTAACAGGAGAGCATTTGCCTTATGGTGAATTGCCTTCTGCAGAAATTAATAATCTTGTTACAAGCAAGATTACCCATGAATTTGTAGCAGAAACCCTGGATGAGGTGTTGCCCCAAATAAAGGCTTTCTTGCTTGGGTTACAATATAACCCAGAAGGAGATCTAGAGTTTGTAGACAATTATGCCTCAGATACTTTGGGCAAACCTTTTGAATACAAACCATACAGTTGGCAGGAACAAAATCCTGTGCATGCCAAAGATATTAAGCAGACTACTACTCTAGGTAACACTGAGAAGGTTGTATGAGTGATTTAGTAGATGTGTGGTTTACTTTGGAACAATTGAAAACAATTAAACTTTCTTTAAGTAATTATTACCATGAATGTTCTTCAGATTCTCAATTGGAGCTTGATCCTATCATAGAGCATATTGACCATCTTATTAAACATTATAATTATAAATGAGCATAAACCCAAAAAACAAATTAGATAAATTCATATTAGAAGCAGTACAACAAATGTTCAAAGCTATTGGAGAGAAATATACTCCAGAGTTTGTACTAGATAAAACCTGGTTTCAAAAGAAACAATGGGATGTACAACAAGAGAAGAAGTTTAAGAAGTGGTTTATTGGCCATGCCAGAAAGCGTTTGGGCTGGAATAAAGCATTAAGTGAAAAAGAATATAGCTGGTTTAACTTGATGTGGGGGTGGAGTTACAAGGATGAAAAAAGAGCTAGAACAAAAACTGTATAAAGATTTTCCCAAGCTCTTTCGTCAGAAAGACTTGGATAAAATGCAAACATGTATGTGTTGGGGTATTGAAACTCCTGATGAATGGTTTGATGTAATTTATAAAGCCTGTAAATTAATTCAGTCTCGTATTGATAATAATCAGCATTTATCTGACCAATATCCTCAAATTGAGTTTACCCAGGTCAAAGAGAAATGGGGAGCTTTATGTATGTACTATACTCCCAATACTGATTGGGTAGATGGGGTGTTAGATATGGCCGATGCTATGGTGTATAATGAAAAGTTAATCGGGAGACAGTTTCATGATTAATGTGATTGAATTTGCAGATGTGGCCTCAGTATTTTTATGCTTGAGCTTTTTGGTATTCTGCTATATGATGTATAAGAACAGGTAATTTATGGGACTATTTGATAACATTGTTATTGAGAAGCTAAAATTAGACTATCCTCCAGAAGTGGATAGTTTTTTGAAGGCCAGGAATGTGGAGCTTCCCACAGATTATCAAACTAAAGATTTGGATTGTTCCATGTCTTATTACAAAATTACTGAAGATGGCCAGCTCTGGGAAGAGAGGAGAGTACCTAATGGTAAAAAGGTAAAGAGAGAGCCTTGGCCTAAGTTGTTTGGAAAAAATCAATCTTGGCTAGAAAAGTTGTACAACAATTATAAAGACAAAAAGTTTGAACAGCAAATGAACGCTACCTATTCTGAATTTGATGAGGGATATGATTTAGTACTTCAACCATCCAATGTTACAGCAACCATTTACATGTATCATTTTGAATTAATTAAAGATAAATATTTGACCTTAGATTATGAGGTGATACTGGTAGGGGGCAAGGTAGTAAGCTCTCATTTAAAAGAATTTGAGATTGAAACTGATGAACAACAAAAAGAAAGAGAAATCAGAGATAAGAAATGTCATGAAGAGTCTGAGGCCAGGTATCAAGCAGTAAAAGCGTTTCAGGCTAAATGGTACTATCCATTAATAAGAGAAGTATACAATCCTTTTATATTCTTTCTATGCAAAGGGTTCTATGCACTGTCTTTATTGTTTAACAAGCTAAGTTACCGGCTTAGAAAATATTGAAAATAAAGCAATTACTTGAAAAGTTAAATGGGTTAGACCCAGAATTAGAAATATATTTAAAAGGGTATGAGGGGGGTGTAGTTGAATTAAGAACAGTAGCAGAAGTGGAGGTTGCCAAGAACTACAATGTGGATTGGTGGTATGGGCCTCATGAGGTTATTCGTTATAATGGAGACTTGTTAGTAGAAAATAAAGACACATTTAAAAATATAGAGAAAGGAGTATATTTGTTATGAGTAAAGATAAACAATTAGAAGATGCTTGGAAAGTAAAGTTTCCTCTTTGGTTCTGGGGTAAGCTTCCTTTTGATTTAAGATATGAAATCTTCCTGTTTCATAAGTTAGAATGGGGAGATGGAATGGCCTTCTTTGAATTGATTATTAATTTAGACAGATATGACAAGATGGAATACATAAAATTTAAAGACAGGCCCACATTTAACTTTCATTTAATTGTTTTAAACTTTACAATAATTCAGATAGAAATTTATAAAAGAAAAAATGACTAATAGTGAACTTCATAATGAATTAATGCATGTTGTTGTAAGGCTTCCAAAGGACTATGAGCCTTATGGTCAAGTAAAAAGATGGGAAGACCCTAATAAAAGTTATCCAGATTGCTCTATGGGATGTAAGTATTACAGACCTCTCGAAGGAGAATTAGGGCAAGATTGGGGCGTTTGTGTTAACCGTAGCAATTACAGGTTTGGTTTCTTAACATTTGAGCATCAAGCAGGAGCTGAATGCTATGAGCGCTAACCTTATTATTATTACAGGGGTAATATATGCTTATATTGCTATTGAACAAGCAGTTAAAGGCAATGTAGGTATGTGTATGTGTTATGCAGGTTATGCTTTTGCAAATGTTGGCCTTTACATGTTAGCTACAAAATGAGTCGCCCTGATCATATTATTGAAAATAGAGCATCACAAAGCTATATAGCAGAGTATGGTGCACCTAAGCTTGAACTAGAAAATATTCATCAATTTAAAAACGACACACAAAATAATCTCAATAACAAAATTAAAGCTCGTTTGGGTGATCTTCAAAGAGAATACAAAGAGCTAGAAGATTTATATCATTACAACATATTTGTTGATAGTTTTGAACATAATTTTATTCCTGTTGCGGGTCATTCTTATTACCTATATAATTACGAAGGGCATAAATTCTTGAGTCTGATTGAACCAGAGCAATTTTTATTATGCAAAGATAATTGTGTTGGTAGGTGTCGTTACAATGGTTTAGGCTTCTTTGAAAAAGCTTGACCATATTAAAGATTCTATCATAATATAGGCATGATGAAAAAAGATACATTCGTAAAAGATTGGGAGAAATGGGCAGATATGATGAATGCTTTACCATTGCAAATCAGAGTCAATTGCCGGTCAGCAGCAGCTCATAGTATTGAAAAGAGTGGCATGCTACCAGAGGGCTGTGGTATCAGTTCCTCTGACATCAATCATGAATTATTTAGCATATGGAAAGACAATGGCAAAGACTTGGCTAGTTTTGTTACAGCCATAGTAGAATTGCTAGACAGCAAAGATAGCGAGAAAGTGTTAGCATGAAGCTGCCGATTAATTTAGTTATTTTTCTGCTAGGCATTTTATGTTGGGGTATTATAATTAGTGGAAGTATATTAGTACATTATCTAATAAAATGAGTAAAGAAGAGGCTTTGGACATTTTAAAGCGCATACAATACAATCCAGACCTAGTTGACCAGCTTACTGAAGAAGAGATAGAAGAACTACAAAAATTAGCAGCAAAAAAAGCTTGATCAAAATCTATATTCCAGTACAATATTAGTATGATGACAGTACAACACGAATCTGATAGAGCGATTGATAATCTCCTGAATAAGGACTTTACTTTCGATGTCCATGACACAGCAAACCTTATTAGGCTTCCTAGAGGCAAGCTACAAGCTAATGTAGGTTTTCGGTCTAGATATTCAGATCGTCGTTCAACCAAGAATAACTTTCTCTTCATTAGCGGTGAACGTAGTCCTGATGAACTTGATCCTTCCCATAGCTATTATCACTCTAAACTTACCCCTGGACCTCAAGGTAAAGACCTAGAGTTAGATAAAGAGTGGAAGGTCTATAACCGTAAGGAAGTTAAGATTATGAACATGTATCTCAATATTCTTAGCGCTGAGATTGAATATAGGGCCAAGACAGTTGATAGTGAGACTACTTGGGACATGCCTGGCTTCTATATGACGTTGTCTGAATGGTTGAATAAGAGCGGATTTTATAACAGAACGTTTAGCCCTTATGCAGGATGTTCGATGTGTAAGTGCTCTCCAGGATTTAAACTTAAGAACCAGCACCCTAGCATAATGAATGTTTCTATGCATGTTGAATTCAAGGAGATTGAATAATATGGGATATAGTGATAAAATGTTTGAGGAAGCCCTAGATAGTCTTAGAGAAGATAATAGAAAGCTTCAAAGCAATTTAGAAAAACAAATATTGACAAATGCAGATTTTTCTGGTATCATCAATGAAATGTTAGTTTATATTGAAAAACAGGATGATAAGGATTACCTTTACTTTGTTGATTTAGTTGACAAAGCACTAGAAAGGAACAGATGAGCGCTTATATATACAAACTAATTAGCCCCAAGAAGTTTACTTGGATGAATGTTCAATTTGAATCTAATGGCTTGGCTGAAACCAAGAAGGTCTATCACATGGAATTTTGGTACAAGCCATATAGTGGGATGGAAGACGATAAGAAGCTTCAAAAACAATTGCTAAGAGAAGAGAAAAAGACTAAAGAGCTTTTTAAAAGCACAGTTGTAGAGTATGCTATTATGACATATGAGGGTAACATTAGTAAGCCTTTTAACCATGGTGAATACTTTGGGTGCTGGCAGGTAGTTAATTGGAATAAGCTTAAGCGCGGAGATAGAATTATTGATCTTGATGATGCATACTTAGGAAATTGTAACCGAATTTGCTTTAATGATGAAGATTTTAATAATATCTATCATAAAGCATATCTTGCTTCTAGGGAGGAAGTTATAGATGAGGTAGCGACCTGTGCCTAAGATGTACCAAAAAAAGAAGTTTAAGGGTAAAAAGCTCAAGGGCTGTGAGTATGAATACTCTACCTGGATGGGAAGTGACTTAGGGTGGGTAGATACATTTAGAGACACAGAAAGCGAGAAAGCTCTGACAGCTTATTATAAGGCACGTGCTGATTATGAGGAAAGAGATTTTCAACGCAAAATAAATAAGTGGAACTTAACTACAAAAAGACTTGCAAAAATAAAATAACCCTGTATACTTAAAATATGAAATATACGTTTGAAAAGTATGAATTCAGTGAAAAAGGTAGGGTTTTTCTAGGCTACCACACTGTCAATGCAGAAACTAGCGAGGAAGCAAAAGAATTAGCACAACAAAAGTTAGGAGAAGATATTTTCTTAGCTCAAATTTTTGTACCTCAGAATTAATATGCTACAAATTATTGAAAGTTATGATGGACGTCTACCTGAATATAGAGTAGTTAATACTGATTTAAAGACACTAAAAATTTTTGATTCACATGAAGAGGCGCAGAAATGGTGTAATGAACAATTGGAGGCTCCTTGTGGAGAGGAAATCCCATGAAGATGATTGATGTTGTTTTAACTTCTCTTGTCAATAATGATAACATAACAGATGAACTGATTAAGGATATCTCTAATCGATTTAAAATTAAGGTAGAAAAGGAAAAGCTAATTCAATATCTTGCAGCTTATGAATCAAATCAAGATGTACATACTGCGCACGTCTGGTGAAAAAAATCAGAGAATTTTTCTACTTGGCAACCAAAATATTTATCAACGACTGCTCAATTGGTTTATTCCTCATATCTATAGGCTTTATAGGGGGAGTATGTTACAACATATTGTGGAATGTTTTCGTTACTTTTTTCAAGAAGTTCTTCTAAAGAAAAAAGAAATAAAGAATTCTGGCCCCGATACTCTAGAGGAATTGCTAAAACAGTTTGAGCTTCCTAAGAAAGAAAAAACCAAGGAAGAGATAATTAGAACCTATCAAGTGTTCTTAACTATGGCTGCACTTGAATATGATATGTTAAAGCTAGCCCCGCCTATTAAATTCTATTCACACAATTGGATAGATTATCAGGATGGTAAGGCCTTTTATGATTGGGCCCCTTGCATATTGAGGCCAGAGGTTCTATACTGTAACTATGGCAAAAATTAATCACGTTCGTAGAAAAAATGATATTTGGACAGTCTTGATTACTGTTGATGATCCAGACTGTAAATGGAATATTAATCCTAAATCTACATTTAGAAAGATAATAAAGGCTAATAACCCGAATGCAGCAGTACGAAATGCAGCATCTTACTGCAATAGACAAATGCAACACTTTCCAGGTACATTCTTCACCTATTCAACGAAAGAAGTTGAACCTTATTTTTATCCCATTCGAATGGAAACTACGCCTGAAGACAGCACTGGCGTGCGTAAGATTAAAATATAATAAGTAATTAAAACATATAGATATAAATAATCTATATGGCTTTAACACGAATTACACTGTTAGCACCTAGTTCTGTTGGTAGTCAAGCACTTTCATCACAATCTATAACATCAGAAAAACTTACACTTTTAAATACATTATCCGCACAGACTATAACTTGTTTTCAGAGTATTAGCTGTAAAGGTGAAATATTAGGAACTAATGTTTTGGACGAAAGCAGATTAAGTGAAAGAATATTTACCGCATCCGTGATATTTGGATAACACTTAGTATATAATGTGTGAGAGACATAAATAAAATATCTAAAACATGAAGACAGTTCTTCAAACTACATCGGCCTCGCTAGTTTTTTCCCCTGGAGCCCCTGGTGTAGGGTATCTCGATTTTTCTAGAATTTACGATACAATTCCATTCTCCATCAACCGTTTAATGGTTGTTGTCAACCAAACAAGAAACCAGGTAATATATGCTGAAACTCAGACAGGTTTTGGCTATACAAATTGGAATTTAAATACAAGACGATTATTCCTTGCTTGTGACACTTCAACTCATAGCGCTTTCGATACTCTTCAAGCTATATATGATGTACCTGCATCAACCGTTACTCCGGCTGAGGAATATTATGATCCAGTAAATAAGCTAAGAACGTCTAGCCCACAAACATTAATTGATACAGATTTCGAATATGGCATTCAACCTACAAAATGGGAGTTTTTATTTCAAGAAAACAATAGACCAAATGCATTTTATGATGCAAGTGTACCACTAAACATCACCAATATAGCTGGTGCAGGTACAAGAGCTGTAACTGTGACTGTTGCATCTACTATTAATATATTTGCTAATACACCTGTCTTTGTTCAAGAAACAACAGATTCAAATGCTAATGGGTGGTTTGTTGTTGAGACGGGCCCAGGTCTAGCCGGTGGTACTTCATTTACATATCTTGCAAATCAAATTATTCCCACTGGCTCTATTTTTGATAGTGCGCGTACCTTTGCATTTTCTGGTACATATTATCAGAGCTCAGGTATTCCTGTAGCCGCTAATGCATTTTCTGGTACAACAACAATAACTTGTACAACAACTGGCGCACACGGATTAGCCAGAGGCTCACAAGTATTTTTAGCTAATACAACATCTACGCCAACTGTTGTTGGGCCACACATAATTACTTCGGTTCCAACAGCCAATACATTTACTTTTGTACCATATGGTACTGCACCAGCGTCTGCACCTACCAATTCCGCAGGAAATAATGTTGTTTATCCTCGTGGTGATGGGTATGCAATACATAGAGCTTTTGATGGTGGCGTACAAATTACTAGTGGTACGCGCGCTGGCTCTGGTTCGCCTTACTCCGCTGTTATTAGACAGACTAGAAAGTATTTTAGATATCAATCTGGAAAAGGAATTCAGTTTAGTACAGGATCAGTACTGCGCCCAGCGCTTAATGTTAATAGAGTAGTTGCAAGTGGTACAGGTAATAATGCGCCTGTCAGCGTAACTACAAAGAATCCACACGGACTTACAGTTGGCTCTAACGTTTCTGTGTCTGGTTCCACAGACCAGGCTTTCAATGGTGTCTTTCAAGTTACAAGCACGCCAGATGATTTAACGTTTACATACAACACTGTAGGTGCCCCGGCAAATGCAGGCGATGCCCCGGCACCTTCACCTATTACAATATATCCTGAACCTCAATATGGCAGTACGGTTCGTGTAGGAATGTTTGATCAACAAAATGGTATGTTTTTTGAAAATGATGGTGTAAATACTTTCGTTGTAAGACGCAATAGCACACTGCAATTAACCGGATTGATATCAATTGCTGGTGGAAGTAATCTTGTTACAGGTACTGGTACCCTCTTTTCTGCACAATTAAATCCTGCAGATTTTGTGGTAATAAGAGGGATGAGCTATAAAGTCCTTAATATAATTAGCGATACTCAAATGGTTATTTCTCCGGAATGGAGAGGACCCGTTGGTATACAGAATGCAGTTATTAGTAAGACAGTAGATACAAAGACTGTTCAATCAGAATGGAATATTGACACTATGGATGGGAGGGGCCCCAGCAATTATAACATGGATCCAAGGAAAATGCAGATGTTATACATGGATTATTCTTGGTATGGTGCAGGATTTATACGCTTTGGAGTTCGTGGTCAAAATGGTAACGTTACGTACTTCCATAAGATGGTCAATAATAATGTTAATAATGAAGCATATCTAAGATCTGGTAATTTACCTGCCCGTTATGAAAGCGCCAACTCTGGTCCTATTAGTCGTATTGCTGCAACCATTAATAGCGGTGATACATCAATAACACTACCGACTACTAGGTTCTGGCCTAGCTCAGGTATAGTAAAGGTTACCGCTCCCGGACAAACCGGCGTTATCGAATATATGCTTTATAGAGGTACAAACTCTACACAACTTCTTAATATCGTTCGTCCTCAAACGGGTGGTCAAGGTACACCTCAAACATTTACATTTAGTAATAACGCACCTACTGCAGTAGAATTTGTAGGTGTACCAAACTCTGGTGGTTTCCCTCAAGCTAATGCCGTAAGTCACTGGGGATCAAGCGTAATCATGGATGGAAGATTTGATGATGATTCCCAGTTCGTCTTTAATGTTGGTACACCCGATCTAACCATTACAACAGGTGGTACAAGGGCTGTATTATTAGCTTTAAGATTGGCCCCAACTGTAGATAGTAGCCGTACCGGTGTTCTTGGTGCAAGAGAGCTTATTAATAGAATGCAACTCAAGCTCAGGAGTATGGATACTCTGATTAACGTAACCGGGGCAAATCCCTGTGGTGGTGTAAGAATAGAGTGTATATTAAACGGACGGGTACAAGCCGGACAAATGTCAAACTTTACTTCTGTGGGTGGTTCTAGCTTGGCACAAGTTGCATACCCCGCAAATGCGGCTGTACGGCTTGAGGGAGGCGAGAATGTATTCGGTTTCTTTGCCCCAGGCGGTAACAACGGCGTTGCACAACAAAATCAACAAGACTTATCTGCCGTTCGTGAGTTGAGCAACTCTATTCTAGGTGGTGCCACAACCGTTACCGTACCTATTGTGGGCGGTACAACCCCGACACCTACCTCTGCTCAAGCCGCGGCCATTGGCGGTATGTTCCCTGACGGTCCAGATATTATCTATATTGTTGCCACGCCGGTCTCTAATGGTACGCTTATCCGTACTCGTGTTTCTTGGGTCGAATCTCAAGCTTAATTGGCTTGCCTGTATATAGAATTCGTATAATATTATTGAAATGATACTTACTATAGCCGAGGATTTTGACGGCTTTAAGAATATATACTCGGTAATTGATATTGAAGAGGAACCCCCACGGGTGGTCATTTCATTTACTACTATAGAGGAAGCCCAGGATTATATTAAAACCACCCCTATAAAGGATACCATTCTATGAGATATGTTTCAGACTTCTTTTTAGATGCAACCAAAACGTTACTCTATATTGCTCTTTCACCCTTACAATGGTTATTTTGGCATATGCCTAGAGTGTATGAGGGTGTTATATCTACCATAGTATTTTGGAAAAATACTATCCCCTCCCAACAAGAAATACTTTATACCTTAAACTACTGGTCTATAAGCCTGTTAATAGTATGGAGAGGGATGCTTCTATACATTTTACGTATCAATTTACAAGGTTGTTCATATTTGCACGAAAAAATTAAAAATAAATTAAAGAAATAACCTTTTCTTATTCTCCCTGCCCTATATAATAACGGTATGTTAAACGGGGTAGATGAAATTCACGATATATTAGCGCGGATTGAGCAAGAGTTAGAAGAACTCCCCGAGTACTTCCAAGAGCTGGCCAAGCGCTGATACTTTTAAGCTGGTACTCATATAGAGTTCCTGTATATTGGAGGTGTGAATGCCCTACAAGAATTTCAGTATCAAATACAGCGACTTGACCGGGTTATTCACATTGCTGTAACCCAGAACCCCCAACCCATACTCAAGGAGAAACAATATGAAACTAAACAAGAAAGACTTAGTTATTATTCGAAGATACTTAGACAAAATCGAGGAAAGCTTAATCAAGATGGAAAAAGAGTTAATCGAGATGGAATTAAGACTAAGAAGACACTGGCCATATACAAAGGGTAAAGTATAATAATAGTATGAGTTATGATTTAGGAGGAGAGAGTGAGCAAGGGTTCTATTTACCGGACGAAGTCCGGCTCCGCCGCACGCCTCTTAAGTTAGTTCGGGTATCTAACCTGAAATGGGAAGGAACCCCCGGACCCGACCAAACCACCCTTAAAGTATTACAAGGCAGAGAGCCCATAACCAAACAGGCTATTACAGAATACGTAACCCTCAAACACGACCGAATTCCTCTAGATTTTACTTATGAGGAGCTAGATACAGCAGTAGGTTATAACGAGGGGGATGAGGTATTTGGTTCCAGTACGTAGTACTGGGTTCCGCCGGCAGATAATAAAAACGTTGCCCTAATATAGGTTTCACACTATTATACACATATGTTAGACAGAGTACAGCTTAAATTAGCAGGTGAGACACTCCGTTTCCTCTACAATAAAGAGAAGCAAGAAGTATACAATGAGCTGTTTCCAGATATCAAGATTGAGAGAATTTGGACGAGTTGTGGTCATATTATTAACCATGATATGCTTTTGAAAATTGTACACGACAAGGCCCAAGAGTTTGAATTGGCTATGACTAAAGCCGAACTTACTAAAGCTGTAGAAAGCTTTAAATCTAAGGATTATAGTGATTGGTTTTGATTTCGGAGGTCGACAAGAACTTAGTAGAAACTAAGAGGCTAATGTGGTTTGCCTATTGGAAACAACCACTTCATCATCGTAGTTTTCCGGTGTCTACGTTAAAGATAACCGGGTATTTTTAATAAAAACAGGGGGATTTTTCCAGAGGTTTTTGACGGAACCTGTGTAAAGTATTCATATTGTAAGTAAAAAGAGTTAGATATATAGAAATACTAAGGAATACTGAGAATATAGTTGCCAAATTTCGAAATGCAGGTATAATACGTTTTATGATGAATACGACATTAGAACAGCCAACAACCTACAAAACAATTCCAGCTAACTTCACTAAGAAGGGCTTTACGTATGAGCTTATTAAGCGCGAGGGTAACCGTGCCATCTATAAGCAGACCCGTAAAGATACCCAGCTCTGTAACTATGAGGTAGTTAAGATTGGCAAGCATAACGGTTATACGATGGGTGGTGTATATATAGAGCCTTCTGAGACCTATCCCGGTTCCAGTCTGTGGGGTATTATGGGGTGGACCTGTACTTCCCTAGACGACGCAACCAAGCGATATGAGGGTATTCAGTGAGTACAAGTACTGTGGGTCTTCCGTTTGAAGAGTACAGTAAGCTCTCAGACGAAGCCAAAGCCCTCTATAATACTATCTATGATTACTGTACCTATAGCTCAGACCCTCAATACCAAACACTCCATAAGTTCCGTAAGAAGATTAATAGCTTTTTCGGACGAGATAAGGCAATCCTTATAGAGTACTTTAATCATGACCCGGCCATTCGGTGGAAGGGTATATCATCTGATCCATGGCAATACTACGAACACCCATATTAATAGCCCCGTATGGATAATAGCCGGGCGGGGATAATAGCCCCGGGAGACTCTATAGGATCCCCCTTATATAAAGCGCTTATTATCTGGCCTTTCATTATATAAAGATATATAATAACCACCAATGTCACATGTTAAAGATAAACAAGTATATGAGCGCTTTATCTCTGATTACTTAGAGCATATTCAAGAGTCTTGTGCGTTCTGTGAAACGGAAGAGCAGATCATTACCTATGCTAAGACCCATATCCCTGAATTTGTAGAAGCTCTATCTGTTAAAAAAGCCCTCCAACTCCACGACTACCTTATGTATATTACTGAAACCCGGAAAGATAACCGTATTCCCATATACGTTTATTCGGGGGGAGACCGTATTATATCTGTTACCCGTTATCTTCAAAAGTATATCGATCTTGAGTTGGCCAAACAGTACGCTTAATATAATAATGGCATAAACCAAAATAGGCTACTTTACTTTACTCAAACTCTCTTTTTTTCAAAACCTCCAAACCCATTAAGAATAGGCTTGACAGTCCTTTCATTTCATATTATAATACCACATCCCCTTCTCTCTTTTTTTTATAAAGGTCCAGTCCTCCCCCCTCCGGCCGTAACTTAAGGTGGTCCATATAGTATACTGGAACTAGCAATTCTGTCAATAACAAAATTAAGCTTGTTTCAACCCAAACTTCCCATATAATTATAGTATGTTAAATAAAGCAAAACAAAACCAAAAACAGTATACTAAACTGTACAAACAATTCGAAAAAGCCTTCCACAAAATGTACGATTTTGCACAAACCAATAAGGTGGAAGGTATAGAGGGTAGTGTGCATTTAGTAGAAACTATAGATTTGTGGAGTGTGGAGGTGGAGGGTTGTAATGATCTTAACGAACAGAACAATAAGTTAAGGGCTAAATTGGGTTTGAAGGAGTGGGAAGTAGTTGACTAAATCTGAATTGCCCATATAATAGGAGAATGATGAAAAACAAAATTGAAAAGGTAGTTAGGGATTTGAAAGAAGATTGTTTAATTGAATTTGAGGATAGCAATTATGAGGATGTGGTGAGGGACTTATATCCTTATTTGAAGAGGATTAATAAGATTGGTGGTTTAAAGGATAATAAAAAGCAGGATAGGATTTATAATGGGTTGAAGGATTTTTGTGATAAAGTCCATTTTCATGTTGCTGAATGTATGTGGGATCAATTTAATGATAGTTTTGTAACTAAAACTGTTAATAGGATTGAAAAGGTTTTAGTTGACTAAATCTCAAATTCAGCCATAATAGGAGGTATGATGAAACTAGAAAGAAAGAAACAAATTAGTGAACTTATTGAAGAGACATTCAATAATGTAGATAAATTACATGACCTACTCAAGAAGTCAGATTATGATTGGGCCAATAAGAATTATGAATCTGATAATGATGATGATTATGAATTGGCTGAATCCATTCTTGGTGTAGGAGAGAATCTTAAAGATTGGGGTAAGCAATTTAGAGATTGACTAAATTCTAAATCCCTATACAATTATTAAATGATGAAAGAGAAAAGAACATTTGAGGTAGATGTTGCTGTTACTCTATTTCTTACAAAAGAGATAGAGGCAGAAGATGAAGATGAAGCTCAAAGAATTGCAGAAGATTCTGTGAAGACTGGAGAGGTGATGGATGCTTTCCAGTCTGGAGATTGTGAGATTGAAAGTCAGGGATGTACTGAAGTGGAGGTAGAGTGAATACATTCAAACCATACAATCAAACTAATGTGGTAGACTTCTATAAGGAGTTGGTTAAGAGGTGGGCTGATGATCAGTTAGATCAACTTCATGAATACCCTATTACTGATAGAAAGAATGCATTAGAGAGACTTCTAGATAGTTCTTTAGATGTATTCAAGAATGATATTGAAGAAGAAATAAGGAAAAGGAATTTGTCTTTTTTGGTTGACTAATATCCCAATTCAGATATAATAGGAGTATGATGAAAAACAAACAAGAATATCTGTATATTGACTTGTATAATGGCAAAAGCAAATGGATCTCTCAAAAAGACTTCCTTTTGAATACTATAGGTGATGATTATGATGGTCATGATAGTAAGGGGTACTATTATGAGTATAAGACTGATGTGGGGAAAACTGAAAAGGAGTATTATAATTGGAGAGACAATTTTGAAGATATTCAAAAAACTCCAACCCACACTATCTACAAAACTGAAGAGGTGATGTTAATTGACTTCACCAATCATGACTTTAAAGGTAGTTGGTTAAAAGAAGCAAAATAATCTTGACTAAATCCTAAATTCAAATACAATAACAAAATGAAAGTACAAACAAATCAGAGAGACAAGATAATTGATGTGTTGGAGCAGTTAGCAGAAGATGCAGGGTATGAGAGTTATGAGAGTGGGGGTGAGGAGAATATTGATAATGTTTATCCCTACTACAAAAAGATTTGTAGGATTCTAAATCTTACTCACAAAAACTCCTAACCCATCATAATGGAAAAGGCTTATTGTAAAAGATAAGTCTTTTCTGTTTTTATATAGAAAAATGTTCAGTCCAGTCCTC